ACTGGTTCAACCGGTGCGACTGGTGCGACTGGTGCGACTGGTGCGACTGGTGCGACTGGTGCTACTGGTGCTACTGGTGCTACTGGTGCTACTGGTACTACTGGTGCGACTGGTGCGACTGGTGCGACTGGTGCGACTGGTGCTACTGGTGCGACTGGTGCTACGGGTGCTACTGGTGCGACTGGTGCTACTGGTGTGACTGGTTCTACTGGTGCTACTGGTGCTACTGGTGCTACTGGTGCTAGTGGTGCTACTGGTGCTACTGGTGCTACTGGTGCTACTGGTTCAACTGGTGCAACTGGTGCTACTGGTGCTACTGGTGCAACTGGTGCTACTGGTGCTACTGGTGCAACTGGTGCTACTGGTGCTACTGGTGCAACTGGTGCGACTGGTGCAACTGGATCAACTGGTGCGACTGGTTCAACTGGTGCAACTGGTGCGACTGGTGCAACTGGTGCAAACGCTCCAACACTATTTACATTAACAACAAGTTCATCCAATATAACATTCCCAAGTAAAAATTCTATATACTGTTCATCTGGAGGTGGTTCTGCAAGAACGGTAGAATCATATAGTTCGGTATTTATAACATTTTATATAACTAGCAACGACACTAATGCAATAGACTACTATGGTTTAACTTACTATAACGGAAGTGATTACGATAACCAGTATCATTATTATCAAATTGATCAAACAACCGGAAAATACACTGTATATGCTAATGGAACACAAGTTACAAGTATCACAGCAACAACATTCACCAGTTCAACCCAATTTACAATTGTAGTAAATAATAATGTAGTTTACTTCTATGTTGACTCTGCATTATTATACAGCACAAGTGTAGTTGCTCTTTCATCAAGCTACTCTTATTATTATGGTTATTTCAGATTTATATCAAATACTACTACTGAATCATTGAACAATATCACATTTGGATATTTGACAACTGGTGCGACTGGCGCCACTGGTTCAACTGGTGCCACTGGTACTACTGGTGCGACTGGTGCTACTGGTGCAACTGGTGCTACTGGTGCAACTGGTGCGACTGGTACAACTGGTACAACTGGTACAACTGGTGCAACTGGTTCTACTGGTGCAACTGGTGCCACTGGTACAACTGGTACAACGGGTGCGACTGGTACAACTGGTGCGACTGGTACAACTGGTACAACTGGTACAACTGGTGCATCGGGTCCTACTGGTGCAACTGGCGCTACTGGTGTTGTTGCTGGCGTAACATCAGTTAGTTCAAGTGGATTTACAAACGGTGCAACTGTTGCAACTGGAAGTTACTTACAGTTAGCTCCAGCTACAAACACAACTCCTGGTATAGTAACAACGTTAGCCCAAACATTCGCTGGCGCCAAGACATTTAGTGGAACCATAGGAGCAAGTGGTACGGTAAGCGTTGGTTCATTAGGAACAGCCCCTACAGCATCACAAGGTGCAATTTACTACGATACTGCTGCTACACCCGGTGCAACTGCATTAAAAGTATCAGATGGAACTAGTTGGTACTCTGTTAAGTCTTTCGTAATTGATCATCCAGATGATAAGTCCAAATATTTAGTTCATGGTTGTTTGGAAGGTCCAGAAGCTGGTGTTTATTACAGAGGAAAAGATGAAATCCGAGATGAAGAGTCGGTAACAATAGAGTTACCAGACTACGTGAAAAATATGGCAACCGACTTGACTATTCAAATTACACCAATATATGATGGCAAGACAATCAAGACATTCAACGTTTCTGAAGTAGAAGATAATAAATTTACAGTTTATGGTCCAAATGGTAAATTCTACTGGATTGTACACGGCAAACGTCTATCATTCCCAGTTGAACCATTAAAAGAACAAGTTGATGTCAAGGGAGACGGTCCTTATAGATGGATTTAATCAAATAAGTAATATTTAAAACTGTAAAAAATAAAAAATAAAAGTTATATTTGTTATGTAATTCAATAACAAATATAAAATATATAACTTGAATAAAAATATTATTCGTTGATATTATTTTTTTCTTTTTCAATACTGGTGGATATAGGTTTCAAAAATTTATCTTGTACCATTAGGTCATCAATATATTTATTACTAACTAAGAAAGGGTTTTGGTTAATCTGACCAAACATTTCTCTCTCAGACATTCTATTATAGTTGTCTTCCCTTTTGTTCAAAGGTTTCATATCATTTATAAACTGAGGACCATCTAAACTCCAAGTATCATTTTCTGACAATAATGATTGTTGATAAGCCAAATTTTCTGGATTATTTTCAACATATTGACTTGCTTGTTGAATTGGTTCTTGAGAAACATATTGTTTCATAACTCTTGGACTTTTTTCCATTTTTTCTCCATTACTCCATTTCCATTCTATAAGTTCTGACTGCATATATTATATATTATAGTAATATTCATAATTTACTAGATTTAATCGCAAAGTTTATTTATTTTTAATTGTTTGGTAAATAAAAAAGAATCACTATTTTTAGTGCGTTTTTTTAAGTTACATTCTAAACAAGAAATAAATACATTTTCGCAAGTATGTCCAATGTCATTATTTATTCGATCTAAACTCCATTGATTCATTTCTCTCACCAACTTATACAATAAATAGATATTTTCATTACAATAATAACATTTGAGTCCACAGTTCTTTAATTTTTCAATAACTTCTTCCATTTTAATAATTTTATCTTTATCAAAAACTTTTTTCATTGTATCTTGTTGTTTATATCCAGATAATTTATTAGAAATTTGATTTTTGAATATTTTGATAATATCTGGAGATGTTTTTAAAACGTAATTATTTTTTAAATTTTCATATATCTCATTAATTATGTTATGTTGTTGTTCCCATTCAAAAATGTCCAAAGGTAAGTCTAATTTATCAATTTCTTTTCTGCTTTTAATAATATAATCGTCATCATTTTTAATTACCTTTTTCATTTGATAACGGGTTCCAGTTCCAACAATATTTATTTTTTTTTCGTCGTAGTTCATATTATTTAAAAGTATATTATTTTTATATATTTCTTTTTGTAAATAACATAAATAGATAAAATTATAATATTTTTAAAAACTGAGTTAAACTCAATTTACTATATATAAATATAAGTCTAAAATATGGCAACAACAACAACAACAAATGAAAAAATTGAAGAATGTGTTGAATTGAAAAACATTAAATACAAGACAATGTTAATGAGTGGAAATGTTATACATGAAACAAAAACATCAAATGATATGTCAAATCTTGAGAATTTTCTTGAAAACGAAAAAATAAATAATAAGAATGATCCTTGGTCAAAGTTAGATAAGACAGTCAAAATTAAAAAAATAGTAAATTATGCAGAAGTATATGCCAAAGAAAAAGAATACACTGAAGATGAAAAAACAAACTTAATTAAATTTTTGAAAGACTGTTTGGACCGTAAAAAATTACAACGTGTGAAAGATGTAATTTATGATAAAACAGTAGGAGAAATAAAAGAAATACCGGCATTATCTTACAATAAGTCAAGTAACCATTTTACATTAAAAAATTTAGATGCCAAAAGAGTTTCTACTCTAAAAAGTCTTCCTCCGAAAAAATTAAAAGGAAGTGTAAAAAATATCGCAGATGACGATGAATTATAATATATGAATCAACATAAAAACAAATTAACATATTATATAGTAAATAAAATGTTAATAAATGAATTAGAAGAATTAGAAGATATATTAGACACTATTATTGCAGAGGATGAAGAAGAACCACGACTACTTGAAAGCGATGATGAAGTAGAGTGTGTTGAAACTTGTATGCAGTTAATGTCTGATTATATTGATGAAAATCCGACCGCCATATCGGAACCAGATTTTCACGAAGAAATGGTAGAAAATATAAAAGAATTATTTTTGATTGAATTTGGTTATTTCTTTTTTGATACACAACGAGAAAATTTTGAAGAAGAATTGGAAGAAATTATTGAAGTTGCTGCAAAATTATTTTATAGTCAAATTATTCCGCAACGGTCTTATGATTCTACTTTTATAAAAAACGCTCCTAATGTTGAAAAAATTGAAGGACAAATTACCAAATTAAAAAATAAACCCCAGCCAGTACAAAGAACCAAAGAATGGTACGAACATAGACACAATTTAATAACCGCTAGTAATGCATATAAAGCATTTGAAAATGAGTCTACTAGAAACCAACTTATATACGAAAAATGCGTTCCATTAAAACAACTTATTGAAAGTAACGACGATACTATTCCAAAGTTGTCATCACCAGTAAATATAAATACTGCGATGCACTGGGGACAAAAATACGAACCCTTGTCGGTAATGATATACGAGGATAAGTATAATACAAAAATTGGCGACTTTGGTTGTATTCAACACGAAACATACACATTTTTAGGTGCATCGCCGGACGGTATCAATATTGACGAAACCTCACCGAGGTATGGACGTATGTTGGAAATAAAAAATCCAGTAAACCGTGAGATTGACGGAGTGCCTAAAAAAGAGTATTGGATACAGATGCAGTTACAGATGGAGACGTGTGACTTAGATGAATGTGATTTTTTAGAAACTCAATTTATAGAGTATGAAAATGAAGATACGTTTAAAAACGACGGAGACTTTGCCGAAACCGAAAATGGTGATATAAAAGGAGTGATTATGTATTTTTCATCTAAAGAAGGTATTCCAATTTATAAGTATAAACCTCTACATATTGACTGTTATGAAGATTTTGAAGTATGGGAACAAGAACAAATGACAAAACAAGAGGTCATGGAAAATACGTGGATTAAAAATATATTCTGGAAGTTAGAAGAATTTAGTTGTGTATTGGTGCTTAGAAACAAGAAATGGTTCCAAGATAATATTGGTGAAATGGAAGAGTTGTGGAAAATTGTGGAAAAAGAAAGAATTCACGGATATTCTCACAGAGCGCCGATAAAACGCGTGAAACCCCAGATACCTTCATTGGAAAATACAGCAAGTTTTCAAAGTGGTTGTTTAATAAATATAAATAAAATAAATGGAAAAACAAATGTTTCCCAAGAAAATATTGCAGGAAGTCCACCACAAATTATCAGAATTCGTACAGAATCTATTGATGAAACCAAACAAAATATCCAAGAAAATAGTTAAACTACATAGTCATTCCTTTCATTTGCTTTTTCCAACTCGGCCGGAGTGTTAATATTCATTATTTCATAATTTTTATTTTGTTCAAGTTCATAAAAGTAAAATCCGTGGTTCCGTTTTATAGAAATTTCAATTAAGTCAGTTAAATAATATTCTCCAGATTTGTTATTATTTTGAATAAGAGGAATACAATCAATTAATGTAATAAAGTTGACATAGTATATTCCACAGTTTACATACTTATTTCTTTTTTGTAATTCATCACAGTCTTTTTCTTCAACTATTTTTTCAATTTGACTGTTACGATTAAAAAAAATTCGTCCACAACCAGTTGGGTTTTCTAATTGTGTAATCAGTAAACTGTTTTGTAAAACAGTCAACTTTTGAAGAGTATTAAAACTTAATAAAGGTACGTCACCAGATAAAATTAATATATTTGTTGATGAGTCTAACTTACTATTAATTAAATGAGGTAAACAACATTTGATTGCGTGACCAGTTCCACCTACTTTTTCAATACCATTTTCAATAATTTCTGGTTGGTTGATAAAATGAATATTAATTAACTCTTCGTTTGTAAAATACTTTTTTATATTATTTTCAATTTCATTTTGATATTTACCTACAACAACCAAAATGTCTATAGATTTCATTTCAATTGCACGTTTTATTACGTAGTAAATCATTGGATAATCATTCACTTTGTGTAATACTTTCGGTATAGTAGAATTCATTCTTTTACCTAAACCTCCCGCCATAATAATTGTCACTAGTGACATTTATACATTATTTTTATTTTTTTAATGATTTTTATTCTTATTTTTTGAATTTGAAATTTTAATATAGTCGTTTGAATTTTAATGGTAGTAAAAAAAAATTGAAAGAAAATTATTTTTTATTATTAATAGTACCAAAAAATAATTGAAAACTAACATACGAATTTAAAAATGACCGAAACCGAACAACACTTCAACTTGATTGAAATGACCAAAGAAGGAACTCAACTTAGAACCATTGCTGTTATTTTTGAAAATAATATCAGTAATCCTATTTCTAAGAGAGACATTGAAAAAGAGTATACTGCTAGAACAATGGCAACCAAAATCACTTTTCCAGTAACTTTTACAAGTATGGAAGAACTTGTTGCAAGTTTAGATTATGCTCCCGGAGATGTTCAGAGACAACTAAGAACATTTCACGATAAGTTCAAGAGATACGGTTTAGTGAGAGAAGGAGAAGGCGAAACCATCAAATATATATGGACTCCTAAAAAGAAATCCGACCTTGATACGATTGTCCGACCAGCACTACGCAACATTTTCAAAACTGACACAGAACGCGATGCTTTTGTACAGTCCAAGGAAGATAAATGCGAATTATGTGGAATTTCATCTAAGGAAGAACGACTAGCCGTTGATCATTGGAGAGCACATTCTGTGTATAATGTTGATGAACAAGGTATCGCAGTTTTACTATGTGAGACTTGCAACAACATTCATCACAACTACGATGCGAGTAAGTGTATAGTGAATAATAAAAATAACATAAAATATATCAAAAACTGGATCAAAACAGAAATAAGAGTGAGAGAAATGGGCTATTTACCAAATGAGGAGGACTTGAAAACTCAAGGGGAAAATATCCAAAAAGTTATTGAATATTATGAAACGATTCAACCTCTAGCGCCAGAATTCTGGGAAGGTTTGGCCTAAAAGTGAATACCGAATAAAAATAAAAAAAATAAAAAAAATAAAAAAACTGCGTATATACGTGGTTTTTTTATTTGGTGAATACTTCATTACAACTGGTTCAATAATTCAACACAACTTTTCGCCAAAGCATTACCCAGATGAAATGGGATTGCGTTGCCAATTTGAACGCATCTGTCACTGTGCGACCCAACAAATTTAAAGTTACGTGGAAAACCAGTAATAATCGCACCTTCCCTCACTGTAATACTTCTATGTTCCTTAGGATGAATTTGAAAACTACTATGTCCGGGAACAAGAGTTGGTGCTGGTTTATCAAAGGAAAGTCTGTTAGACGAACCACGAGATGAATAAGTCCCCGTTTTTTTCTCATTATCTATTTTTTTAAATTTTTCAATAGTTGATTCTTTATGATTCATTGGTACATTATCTGGATCATTTTTTGGTGAGTTTATATCGTTGTAATCCAGTAATTCAAATGCGTCTTTCACAGTTAATAAATTAGGAAGAGTATCATCTTCGTCACTGTGTGTAATTTCTGGCCATTTCCACTCAACAGAAATATCATTTCTCACCGCAACTAGAATTAGTCTTCTTCGGTTGGTATATCCTCCGTAGTTACTACACATTAGAATTTTATCATATACTTTGTATCCGAGTTCGTTGTATCTTTCAACAATATCATCAACAACACTGTACATATACTTATCAAGACTTTCCTCAAGTTCTTTTCTTTTTTCTTCAAGTTCAGTTTTTTCTTCTTCTAATTTATTTTTCTTTTCTGTAAGTTCGCTATTATTTCCCTCACCCTCAGTACCTATTTTTTTGTTGACAGCGATAATTTGTCCTCTATTATTTTTATGTTTCACAATAACGTCATCAATTTCTTCACAAAGTTGTTCAATAGATTCTTCAAAATCAATATACAATTTCTTACTGACGGGTGCTATATTTTTCTTGGTTAAAATCTTCATATTTTTCATACCGGGTACATTTTCAATAATAGATATTTTTGGTCGGAATTGCTCAACAAGTTTCAACTGAGAAATGTATAGATAATTTCTTTCATCATAAGGATTTCTTACACCGGCTAGTGAAAATCCTTTACACACTACACCACCAACCAATACAGATAAATCACCTTGATTCACAGAGTATTCGGCACATAAATCTCGTTTCACTATTTCATTAATATCTTCTAAGAGAACTTGTTTCTCTCCTAGTTCTGGATTATTTAACTTTAAAGTGTCCAAACTTTCTTTCCAGTTGTCATTGACAAAGATAGGTTTAAATCCGTTGTATTTAAATCCCAAATGCGACCCACCAGCACCAACAAATGTCTCCACAATAGTTAAATCGGTTTTATTTTCATTTGTAGAAGATTTTTTCTTTTTTACCACTACTTTTTGTATTTTTTCTTCTAACTTAGCTTCAACCTTCTCGTCCACTTTTTTTTCAATCATTTTTTCTATATTTTCTTCATAAACACAAGGATTCTTTTTATTAATGTGTTGAGTATAGTGTGATTTTTGAGCAAACTCTTTTCCGCATTTATCGCAATTATATTTAACCATTTTTAGTTAATTATAGTTATATAGCAGGGAATGTTTTTAAATCATTTTTTTATTTTATTCTTTTTAGGCTGGTTTGTATTTAAAAAACGGGTAGTTCTGGTCCGGCTTGAGGACCCAAAAATAAATTTGTGTTTGCGTTATAGTAATTTACTCTTGCGCCTTCACGACTAAATTCTGTTGGTGGTAATGGTTGGGCAATATTGGATTGTATTTCTTTGTTGTTGTACAAAGCACCGCAAAAATCAGCACGAATACATTCACCATCATCTGGATTCTCCCAGTATCTCAAGTTATTGGTAACTTGAGCATAAGAACCAACTCTAAACACTGGGTATTTCCACCAAATATCTTGGTAGTTGTTATTACTCAATGTGTTAGTACCCTTGTAAGGATAACTATCCGCTAAAAGTGGAACATCATCACTGGCGGGATACACTCCCGGATTTGCTAAATTTTGAAATCCTTCACTTAATGATTTGTAATTAAAAACGAGAGAAGAAATCAATACAAGTATTACTATTCCGAATAAAAATAAAATTTTTGTCATTTGTTCTTTATATATAATTATAATATAATTTATGGCAGTATTGTTTAATTATTATAAAAAATAGGTTAAATATTCATTATTATTATATGTATTATATTAATAATGAGCGATAGTATAGATATGCGCGTTACAAAACGTGACGGAGAGTTAGAAGACATTGCATTTGATAAAATTTTAAATCGTGTCAAAAAATTAGGACAAGAAGCAAATATACAAATTAATTACTCTTCGCTTGTTATGAAAGTAATTGACCAACTATACGATAAAATACCTACTACTAAAATTGACGAGTTGACTGCTGAACAATGTGCGGTAATGTCTACACAACATCCAGACTATGCTGTTTTAGCCGGACGCGTAGTCGTTTCCAATCATCAAAAAAATACAGAGTCTTCTTTTTTTAGCGTTGTTGAAAAATTATACTGGTATAATGACATTCACGGTAACCACTCACCTTTATTGTCTCACGAAATGTGGTTAACTGTAAATTGCAACAGAGAAGAGTTAGAAGAAATGATTGACTATAACCGTGACTACTTAATTGACTATTTTGGTTTCAAAACTCTTGAACGTGCTTATTTATTCAAAGTGAATGATGTTGTTGTTGAACGTCCTCAACATATGTGGTTACGTGTTGCTATTGGTATTCACGGAGATAATATGGCCGCCGTGAAGGAAACCTATGATTTAATGTCGCAAAAATATTTTACACACGCAACGCCTACGTTGTTTAACGCTGGAACACCTCGTCCTCAGTTGAGTTCTTGTTATTTGATTGCGATGGAAGATGATAGTATTGACGGAATTTATAATACGTTGAAAGACTGTGCTAAAATATCCAAATGGGCCGGTGGTATTGGTCTTCATATTCATAATATTCGGGCGAAAGGAACACATATTCGCGGAACCAATGGAAAATCTAATGGCATTGTACCTATGTTGCGTGTGTTTAATAATACTGCTAAGTACGTTGACCAAGGAGGTGGAAGGCGCAATGGTTCTTTTGCCATATACTTAGAAACTTGGCACGCAGATATTGAAGATTTCTTAGATATGCGCAAAAACCACGGAGACGAGGAACTAAGAGCACGTGATTTGTTTTATGCCTTGTGGGTTTCTGATTTATTTATGGAACGAGTAAAAGAAAATGGCAAATGGTCGTTATTTTGTCCTCACGAATGCCCGGGATTAGCCGATGTATATGGCGATAGTTTCAAAGAGTTATATATCAAGTATGAAGAAAGTGGAAAATCAAGTAAAGTAGTAAATGCACGTGAGTTATGGTTTAAAATTCTGGACGCCCAAATGGAGACTGGAACACCATACTTATTATATAAAGATGCTGTAAATATCAAATCAAATCAGAAAAATATTGGCACCATTAAGAGCAGTAATTTATGTTGTGAAATATGTGAATATTCAGACGATAAAGAGACTGCTGTGTGCAATTTGGCAAGTATTGCGCTCCCCGCATTTGTGAATGAAGAAACCAAAGAGTTTGATTATGAACAACTTCATAAAGTAGCCAAAGTTGTAACGGGTAATTTGAATCGTATTATTGATATTAATTTTTATCCAACTCCAAAAACCAAAAGAAGTAATTTATTACACAGACCAATAGGTATTGGTATCCAAGGATTAGCAGATACATTTATTATGATGGATATTCCTTTTCATAGCGAACAAGCAAAAGAAGTAAATAAACTAATATTTGAGACAATATATCACGCAGCACTTGAACGCAGTAACGAAATCGCCGTATCGCGCAAAGAAGTTGTGACATTTATTCATTCAAAATTATCTGAATCCGATTTAAACAATATAAAAACAGAATTTAACTTAGAAGATGATGTAACTGATTATTTAAAAATACAAGAGTCAACTAATCCTAGTAATAGTAAAGTAATTGCTGCCGAGTTAATCAAATTTAAAAACGAAAAACTGGCGGGGTCTTATAGTTCGTTTGTTGGTTCTCCGGCGTCACAAGGAAATCTTCAGTTTGACCTATGGGGAGTCACTCCAACACCAAATAGGTATGACTGGAACTCATTAAAAGAATTAATCAAAGAGTATGGATTAAGAAATTCATTGTTGATTGCTCCGATGCCAACTGCATCAACATCACAAATATTAGGTTACAATGAATGTTTTGAACCATTAACAAGTAATCTTTATACGAGAAGAACTTTAGCTGGCGAGTTTGTAGTTGCCAATAAATATTTAATGAAGGATTTAATTTCGCTTGGTCTCTGGAATGAAAAGATTAAAAACAATATTATTGCAAATAAAGGAAGTGTCCAACAGTTAACCGTTTTGCCAGAACATATTCGTAACAAGTACAAGATTGTTTGGGAAATGCCGATGAAACATTTAATCGATATGGCAGCGGACAGAGGAGCTTTTATTTGCCAAAGTCAAAGTTTGAACTTGTGGTTGGAAGACCCAAACTACAATACATTAACATCCATGCATTTCTATTCTTGGAAAATGGGATTAAAAACGGGTATTTATTATTTAAGAAGAAAAGCAAAACATCAAGCACAACAGTTTACAGTTGAGCCAGAAAAACGAACAAATCAAGAAGAAAATGACGAAATTTGCGAAATGTGCTCTGCATAAAATAAAAATATTTTTATATAAAAAGAAGAATGAAAAAATATTTGTTGCATCTTATATTTGTCTTGTTATTGTTGTTTTTGTTTTTACATTTTTCAACAAAAATGAATGAACCATTTGTCGTAATGACTCCACCACATAAAGTGAAACGCTCTAATAAAAAAAACAGTATAAAAAAGAAGTCTTTTTGTGTTATATCTTAACTTTAGTTAAAAAATAAATACACACCGTGCATTTATTTTTTATTTTTATATTTTTTCGTATTTTTTAATGAGAATCATAACCACCATCATAGTTGCTTCCATAACTACTGTGATAATTATGCAAGAAGTTTGGGTATTCTACACAGTCATCGTGTGGGTCATAATATGCGTCATTTCGCGGACCGTCCCAATCAATTTGACTTGAGTCTAAAACAAACGCAGTATTGTGTTGATTTAAATTGTCATCTTCTTCGTCACATTCAATGACATCACCATTGTTTAAGTCGTCTATTATCATTGGCACGTAGGTATCTTCCTCAATGTCAAATTTGTCAGAGTTATTCGTTTCGTTCAATAAAGAACTATTTGACTCTGCTTCTTCATCTTCATCATCGTGTAAATCAATAAATACATCATAAAGTTGATTTTTCATAGAAACAATTAACGAATCTAAATAACTGTAACTTTGTTCAAATATAGTATTAAATTCCATTCTTAGGGATTGTAGGTATCTTTATTATGTGTGTTGGTTGTTAAAAAAATTGAATTTGTCTTCAATTTTTTTATTTTTTGGTATTTTTACGTAGTTACATCAAAGATTTTATTTTTTGTGCTATGTCACTACTGATTTCACATATATCTTGTTCAAAGTATAATTTATAAAAGCACCGAAAAGTTACCAAAACATCGTTTGAAGAATTGTGTAATTTTTGTGGTTTAATTCCAAACAAATGACTATGTAATTCATCTAGTCTTGGATACTTGTATTCGTCTCTGTATTTTTTATAAGGACTTGGTAACTTGCATACATTTATACTATTTTTCATAGTGCAGTAATATTTATTCAACGAATACAACTTTTCCATTTTTTCACTATAGATTTGTTTCACTGCTTCATCAGTTGATTCGTTTATGATTCGGAATAACTCAACAACCATCATTTTTAAATCAAATTCCAAATTATGACCAATGACTAAGTCAACATCACCAATGTCATTAATAAATTCATCAATAACGGGGATAAGACTAACACCTTTGGTTTGAGAAACTTCATTCGTAATTCCGTGTATTGCTATATTTTTTTCATCCATTACTACATTTTCTGGAACTTTAATAACGGAATCTTTTTCCTCTAGTTGATTTCGTTCAGAGTCATATTTTAAATAACTTAACTGAACAATATGAGGCCACAACTCTGTTGAGGTCATTTTTGCATCTTTACTTGCTGGCAGTCCAGTAGTTTCAGTGTCATAAACGATAAACTTCATTTTAAATTAAGTGATACTATTCTTTGTTGTTATCTCTTTAAGTAATCAAAAAAAATCAATTTTTATTTTTTAATGTATGTAAATTATAATACGGTATAAAAAAAAATTGATTCAAGGTTAGACATAATCACATTATCAACAAATCAAAAACTATTCAAATAAAATGTCAAACAAACAACAACATATGTTAAAAAAAGAAGAAATTAATTTCTTTGATATGAGTATTCAGTTTATCTCTCCGAAGAAAAGCATTCTTGATGATGAAAATAAAAAAAGACCCGAATGGTTGTGTCAAGGTGTTCCTTGTGCAATTTTGTACCAAAATGAAACAAATACTACCATAAAGCCTTTCAATAAATCCAGTAACTATACTATAAACAACGAAACTATAAAAAATGATTTCAACATTTTAGCTAGGGATGAACAATATGTATATGCCGACGGATATCCTAACGGTAAAATTAATATAATTGAATTCACCATATCGCCAATCAGCGTTAAAAATCTTGTAAAACATTATGATAACTATCCGTTATTAAAAATTCTACTGGAAAAAGCAGATCAAGATGCTTATCATTCAAAAGGTATGAACGATTGTATAACAGTAAAGAAATATTTATCGAAAAAGAATATTGATAATGACAGTACAAGCAAACTTGAAAGAATCGGTGACCCCATATTGAATAGAAGTACTAGACATACCATCCCTATTCCAAACACGTATACCCGAGAAGAATTTGAAAAAAACCCAAGTTATCCAGCACCATTAGGAATCCGTGATTCGGATTTTGCCTTTCCAAGCGAACAAAACGCGATATTGAGAGAATTGATTAGGCAAATATTTTGTTGTGTAAATGCGCCAGAACTTTCTTGTGAATTAAAAGTTGAATACGGAATAGATAATATCATTCCAAATAGCCATTGTTGCGAATGGTGTGGAGAGTTAGTTGATATATCTAAGTTAAATCAAGATTATTGCTCCAAGGAACATTCAATCAACTTCTGCCATCGGGACCCGGCTATTGGAACAAAAAATGGGAATGTTTATATAGGTCATTGTTCATGTAACCGTGAACAAGGCGGTTATTCAGAAACACAAAGAATCGAACAAATAGTACGTATTGCCAAGTACAATCCATTATATCGTGAAATGATAATGAACGCCCTCAAACTTTAATATATAATTTTTATAAATGTAATTTTATTAACCAACCTTTTTTACAGTCGTCGTAGTTTTTGTAAGCTTTCAAGTGTATCTAATATTTTTTTTGTGGAGTCAAAATCAATATTTTTATCGTCTATTAGAAACTCTTCAATATCTGTGTCTGCAAGTGATGCCATTATACTTCCAGTTAAGTATGCGTTGTGCTGTAGTATAAAACTTTTATTCATAATATTTGAAAACAATATATAAAGTGAATTCAAGTTGTTTGGACGAATAACAGTTACACCATTTGTTGCAATATAACTAGTATCATCATCTAATATAACACAATACGACATAGTTCCCTCTAACTTACTTACAAGAATATCATTTTTTTTTACAGTATATTTTGCACGAGAAGGTAACTCCCAACCATATAATTCCTTATAACTATAAAGTGGCGAGTTAATTTCACCTATATCAATATATTTGTATTTTTGTGTTTTTTCAATTTTTGTTGTAGAATTTATAATTTTACCCAACTTTTTTACTTGTGTAGCATTTATACTTTTCAATGTATTTATGACATTTAAGTATGACTGCAAGTATCTTCTTACGTCAATAATATTTAAACTTAGTTTATTTGAATCTATACATTCATAATCAGTCTTTGTTTTTTGTATGTTTAAACTTGTCAAGTTATTATCTCTACTAAAAGTAGATATTTTTTCATAAAGACATTCAAGTTCATTATCTAATATCGGTTTGTTATTTTTATCAAGAACAACTTCACCAGTTTCTTTTATAATTTTATATTTTATTGGAGTGTCCTTTTTTGTTAAATTGTAACCAATGTTATTTACCTTTGAAATAAATATTTTATATGGGTCAGTAGTTTCTGTGATTTTTTTTTGTATAATCAACAAATATGTATTTACTCCAGTACCACTTCTTTTGAATGTATTTTCTGGAAGAGAAATTGATGCAACTAGTCTATTTTTTAATATTAGATTTCTTAATTCACTGCAAACTTTATTCCCGTTACCAACATAACCAGCTGGAACTATAATGAACAGTATGCCATCATTTTTTAATAATTTCAAACCTAGTTCTAGGAATAAAATTCCGATTTCTTGCTTCTTTTTGTTTTTCCCTAATTCAAACTTATTCAATATTTTTTCATCCGTAATTACAGTATTTGAACCAAAAGGAGGATTCATTACAGAGTAGAAATATTGAGATTCGCTTTCTTCAAAATTTTCCAATGAATTTTTTAGAACTAAATTATAATTTGTTTGTTTATTCAACTCGTAGTTAAATTTGCATAATTTTAATGCATTTTCATCTATGTCCCAAATAGTCTTGCTACCATTATAGTACAATAATAAATCACCAGTACCTCCGGCTGGGTCAATTGCATTGTACGTAGGACCTACTGTCATTAAACTACTTATAAATTTACATACCGTAAGTGGTGTATAAAATTGATCTAAGTTATATTTAATATATTTACTTCCAACTGACATAAATATTTCTTGAATTAACTCGTGATTGTTGTAGTCAAATGAATTTATTAGTTGAATTATATCTTGATACTTTTCATTCAAAACCCCATTTTTATTTTTTTCTAGTAGTTCAATTAATAAATTAAAACGTTCTTCTTGTTTAACACCTTTATTGTGAAACAACTGATTTATTTGATTTATTATTTTAGTATTATCCATTTTGTTTTATATAATAATAGTCATATATTTCTATATCAATTTTTATAAAAAAATAAAAAATGTAATTTTACATGTGAAACTACTATACATATTCTTTGCATATTCCAAAACTACGTCTATGCCATATAGTAATGCCGTGTTCTTTTATACCGTCTAAATGTTTTTTTGCACCGTATCCTTTATTACTATCAATACTATAACGTTCTATTAGCTCGGGATTTTGCTGGCATAATTCATCAATATACGTGTCGCGTGTAACTTTGGCTAATATAGAAGCCGCTGCAATAGATGAATATTTATTATCACCTCCTTCAATACAAACGTGCGGTATTTGTTCTAATATTTTTCGTTTCTGGTTATAATGCATAAAGGGGTTAAAATAATTTCCATCAATAATTAACTGTATTTTTTTATCTGTTTTGTCTTTTGTAGAGTCAGTTTCAAATATTAACGGTTCTTTTTTTAATATTTCAGCAATACATTTATGCATTGCTCGTTGTGTTGCTTGCAATATATTTATTTCGTCAATCACTTTTTCGTCTTCATAACAAACTGCCCATGCTAACGCACTTTTTTTTATATATTCAGAAACTTCTTCTATTTTCTTTTTAGAATGAAATTTTTTACTGTCTTTCATTTTTGAATGGTCAAAACTATCATCTTTAGGTAAAATAACAGCGGCAACATAAACCCTTCCAAATAATGGTCCTCGTCCAACTTCATCAACTCCGATTTCAATAATATTATTATCGTTTGTAAAACACTTACTTAAAGGAAGTTGTTTTTCTCTTATACGTTTTTTAGGTTCTTTTGCGCAGTCTTGGCCATCTTGTTTTTGTGTATTTATATCATCAATCATATTGTTATTTATAGTTATATTTAATTTTTATTTTTATTTCAATTTTAAAAAATAATTTCATTTTATGAAACTTTTTTCACAATATAAATTATACATGAACAAATTATTATTACTTTTTATAATTCTATTACTTGGACTTATACTATGTTCTTTTTTAGGAGGTAATTGCTATACAGAAGGATTTACAACAGATGTAACAACTATTACTGGTGTTAAAGGTAATAAATTAACGGTTGCAAGTAAGGATACATCAAGTGGTGATATTTCAGTTGATAATTCTTCATCGCCAGCACCGCCAACATCATATGACAACTATAATCATTATGAGCAAACATCATATCCAACAAAGTATTATGGACCAAATGGAACAACCGCTACAATTATAAATACGAATGGAAAATATACTTTAGCAGTTACTGAAACAAATGGAACAACAACTATATATAATGTAGATAAACCATCATCAAGCTCTTCAAATGATACATCAAGTATATCAAATACTACATTTTATGGACAAAATGGAGGAACTGCAAAAGTTACTACCGATAACAGCGGTAACTATTTAATCAAAGTTACACAGCCCGACGGAACAACCAGTGTATATACCGTGACTAATACCCAAAGTACAGTAGTTCCTCCACCACAACAACCAACAACTCAGTCATCTACATATAGTTCTGGTCAAAATTACAGTTATTATAATGGTCCTAATGTAAATGCCGGAACAGTAAGTACTCCAAATGGAACAAATTATTCTTGGGCTACTGGTCCGCAAGGAAATACTGCGGTGACGTCATCTAATTCAAATTCTGTGTATGATTCAACTTTACCATCCGGAATTCCAAAAGCAATGATTCCTAAAGGTCAAGAAGATTTGTATATTTTAAAATCCCAAGTTGTTCCCCCAGTGTGTCCCGCTTGTCCAAGTTGTGGAAGTAACTTACCTCCTTCGTCTTCTTCGTCTTCTTCACAGACTTCACCTTCTTCTTCATCTTCTTCGCCATCAAGTCAGTCAAATTATTTTTCGCAGATACCATCTAGTTCAACAAGTAGTTCCGAAAAATGCCCACCTTGTCCATCTTGTGCTCGTTGCCCCGAACCCGCTTTTGAATGCAAAAAAGTGCCAAATTATAACTCTGCCGGAAGTAGTCAATATTTACCAATGCCAGTAGTAAGCGACTTTAGCAGTTTTGGTATGTAAATTTATGTTGCAACATTTTTTATAAAATAAATTATAAAATATTTTATAAAAATTATTCTTTTGCAGCAGCTAGAATTTCTCTCGTTTTAATACATTTTTTATCCATCTGAAAGGTTTGTCCTTTTTCTTCTTGTGGAACTATTTTAATAATACATTTGGATTTTTTACCATATAAGGGTTCAGTACAACCCTTGCCTTCAGTATTTTTAATTTTGTCTCTCATTTTTTGGTCAAATTTGAAAAGTTTTGGCAAATCTTCAGTGCATCTTGAACGGAAATGTTCGTATCTTTCTCTCACATCACAATATTTTAAGTTGGATTTTTTATTCAATTTTCTATTTATCAACTCGTGCAAGTTATAAATATATCTTGAAAATGTATCACGATTTTTCATACAGTCCATCGTTAGTGGTAACTCTTTCAAATTCGTTTTTAAATTCATTCTACAGTATTTACAAGGTAATACATTTTTCAAGTTCAAAACAAAATTACGATAATGGTGTTTTTGCTCTTGAGTTGGTTCAACTGGATAATTGAAACTCATAGTGTGAAGTAAATGCCACGCACTGGGCCCCCAAACAGAGGTAAGCATTCCATCACCACTATTGTAATCATTTTTTGAATATATTTTTTTGGTTTTATTTTTATTTGTTCTCAAATGTTTTTTAGTATTATTTTTACGAGATGACTTGTTCATAATATAAATATAGAAAATATTTTAATATTTGCAATATTTATGAGCAATTCTCCAAGTTCAAATATTTCTAATTATGTAAAAAGTTCAAGAAACATATCTTTATTTGTTCTACTGTCTATTTTTTTTATTTTTATTTTTATGTTCTCTCCTTTAAATAACACGACAATCGCATTTATTGGAAAGTTAAGTATTTTAATACTTTTAGGGTATGCTTTTTATAAAAATTGTTATATAACATTTCATTTTTCTAAAGATTCAAATCTAGTATTTACACAAGGTTCATGGAACAACCAAAAAACAAATGTAATTTGTAGTTATGTTCTTTCATTATTTATTTTATTATTGTTGTTTCGTGTTGTCAAAAGTTTTTTCTATTAAACCTTTTACCAACTTGTTTGAGTAACTAGTGAATATAATTTCACCATCACTATTATTATCTTGTTCCTTTTTTTCTTCAAAAGATGTATTTAGAAGATTCTTTACTTGTGATATTTTATTATAATAGATAGAATCATTTTTACAATCATATCTATTTATTTCAACTAACAATCCTTCTTTATTCCTAAACAACATCACGGTAACTACAGTAATATAATAAATTGTCTTTATATTATTGTATTTTTGTCTATTAGTACGTTTAATAAAATATTCTAATTTATTCTTTTATAATATATATAATGACTAAAATGTTAAGCGGATTGACAAACGGAGGATTTTTAAATAAATTAAAAAGTTTTATTCCATCTTTCAGTATGAAAACCGTAGGAATTATTTTATTAATTCTTATACTATTAGTTACTGGTTTGTATATGTATAATAACCAAAAGTCCGTACAAACGAGAGAAAACTTCCAAGATGGATCCGACGATAAACATAGTGCAGAGTTAATGTTTTTTTCTGTAGATTGGTGTCCTCACTGTAAAACTGCTAAACCAGAATGGGAGCAACTGAAAGCAGAATATAAGGACAAGAAAATTAACGGATATAATTTGATTTTTACCGATATTGACTGCACCAAGGAAACCCCACAAGTTGAAAAACTAATGAATACATACAAGATTGAAGGATATCCAACTATTAAATTACTAAAAGATGGACAAGTGATAGACTATGACGCCAAACCAACAAAGGATACTTTAGTTAAATTTTTAAATACTGTATTATAATAAAAATAGTTAATACCTTTTATTTTTCATCTACTTTATCATTTTTATTTTGAGTCAAAGAGAGAAAAGACTCGGCCGCTTCAATTCCGTCTTTTAGTAACTTTTCTCTCTCTTCACTTGATGATATAGTTGATTTTAGGAAAGCAAAATTTAAGTTCTGTGTTTTATATACAACTTCATTGGGTATTTTTATTTGTTTTGGTTCAGTATCTACATTCATAACCAGTTTGTTAATAAAAATAGTTATATAGTCTAATATTGTTGATTCATTATTTACAATATTAGTTTTTGCATTTTCATCATTTTCATAGTTATTACGAACACCTAATATTTCTCTCAAATTTTCGTCAGATATCTTGTTGTTTTGGATACAATAGTTCAAAGGATAGTTGGAGACAACACCACCATCTACATAACATTTATCGCCAACACAACGAGGAGTAATTACTAATGGCAGCGCAGTTGTCATGTGTATTGCATCAAACACTTTCAAATTTGGATGACTATTGTGTGAAACGTCTATCATTTCAAATTGGTTCATTTCAAGAGAGAAAACGTGAAAGTCTATTTTAGAATACTCATAAAGTTCTCTCATTGTAGTATTGATAGACAAGTCAATCGCATTGAAAAATGGTGTAAAAAAGATATCAATTACCTTTTCATCAAATAAACCTTTTTTGGAAAAGGCTTCAAAAATCTGGTTGATACTTATGTCAAAGACTTCGTGCCAAGGACGCTTGACTACATAGTCATTGATGTAATTCCATTTTATTTTCATTACAATTAGTAATCCAATCATAGCACCAGCAGACGTTGCATAAATAGATTCTATATTTTCAATTTTCCAAAAATCAGACTTTTCTAAATATTGTAACGCTCCAAGCGATTTTAATCCGGTTGGTCCGCCGCCCGATATAACGATGTGTTTAATTGTCATTTAGTCAATAAATAAACTAATTAAATTACTTTTAATAACTTTTTTTCCCTATACTTTTTAAGAATGGCAAATATATTTACACTAGAAAATGTTTCAGACTTTTCTGAAAAAATCAATATAGATGACTTATACGAGAGAAAACGGCAATATGATTTGAATAAGTTGGAACTGTATAATAAAATTCTAAATCGTATTCACGTAAGAATTAAGACGACATCACGTCAAAAAATAGATGAACAGTTCTGTTGGTTTGTTGTTCCCGAAGTGATAATCGGAGTTCCCAAATATGACCAAGGTTCTTGTATTGCCTATTTAATAGACAAATTAAGAGAAAATGGATTTAATGTAAAATATATTCATCCAAATACGTTGTTTATTTCTTGGTTACATTGGGTCCCTTCTTATGTACGAACAGAACTTAAGAAAAAAACGGGTATTGTAGTGGATGAATATGGAAATAAAGTACAAGATGAAGAAGAAGAAAATGATAATCAGAAAATAAATAACATGTTCAATATTAAAGAAACAAAAGTTACAATTAAGGGAAATAATACACAAAAAGAGAAAAAGTCATTTACTCCTATTCAATCTTATAAACCTCAAGGTAATTTAGTATATGATGATGAGTTATTAAATATTTTAGAAGAAAAAATAACATAATAATTTAAAAAATATTATTCACTTATTATATAAGAAGGTGTTATGGGAAAAACTAAAAAAAATGTGAAAAATAAGATGTCTAAGACAAAAAAAGCAGTAAAATGCGAAGAACGTGTTGTGTTTGAACCTTTTGAAGAAAAGTACGAAAACTTTGTAAAGTGGAATATGAAACAAAAACATAAAAAGTATTTATCTCAAGTTGAAGTTTTATTGGATAAAAGTAGAAATGCCATATTTAAGAAACAAAATAGTGGGGATTTATGGCAAGCCCCTTTAGTAAAATTATTCCAAGTGCCATTTACTCCTTCCAAAATTAAGGCAAATGATGACTTTTATACATATATCAATTATCGTTGGTTGAAAAATACTGAGTATGAATTTGATAGTAGCATTAGTGGAAAAAATAAAAAATATTTCTCCCAAATTGACGAGTTTAGATTAACCCAAGACAAAACATATAAGGATGTGTTAGACTTGGTGAATAGGTATGTCAAGATGAATCATAGTAAGCAGTCAAAATTAGTTAAGAACGTCCGTGATTCTTTCTTCAAGTTGAACAATAATGCAACAACAAAAAAATATGCAGTAGATTTTACAAATATGTACAATTCTTGTGTTGAGAAAAATGACTTATGGGGATTTTTAGCAGACATAAACAAAAATGAAATTATTTCGTGGGGTTGTCCTATCAAGTGGCAAGTGACCCCAGACGACAAGAACGCTAAAATATATAAAAGTGTCATTTCTTTCCCACAACTAAGTATTTTTGACTTGAATGTATATTTTGATGACAATACTGGATTAAGTAAAACAGAAATCACTAACCGTGGAACTGTTAGAAAGAAGTATTTAAAATACATTAATGATATATTTGACTCTTGTTTAGGAAAAAGTCACGGTCTAAAAGCACAAGATGTTTTTGACTGCGAGGTTGCCATACTAACTGCGATGGGTTGTACGAGTGTTAAAAAAGATTCACCAGACTTTTATAATGTTGTAAAGAGAAAAGAAGCTTTAGAGTATGGATTTGACTGGGATACTTTTGCTCACAAGATAGGATACAAAAGAGCACCCGAAACTTTTATTTGTGGCAGTTTGAATTATTTAAAATGTATGTGTAAAGAGTTAACTGAAAACTGGACAAATGAAAAATGGAAAGCATATTGGTTCTACATCTATTTGAGACAGTTGATTCGTTTTGATAAAACATTTGATGATATTCATCTTGACTTCAAGGGCAAATTTATGACTGGATTACCAACGGACTTTCCTTATGAGTTGTTGCCCGTATTTGGTTTATCCATTACATTCAACACATTGTTAGCAAATATGTATGTTGACGCTTATGAAAATGATGAAGTAGTTGCATATGTACAAAATATGGGTAAAGATTTGATTACTGTATTTAAGAGAATCATTACAAGAAATAGTTGGATGGATCCACCAACAAAGAAACAAGCATTAAAGAAACTAGACCATTTAAAGTTGATTATTAGTCAACCTCCAAAATTACGAGACGACCCATTACTAGAGTATGTTGCCGATGATCCTTGGCACAATATGTTACTAATTGTTGGTTGGCGTGTTGAAAAATTTATTGAGTTAGACGGAAAAGGTGTAGTTGATATTCCTATGATAGACTGGTCAGTTACTCCATTTAAGTTGACTGGATATCAACCATATATTGTAAATGCATTTTATACACCAACCCAAAACTCCATTTACATTCCTTTAGCCTATTTACAACCTCCATTTATTGACTTACAAGAAAGAGGTATAGAATACAACTTGACTCACTTAGGTTATACACTTGGTCACGAAATGTCCCACGCATTAGATGATACTGGAAGCAAGTATGACTATTTAGGAAACTTACATAACTGGTGGACCGATAATGATAGAAAACAATATAAGAAAATATTAGACGATATTCAAAAACAATATGAAGTCTATGCCGCAAGAGATGGCATTAAATTTGACGCATCCATTGGTTTAGGCGAAGATGTTGCTGATATTTCTGGAACGGCAATATGTGAAGAATACTTGAAAGATTTCCAAGATAAAAATGATGATATTGTTCCAGTTCGTTCATTATCTTTCCAAGCATTTTATGTTTATTTTGCAGTACAACAGAGACAACATATTTATAAAAGTGCATTAAAAATACAGTTATTGACTAACCCTCATCCTTTAGATAAATATAGAACAAATGTTCCATTATCTCGTTTGGAAATATTTAGGAATATTTATAACGTTAAAAAGGGAGATGGTATGTATTGGCCAACAATGAGTACTGTTTTTTAATTTTATTTAGTAAATATTTCAAAAAAACAACAATTTAAGAAAAAAATAATTATAAACATTAAGAAATTATAATTATTTAGAATAATAAATTACCAAATTTTAAAATTTTTTTTTATAAACAATATATATAATATGGCATCACGTCGTAGAAGAGGATCTCGCAAACATCGTACTCGTAGAGGAGGAAGAAGTATGTCCGCAGCAATGTCAAGAAGTATGAGTGCATCAAAAGCTGCATCAAAGGCTGCTGCTAAATCAGCTGCTAAGGCTGCCGCAAAAGCTGCCTCTGCTGCTGCATCAAAGGCAATGCAAAAGGCACAAGCCCAAGCAAAGTCTGCATCTGCTGCTGCCGCAAAAGCTGCATCTGCTGCTGCATCAAAGGCTGCATCAAAGGCCGCCGCTGCTGCCCTTGCATAAACATTTACATAAAAGTTAAATAAAAATAATTTTTTACATAACACTATAGTTGTGTTTTAGTATTATTTTGTGTTCTGAAAAGAACATAAAATAAATAATTTATACTGTTTTTTCAACTATTTCATTGTTTATCACTACATTTTCGTTTCCGACCAAGTCGTCAGATATTTTTTCCAACTTATCAATTTGTTTTATAGTAGTGTTTAAAATTTTAGACTCAACAATAGCTTCATAAATTTTAATACCTTCAGTAAAGTCCTTTTCACAAGTTAAATATAAATCTTTTATATAGTTTCTGCACTCAACTACTATATCTTGGAGAGAATCTTCAGTCAAATCTGGATTAATCCGAATCACTTCACTTTTATTTTTTTCACTTTCGCTTGAATCATATACATATACAAATACCTTGTCTATGATTGAACTCAACTGTTGTTGTTTTTTGTTTACCGAGTCAATCATTTTTTTTAAATTTTCAGCGTACTTTACATAAAGAATATCTTTTCTACCAAATTCTATGTATTTTTTATCATCAGACGACGGTAATTCCTCTGTATTGTTGGATGCTTTACAAATTTTTTCCTTACTATAATCCCTCAACTTAATATCACTAAATTTAGTGATATTTTCTGGAACATTACTGTCTCCAGTAAAATTTGTATAAAAGTTTTTCAAGTCATTTTCAAACTGTTTTTTAGTTTCTTCTGACATTCTGTTAAACTTTCCGGTTTTATAATCATACCCATCATCATAATAAAGTTCCATTAATTCGGGTATACCGATTTCTTCGTCTAATGTTTTTATTTTGCCTTTTTTATTTAAATTCATAGAGCATAATTTTTTTGGCAAAGTATTTACGTTGACATTTTTAGACTCGTTGTCTTGACCTTCACTTTCAACTAGTTCATTTGATAATATATCAACACGCTCACCACATAAATTTATTTTACTTACTTCAAAATGACCACTACTTGGTATTTTATCTTTCTCAAACAACTTGTAAGTTCTAACATTTCCAAAAAAATCAGTATGAGTGTATTCGGGGTTAATTGTCATCACAACTGATGCGAATAAATGCGCGACTTTAATATAAAACTTTGCAATTTGGTTACATTTTACTTCTTTTTTATCATTACTTTCTTCTATTGCATTGTGTAACTGTGACTTGTTAAAAAATACAATATTTTCCTTTTCAATATCTTTAGGAGAAGAACCGTTTTCAATTCTATCCAAAATTTTATCAACTTCCAAGTCAGAAAACTTTTTATTAATTATATCTGAAGTTAATACAATCATTTTTTCACAATATGTTTTCTCATTTAACTTTCTTAAACTCTGAAAATCACTTGTTAAAATATAATGTGTGGCAATATAATCTATCGTTTCCTCTAGTGGTATTTGTTTAATATCTTTTGTTGAGGTATCTTCTCCCCCTCCTCCATATTTTGAATTTGATGATTGTTGGTTACCCATATAACATAAACATATAAAAAATATATAAATTAAAATTGAATTAAAATTATATTTCTATATGAAAAGAATAAAATAGAATGAGTAAAGATAAAAGTGTTAAAAAAAGAGACGGAAACGTGATTGATAAAAAAGAATTGTGGAACGTATTTGATAGTGAAATTAAATCCAATAATGTTCCTCTTGAATGCATTTACCGCGCTTGTGGAGACCGTGAAAAATGTGAGCGTTGTGATAATAATTTAGCATTTTCAGAAGAAGGATTTTTAACTTGTACTAACACAAAATGTGGTATTATTTATAAAGATATTGTGGACCAGTCTGCCGAATGGAGATATTATGGTGCAGATGATAATCAAAATTCAGACCCTACTAGGTGTGGTATGCCAATTAATCCTTTATTGCAAGAATCTTCTTTTGGTTGTAAAGTGTTGTGTTACGGTTCAACCAGTTATGAAATGAGAAAAATAAGAAGGTATACAGAGTGGCAGTCAATGCCATATAAAGAAAAGTCACAGTATGAAGAATTCCAAAGAATTACTATAATGGCTCAGAACGCGGGAATGCCAAAATTAATTATAGATGATGCAATACGATATCACAAAAAAATATCGGAATATGAGTTAACATTTAGAGGAGACAATCGTGACGGAATTTTAGCAGCATCTATTTATATTTCTTGTAGAATTAATAATTATCCGAGAACTGCCAAAGAAATAGCTACTATATTTCATTTAGACGTTACAAGTGCAACAAAAGGATGTAAAAATGCTCAACTAATTATTAATAATATTGAGAAGGATATGATTCATACGGATAAAACGTCATTTTGTAAAACAAAACCAGAAGCTTTTATTGAACGTTATTGTAGTAAGTTAAGCATTAATAATGAATTAACTAAGTTGTGTCAATTCATTTCTATGCAAATTGAAAAAAAAGGACTAATGCCGGAAAATACACCGCATTCTATCGCAGCGGGAGTGGTATTCTTTATAGCTCAAATGTGTAACTTGAATATTAGTAAGAAAGATATTAAGAACACCAGTGAAATTAGTGAAGTTACAATCAATAAATGTTATAAGAAAATAGACAAAATTAAAGGTGATTTAGTACCCACGGTAATACTGAAAAAATATGGAATAAATGTTTAATAATATTTATAAATAATATATTTGCATTTTTTATTTAAAAATAATTTGTTTTTTTATAATATAACTTTATACAACAATGGAATTTATTGAAAAAGAAGAAATCCTAGAAAATTTACCAGTAGCCGAAGATAATAATATTAGTAGTTATTGTATTATTTTAACTAGCACGGTTGCTATTAATCCAAAAAAACGTTTTATTTATGATACAGATGGTAACTCACGACTAAATACTTATGTAAAATCAGTCAAACAATGGTTAGATAAAACATCTTTTAAAATTGTTCTTGTAGAAAACTCTGGTCATAAACTTCCAGAACTAGAAGAGTATTTTGAAAAGTATAAAGAACGTTTTGAACTTATATCATTTAGAGAAGAAGATATTGATAATGATACATTTGATAGTGTAGGGGCACAAGCAGTAAGATTACCAGATGATTACTTATATACTAGTAAAGGAACAAGTGAAATGTTTGCCATTTATTATGCTTATCAACAGTCAAGATTAACTAAAACATCAAAGTTTATTATAAAAATAACTTGTAGATACTTTGTTCCAGATTTTGAAAATTTTTTGAAAAATATAAATCCAGATGACTACTTTGCTTTGAGACAAAATAATTCGGATAACTGTGAAATCGTTGGTTCTCACGTAAATAATATTTCAGATATTTTTATGCCCGGACATTTTAGAAACAGCGATGGTAAATGGCATCATCACATAGAAAGTGTATATAAAGATAGAATATTAACGAGAGTTCCAGAGGAAAGAGTGATAGTTTGTGATGTATTTCAAATTGAACCAACTCAACAAGGAGGTTGTAATGTTTTAAAAACAGAATTGTAATGATGAATTAATAATCGTTTAATATAATATATTTTAATATTTGAAGTATTCAAACATTAAATGACAACTACAGAAAAAATACCCAATCGCATTTTCATTGTTCCATACAGAAATAGACGAGAACAAAAATTTTTTTTTTCAAATCAAATGAATTTCATTCTTGAAAATGAAGATGACTATGAAATTTATTTTGTTCATCAATGCGATAGTCGTAACTTTAATCGTGGAGCAACCAAAAATATTGGATTTCTAGCTATGAAAGAAAAATATCCAAATGACTATCAAAATATTACTTTTATTTTTAATGATGTAGATACTCTCCCATTTCACCGAATTTTTAACTATCAAACTACACACGGTGTAGTCACACACTATTATGGTTTTGACACTGCTCTCGGTGGAATTGTTGTTATGAAAGGATTTGATTTTGAACTTATCAATGGATATCCGAACTACTGGGGCTGGGGAATGGAGGATGCGTGTTTGCAAAAAAGGTCTTTGAAGAACGGTTTGACAATCAATCGTTCCCATTTTTATAAAATAGGAAGTCCAGAAATATTACAGTTATTTGATGGTGTGTCTAGACTTGTTTCTCGTCGTGACCCAGAAAGAATGAAAAATGATAATGGTATGGATGGACTACGTACAATTCAAAATTTAATGTATTCAGTTGATGCTGAATCTTTGAATCCAAATGATAATATTTTTGTTGTTTCCAATTCTAAAATGATGGTAATTAATGTGACTAATTTCATAACATTGATTAGTTTTGATGAAGATGAGTTTCATAAATATGATTTAAGAGAACCAGTAAGAAATGTAATGTTTCCAAATGAAAATACGCAATATATAGATAATACTATTGTAACAACGGATCACTGGAAAGATATACCTAACTATCCTATCAGAGAAGAAAGAAGAAACTCCGAAACAACCGCAGCGGAGATAAATCAATATATACAAAACATTAGAATACAAAATACAGCATCAGTACCTCCACAAAGTAAATCAGTACAACAAATATTTATTAAGAAACCAACCATTAATACTCAAAGCGCGAGTTATATATTCTCGCAAGAAAATTCAAAGAACTATCCAAGACCTCGTTCTACTACGAGTGCAAATATTAAGTTGGGTGGGGTGAGAAAATAATTGCGAATTTAATTTTATTTTTTTCTCTCTTCTCTCTGTAATATATGGGAGATTCTAATTTACAAACTTGGAAAAGAAATATTGCTATTGAAATCAAAAATATTGATATTGAAACTGTCTTTACTGAATGGTGGGAATTAAAAAAATTATCGGTAAAACCTCAAGAGTTGGAATGTTTGAATGGTAGAAGTAAAATTGGGTGTGATTTAATTGACTATTATTTTTTTTTAAACCGTCTGGAAACGGTCGGAAACAAAGGTATTAATTTTTACGATTTTATCAAAAATATTGATTATTATAAAACAAAAAAATATATTCAAAATTTATTAACCTATTGTTATCAACATAACCGTTACGTAGACAATGATACTAAAAGATACTACTATATTTATGGTCTTTCTTTTGGTCGTGTGAATGCTTTTAAAATAACAAATGCTCTTTCCATATATCAAAAATACAAACCAAGTACGAAAAATTACTTGTACTCTATTATGGATCCATTTTGTGGCTTCGGTGGTAGACTAGTTGGCGCACTTTTACTGAATTACAATTACATCGGCATTGATTTAAATGTGAATTTAAAACCAAATTATGATCGTCTGTTGAATGATTTAGGAAAAAAAAGTAGTTCCAAAGTTACATTACTGTTTCAAGATGCAAAAGATGTTGACTACTCCCAGTACAAATATGATATGGTATTTACATCACCTCCTTATGGAAATATTGAAGTATATGAAAATGGAGTTAGAAAAACACCGGATGAATGGGCACAATTTTACACAGTTGTGTTTCAAAAACTTTGGGACCATTTAAGAAATAAAGATGGAGTATATGCCATCAATATTAATGTGGATATTTATCATAAGTATTTAGTTCCGTTATTTGGAGAATGTGAAGAGAAAATAGAATTAAAAAAATCAACCAGAAATAAAAAATACAAAGAATTTATTTATCTATGGCGAAAAAATGTTTAAAAACTTTCTTGTAAAATCATATATAATGTCTGTATCTGTAACAGAACAAATTGAAGGAATAACTGATATAAAACATACACTTTATATCAATTTATCTAATCGTGTTGATAGGAAGCAACACGTAGAAAATGAACTTGCCAAAATTGGGGTTCCTTATGAAAGATTTAATGCCATTAAATTGCCGAATGGAGCGTTGGGGTGCAGTATGAGCCACTTGAAGTGTTTGCAAATTGCGAAAGAAAAAGGTTGGAGCCACGTATTTATTTGTGAAGATGATATACAATTTTTAGACTCGGAGTTATTCAAAAAACAATTAGACACTTTTTTAAAAAATCACACCGATGACTGGGATGTCTTACTAGTAGCCGGTAATAATATGCCACCTTATATTCCTATTGATGAAACTTGTGTACAAGTGAAACAGTGTCAAACCACAACTGGTTATATTGTAAAACAACACTATTATGATAGTTTAATTGATAATTTTAAGTTGGGAATTCAATATTTAATGAGAGAACCACACAAACATGTATTATACGCAATTGACAAGTATTGGTTTTTTCTACAACAACACGACCGTTGGTTTTTAATTATTCCTCTAACTGTTGTACAAAGAACCGATTATAGTGACATTGAAAAAAGAATAGTGAATTATAAAAGAATAATGACTGACTTGGATAAACAGCAGTTAATGCAACGAATGGGAAAACATTGTTTTTAAGTGATGGATTTAAATAATAACAAATTTAGAAAATTGTTCTAGTTTGTTTCCTCTAACATTAGAGTCATATATAGGTGGTTTATTTACTTCAATATCCTCGTATAAATATTTATTATAAAAATATCAGTTAAGTTATATGAAATTAATAAATTTATATAAGTAATATAGTTATATAAATAAAATGGTGAATATAAATTATTATATAATTCATTGTGATGAACATAAAGAAAGAGAACAATACTTGGACACTATTAAAACTTTGTTAGGAAAACCAGTTGAAATTATCAAAGGGATTTATAGTAAGTTTGTAAAATTACCCGACCAACTAGAATTTATGAAAACTTTTAATTCAAATTTTCATTTTGAAGAAAATAGTAACTTTGAATTTTACTTATCTGGACAAATTGGTTGTTACTTATCTCATTTTAAAATTTTGGAAAAAATATTAAACAATAAAAATAATAATTTGTATGTAGATGACTATTCGGTTGTTTTTGAAGATGACGTGACATTTCAAGATAATTTGCATTCTCAAATAGAAAACATCGTTTCAACTTTAGAAAATTCAAATATTGACTTTGACATTATTTACTTAGGTAACAATAATGACAACAAAGGAACCCACATAGTAAGTAATATATATAGTTTGGACCCAAATGAGAATTGCTGGGGAACGCATGCTTTACTATTAAAAAATAAAAATATAGAAAAATTATATTATTCTGTATTGAATATAAGAGACGAAATAGATAGTCATTATAGAAAAAGTATTTGTAATAATGTATTAGATGGTTTTGTAGTATACCCTAGTATTTGTACACAAAAAGACTTTGTTAGTTATATTAAAGAACATCATCCAGTAGAAGACTCTCATCCAACTAATACGAAAAATATGCAAATGAGACGAATAATGCAAATGAAACGAATAATGCAAATGAAACGAATAATGCAAATGAAACAAAGAATTAAAATAAAACGACTATGCTGGTAATAAATAGTATGTTAGATTCATAATTTTTTTGTAATTATACTATATAAATGGTAAATATAAAATACTATTTAATTCATTGTGAACAACATACTTCTAGAGAAGAACATATTAATAATATTCAGAATTTATTAGAACAACCTATAGAAATTTTTAAAGGAGTTTATTCAAAAAATTTAGTTTTAGAAAAAAATATAGTAACAGAGTATGTAAAAAACGTATCTGATAATAAAATTGTAACTTTTAATTTTCAACCAGATTATGCTGGAGAAGTTGGATGTTACTTATCTCACTTTAAACTTGTTGATAAAATATTGAATAATACTAATAATAATTTGTTTATAGATGATTACTCTGTTATTTTTGAAGATGATGTAACATTTGATAGTGGATTACATTACAAAATAGAACAAATTATAAATAGTTTGAATGAGACAAATGTTGACTTTGATATAATTTTCTTAGGTAGCTTAAATTATAATAAAGGAACCCACATAGTAAGTAATATATATAATTTAAACCCCAAAATTCCGTGCTGGGGAACTCACGCTTTATTAGTTAAAAATAAAAACATAAATAGAATTTACGATTCAATTTTGAATTTTAATACTCAAATAGATAACCAATATAAGTATTGTAATGACACTAAACAGATGACCGCTTTTATAATATACCCTAATGTATGTACACAAAAAGAAGGTTATTACAGTAATATTAGATTTGACCGTGTAAATGGTGAAGATATGAATATTTTTGTTAATATTCATGATAGTGAGAGTAATACTGACATTAATACTGACACTAATATTGACACTAATACTGACACTAATACGAATAATGTTATTCAAAATAATGAACAACTAATTAGAATGAGACGAATAATGCAAATGAAACGAATAATGCAAATGAAACGAATAATGCAAATGAAACGAATAATGCAACTGAGACGAAAAAATCAAATCAGACAGTCAACACAAATGAAACAAGTAATGCAAAATGAACAAATAATTCAAATGAAACAAATAATGCAAATAAAACGAATGATGCAAATGAAAAAAAAGATAATACGTTAAAAATACATATAGTAATTCAACGAAAGAGAGAAACCTACAAAGTAAAATCTTTAAAATATGCATCCGTTTTTATTGGGAAAATATTATTTCTTAGAGAAGAGTTAAGATAATAACCAACCGCATAATCTTCCAAATATTCTTTGGATATATTTTCTCTCTTGGTTATAAGGTCTTGAATTGCATTATAAGAGAGAAAGTAAAAGCGACCGTTACAATATTTAATTGCTTCTATTTTTAAATTGCGCGGTAACTCCGAATGTATTCTATAATATTGAGAGATATGTGGCAACTTAACATCTACGATAAAACCGCCATAATGGTACGAAAAATTGGGCGAATCAAATAGTTTGGTCAAGGTTGTAAAGAACTGGAAACAAGAGAGAACTTGTTGGTCGTCATCAGTTTTCATAATGTACTTATAATCGTATGTTTGATTGATTGCATCGTATGCGGTAACTACTTTGTGAGGGAGAGAATTATAGTCGTCGTGGTTCCTTACCCATAATTTTCTCTCTTCATCATCAAATTTAAAGGTGGTTTTTAACATAGAATTTCCAACTACATGATAATATTTTACATTAGAAGGCAACTCTTTCAACCACGTATTTTTTTGAGCGTCTGCTTTTTTAATGTATTTTTGACAGTTCATAATCAAGAGTATAAAGTCTTGTTTAATTTTTTTCTCTTCCATTGTCTGGATTTATAGTTAATATTACTCAACATAACTATAAATTGTTTTATACGCAACTTATTTTTGTCCAAGATTCGGGAAATAAATCCGATGTATCGTGAGTTAACTTTGGTCCAAACCATACTTCGGGATAACATACAATTTTTGTTGGATTCGTATTTAAATATGCTCCCCACCAACTAAACGTACTGTTTGCAATAATATTGTGACTACACGCACTCATTAGAAGTAACTGTTGCCAGTCTTCAATTTCATCTATCACTTTTATAAATACGCAATTTGTTATTTTTTTTTTTAAAGTATCAATTATTTGTTCTATTTCTTCATTATCTTCTTTTTCACAAAAAAAAAGTATTTTTTGAAACTTATTGTTTGTTTTTTTTAAAATTTCTTTTAGACTATTTTCATAATATTTATAATTTAGAATAGGGTGAAAATCTTGCAAGTGTTTGTAGTCCCCATGGCGAAAATGCATACTTATAAATTCTTTGTAATCATAGTTATATTTACTTGTTGCTTTTTTTTTCAACACTTCAAACTGTAAATAATCATAAATTTTTCTAAAATTTTTTTCAAAATATTTATGGCTTTGAAAGAATCCTTCCAAAATAATATTATCAAGAGGTGTTATTAGTGGTAGTTCTTCATAGTTAAAACTTTTTTCTTTCACAACTGTAAGTTTATTAATATAAGTAGTTTCGGTAAGATGTTTTTTCAAAAATATTAATAAAGAGTTCCAGTATGTATGTCTTTGTGTAACCCCATTATTTAATGTATAAGTATTTTCAAAATAGAATAAATGGTTGTAATCTATAGCATATGATAATGTTGTTATTATTTCAAATAGTTGATTTCCGAGTCCTCCTCTTAAATCGCACGTTATCATTTATTATACTAAATATTTAAATATTTAATATTTATTTAATATTTAATTATTATTAAAGTTTAATTATTTGTTCAAACGGATTTTTATATTTGTTATACATTCAAGAAAAAATGATTAAAAGTCTTCATTAAATTCAAAAGTGTTTTCATCTACAGTTTTATTAGCCAATGAATAGTCAGAAACAACTCGCTCAAAAAAGTTGGTTTTACCTTCTAAACTAATGAGTTCCATAAAATCAAACGGATTTGTTACATCGTACAATTTATCGTATCCTAACTGAAGACACAAACGGTCTGCTACAAATTGAATATATTGTGTCATCATTTTTGAATTCATTCCAATTAAACGACAAGGCAACGCTTCGCAAATAAATTCAGTTTCAATATCAACTGCTTCTTTAATCAACTCGTGGATTTTGTTTTTTGGCATCTTTTTCACTAATTTATTGTATAACAAAATGGCAAATTCACAGTGAAGAGCTTCATCACGCGAAATTAACTCGTTTGAAAAAGTTAGACCGGGCATCAAACCGCGTTTTTTCAACCAAAAAATACTGCAAAATGCGCCGGAAAAAAAGATACCTTCAACACACGCAAAAGCAACCAAACGGGTTGCAAAACCACTACGATTATCTTTTATCCATTTTTGAGCCCAGTCTGATTTTTTTTTAATACAAGGATAATGATTGATTGCTTGGAACAGTTTCATTTTTTCGTCTTCGTTTTTAATATATGTTTCAATCAATAAACTATATGTTTGAGAATGTATATTTTCCATTGCAATTTGGAAACCATAAAACGCTCTTGCTTCTGATACTTGTACATCAGACATAAAACGTACTGCTAGATTCTCTAATACAATTCCATCACTTGCTGCAAAAAATGCTAGTATCATTGACACGAAATGTTTTTCGTCAGCATTTAAGGATTCCCAGTGTGTTAAATCTTTTGATAAATCAATTTCTTCGGCTCGCCAAAAACAATCCACTTGTTTTTTATACATTTCCCATATGTCTTGGTGTTGTATAGGAAACATTACAAACCTATTATCGTCTGGTGCAAGTAAAGGCTCTGATTGAATCTTTGACATCCTAAATATTATATAGTTAAGATTTTATATTTTTTATAAAAATATATTAAAATATTATTCGTATTTTTTTAATTTTTATCGTAAAAAAATATACAATATTTACAGTTTATATTTTTGTTTGTTTTAGTATAAATTGTTATAATGATGGTTTTTATGCATGTGCTCTGCGTAACTGTGGAATACATACTTTAAGTAATTTATAGTAACTTTTTTTGTATTTATCTACGTCATGATTTTCGTAACTAATAAATTCAGTTTCATTATAATATAAATTTAAATTGTTAAAATAGTGATTATTACTTGATAAGTCGTCACCTAACATACTGTGGTGTTCGTATTGTTCCATTTCACTTAAATTGAAATTTTCGTACAAGGCTCGTGATGGCGAGTTGTCTGTTACGTCTGTGTTATTTTTTATAGCACCTTGAAGTATACAAATCGCAATAATTGTTAATAATACTGTAACTACGACATAATAAATTTTTTTATCATTTTTTCTTTTTTTTGAGGTTGGACTACTATTTCCTTTTTCATTTATGTCTACATAGTGAATATTTGCTTCCATTGCGTCGTACTTGTCGTGTGAGAATGTTCGTTGGACTGCGGTTTGTTCCATTTTGTTTGCGGTAATTTGAATTAAGTTGATATTTTGTTGTATACTTTTATAAATATTTTAAAATACTTTTCAATTTTTTTATTAATATAGCAAAATAATATATAACTAATAAAAAATGTATGAACTTAAAATGAACGTTGCTGATAGAGATAATTATTTAAATCAAATTGAACAACAAATAAAAATGAAAAGGCGGTTATTGTTGGAAAAAAGAAAATATTTAGAAGAAAATGTAAAAGAAAATCATTTTTTGGAAAACGTTCGTAATGACTATCAAAAATACCATGATTTTATTTTGAAACAGAAACAAGACCAAATTAAATCTATGCAATTTTTGAATCAATATATCGACGACTTAATGGTGAGTGGTAAATTAACTGAAAATGATATAGTAAATTCTAAAAAAGAAAAACAAGAAATTATGGGTGAGCTTGACAAAATTAAAAAAGATTTAGACGGTTTAATGAAAAACTAATTTTTTATAATAATAATTATTATTTCTATATATATATAAATAATAAAGATGAGTATGGAAGAAGCTTTGACAAAAATTACAAATATTACAACTCAAGCAACAGATAATAATAACCATATTACACAAATAAGAGACCGTCTTCGGGATATTTCTGGACAAATTAGAGGTATCGGAGGAGAAAAACAAGCACTCGAAGCAGAGGTCGCTCGTCTAACTGGTGAATTACAAGGTTTAAATGGTCGTTTAGGTGAAGAACAAACTGCAAGAGACGAAATTATTCAAAGGTTAGATGCGGCTGAAGCAGAAATACAAAGGCTAAATAATGAATTATCTGGACGTGAACTTGGACAGTCTGAACAAGCCGCAGAACTACAAAGACAAATAGACGCTTTGAATGCACAGTTGGCAGAAAAAGACGGGTCTATCGCAGACCTCCAAAGACAAGTTAGCGAAAGTGAAGGTAGACTTACTGCGACCAATGACCAGTTAGCCCAACTACAGCGTATGCTAGATGAGTTAACTGTATTGGTAAACGGCCAAACTGCTCAACTTGGACCAGATGGAGAAATACAACAAGAAATTACAAATATTTTAAATGAACTAAATAACATAAGACCATCATTGGGTCCAGTAGCACCAACAACTGGTGGTAGAAGAAAACGACATGTTACTAGAAAAAGAAGAACACGAAGAAGAATGAAAGGAGGATTTATTGCTAAATATGACAATAAAAAATCAAGAAAGAGAACTCATTCTTCAAAGTCAAAATCAAAGTCTAAATTAAATTCTAAGTCATCATCTAGTGTTCCATCACAGTCATCTTCATCTATGCGTTAAAATTCCAAAACATACCGTGAATTGTTGGTATCCTAATATTCCATTTTGTATCATATTCTCTTCTTGATAAATAATGTGTGTTTCTGTTTATACTAGATATGATTTGCATACGTTTTTTATAAACACGTCTCCAACATCGTTGTACAATTTTCAACCACATCGTTTTTATAATAGCTACACACTCATCCCCAGATAAATAAATACATTCTCCTATATGTGGTGTTATATAACTATCTTTAGTGATTATATTTATATAATTCCGAACTATTTGGTGTTCTAAACTAATGTTGAATTTTAGTGAATTTTTAACAAGTGTTTTATATTTTTTTTGGAACAATTTAATAATTTCTTTGTCTAATATTAACTCATCGTTTTCATCCCCACTAGAATCATCGTATTCGTCATATTCATTTTCACTGTCACTTGTATCGTTATCTTTCACGTAAGAAACTATATAGTGTCCAAGTATATTAGGGTCACTATTCTCGTCAAAACCGTGCAGTTTCGGATGATACAGTTCACACAACATCAAGTAATTTTTGGTCGTCATTTTATTATTTTAGAGTATTGAATAATTACTATAATAAAATATAAATATTTATTCAATTTTTTTTAATTGTTTATATATATAAATGAAAATACCAAAATCTTTTTCAAAAATGCTTGAAAACAAATACGTTTTATACTTTGTGTTGTTTTTAACTCTTATTAATCTTTTAGGATATATGATGTTGGGTAATTTTAATGCAATTATATTTTTTATTTTAGCTGCATTTTTAACTGCAAACTTTAGCCGAAATATGATTGTTGTATTGTCTATTCCTTTAATTTTAACAAGTGTTTTTATGGTAGGAAAAGTAGTTAAAGAAGGGTTTGAAGATAAAAAGCCAATTAGTGACCAAATTAAAGACATTAATGACGATATTGAACGTAAACAAGGAAAGTTGGATAAATTAATCAAAGACGGTGTTGATACTGATGACGAAAAGAAGAAGGTAAAAGATTTAAGAGATGATATTGATGACTTGAACAAACAAAAAGAAAAGTTAAAAAAACAAAAAGAAGATAAATCTGATGACAACAAAGATAACAAAGATGATGATAAAAAAGCAGAGAAAATGTCAACTATGTACAAGAAAGAAAATAGAATAGACTATGCTTCTACTGTTGAAGATGCGTATGATGATTTAAATAAAATTTTAGGCGGCAATGGTATTAAGCAATTAACAGATGATACGCAAAATTTAATGAAACAACAAATGCAATTAGCAGATGCTATGAAAAGTATGACTCCACTAATGGAACAAGCACAAAGTTTATTAAAAGGTTTTGACATGAAAAGTTTAAGTAGTTTAGCTGGTTTAACTAAAACTGGTGCAGCACCAATTGAACAAATGGGAGTATCTGCTTAATTTAATCATTTTTGACATATATTTATATACATAGTATATATGCCAAAGAAGTGTCCTCCGGGAGTAATATGTATTGAAAACGTAACAATGTTTTTTCTTGTAATAGTTATACTTATCATCATATATTTAATTTACATTAGTTTTATTAAGAGAGAAAATAAACAGAAAGTAATCGTTAATGTTGATAAACAAAATGACCCAAGTTATATTATTAGCCAACAGCCAAATTATCCATACAACAATATACCAGTGAATGATGTTTTGATGAATCCTTACGTTCCTCCTTTGCGAGACGAACGTTACTTTATTCCAGAAGTGGTACCGATTCGTCGTGGTGCGGTTCCTATTAATGTATCAACTAACCCCGGTGCTGTTGATACTAACTATAGACAAATGGGTATTTTAACACCATTACACAACAATTCTAAAAAAGATAAAATATTACCTTTAATGGGGCGCCCTCTGTTGGTGAATCGTGACAAGTGGCAATACTATACAATGAGTGACCAAAACAATAGTGTAAAGTTACCCATCATACACAAGGGACGAAGTTGTACGAATGAATATGGCTGTGACCAACTATACAATGGTGACCGTGTTTTTGTAGAAGGATATAATCAAGCATTTAAAATTACTATTTACGAAAATGATGTTATTAAATATATTCCATATTTGTAGTTTTACTACTTTTATACTGCTGCAAACAATTTAGAAGATATTTTTTAATGTGCTGTTGTGTAAATTTAGTCCTTTTTTATTTTTATAGGTCTTATTTTTTTCATTATTTGTTTTGTTTTTGTATTTTTTCATAGTTTGTTTTTTTTTATCAAGAATTTTTAATAATCTACCTTTAGTTAATTTCATAATATAAAATGTTTATATTAAATAAATATTATTTATATTCATTTAACTTATTATTTATTTATCTTATTATTTATATATACTATAAAAAACAAAATAATGGCAAAAAAACAGAACAAACCAACTAATACAAAAAAAAGTAATAACCCAAAAAAAAGTAATAACCCAAAAAATAAACCATCTAATGCTAGTACTACTACTACTACTACAAGCAACGCCATTATGAATATATCCCCTCAAAATATCGCGGGTACTTGTGAGTCTAAATGTTCTTATGCATTTAATTATCCAACTACCAACAATACCACTGTTTCTAACTATGGTGCTTATCTACAATTTACATATGACTTATCAAATACTTCTCCAGTACTGTACAACAATACTAGTTATAATGTTTCTAGTATAAGTATATACTCTCCATCTTTACATAAATATAATAATACTACAGCAAATGGTGAAGTTGTCATTCGTCATACTCCCGTAAGTGGTGGAAATCCTTTGTACATTATTATTCCTTTGAGCACTGGTGGTTTGACAACAAATGGTTCTCAAGTACTATCTAGAGTAATTAATGCTGCTGGAAAAAGTGCTCCTTCTGCTGGAAAAAATACGAATAAAGGAATAGGTGAATTTACACTAAATAGTTTTATACCAATGAAACAATTTTATAGTTATACAACAAGTAAAATGGATTGTATTGTCTTTGACATTTCAAATGCAATTGGAATTAATAATGATGATTTAAAAATATTTAAAAATATAGTGAAATCTGTCCCTTCAAATCCATTTACAGCTACTACTTCTTTGTTTATAAATACCAAAGGACCCTCAAACTCTCTTAGTGGTGGAAGTGATATTTACATTGACTGTCAACCAACTGATAAAGTAATGGGAGAAGTTACAAAAGATAAAAAAAGTGTTAATGATTTGGGTAGTCAAGAAAATTTAATGTATCTCCTTTATGTTGTTGTTTTTATGTTTTTAATTTTCATATTATACTCTATAATGAAATACCTTACTAGTTTGGGTAGTAATTCTGAAACGAACTCCCCTATGAAAGGTGGTTTTTTCAAAAAATATAAAAAATAAATAATAATATATCAATTCAAACTTGATAACTGATATACTATAACCTTTATTGTTTTCGTGTTTTGTTTCTTCTATTTTTTCTTCCCTTAGATTTTCTTCTTTTGGACTTTCTTCTTTTTGTTTTTCCTATTTTTCTTTTTCCCCCGAAAGAATGTCTTTGCCTATCTGAAAAATCCGTATTATCATTAATATTATTTTTTTCAAACTCTGTTTTTAAACTCTCAGAACGCAAATTTCCTATTGCGTTTCGTTTCGTTTTTATCGGATGTTTGTATAACTCTAACGCATAGTCAAGTCTTTCTCCATATTTTATTTTTTTCTTATTACATTTTTCGGCGTTATAATGTTTTTTTTCGCAGTATGTAATGTCAAACCGAATTAAATACCCAATTTGTTCCAACATACTCATTATATAACCATATCGTCCAATACCACAAATTGCGTTTGTTAATGGAAAATTACACAATACCGGTGTTTGGGTTTTATATTTACTTAAATCCCCTTTAGTTGCTTGTAAAATACGTACTACAAACATTACTGTAGGAGCACAAGTGTAACTTTCTGCGCGATAAACTAGTGCTTTTCCTATTTTTTTCATAATATCTAATATTAATCTGGTATTTAAAAATGTAGCGTGGTTTTTATCAACATTATTTATAATAACTTTTGCATCTTGTTGAGTTATTTCAGCATCGTTAACAAGTTTATAGTATTTCTCTCTTCCATAATTATAATCATGTGTCATATAGTCTTTTATCATATTTGATGCTTCGTTTTTCCAATTATTTTTTGAAAACAAGTTTTGTACATCGTCATTAAATAACTCTCTGAAATTTGGAAAATAATTATAAATCATATTATAATTAAAACTCCCTATATTTTGTTCAATATTATTATTACCCAAATCAATCATTGCATCAACATAATTTCTTAAAATACTTGCACCAGCATATGGTAACATTTCATTAAAGTCATCAATATTAAAATTCATCGTATCTAAATAAAATATATCTGGGTGTTCTGTATCATTTTTATGTGGATTTGGTAATGTCATCATATCAGCATACATTTCAATATCAAAATCTAAGGTATTTTTATTAAAAAATATTAGAAACAAGTCTTCAAAAATAGAAACAAAATAAGATAAACCTATCAATCCAATTATGTCACCCGAATATTGAACTCCAATATCAATATCAGATGTAGGTGTTAAACTACCAAAAATTCCCATTTTATAATTTTCTAGTTCTGGTTTTATATCGCCTCTAAAAATACGCGTTGGAACTATTTGAGAATTTTTATTGTATACATCACTAAATAACGATTCGTTATTCATCATTTTTGTAGCAAAAATCAATATTTGATAAAATAAATAAGTTCTTACTATCCACAATTTTGTTTGGATATTTTTATCATAATTTATAATGTCGTGAACATAGTTAAAATTTATCAAGTTTTTACCAGAAGTTATTTCTAACTTTTGAATGAGTGGTTGAATCGCGTTTTTCATATCTTCAAATATTGTATAGTTTGAACTATTTAATTCTAATGTAAAAGTTTCTTGTAAAGGATACTGTGCCAAGAATTGTTCTAAATCACTTTTACATCTATTTATTATACTATTTTCTTCAAATACTGGATATACCATATATATTATACTTATATTTTTTATTTTTACTTTTTTAATTTTCTACTCTTTTGTTTCCTTATCCTTCTTGTTTTCTTATTTACCCTTCTACTTTTATTTGCTTTTCTGCTTTTATACTTTTTTCGTCTTCTTCCACCCACATTACCAGAATTATTTTCACGATTTATGTATTGAATTACCCTCATATAGTAACCCCAAAGTCTATTGAAATGATTCACAAGACTCAATTCTGACCATTCTTGGTTATTTCCTTGCAGCATCGGATTAGTTACTTGAAGTTCATTAAAGTCTTCATTAATAACTCTTTCAGTTGTTTGGTCTACAATACCTTCAAATATATGATCTCTTATTATATCTTCCAAGCGATTTATTATATTTTGCACTATTTCACGAGGTGTTTCTGTTTCTGTATTTACCATTTCATTTACGATACGACCAACTCTTGACAGATAATAATTAAGTACAAACTGACACCTTTCTCTTGTGCTATTATATCTTTCTCTATTTTGAGGATTGGGTTCTAAATTCTCGCGGTCACATAATCGTAACTCTTCAGTAAAATTCGTAAAAAAATCGTCGCGCCACGTTTGGTCTCTCCAGTTCAACTCTTCATTAATATTTTGTTCCATTTCTTTATATTATGTAAATATTTTATATAATATAATACAATACAAAAACTAGCGTTTAATTTGATGACGATATTGGAGTAGCGTCATAGTTATTATCTAATATTGGTACATACGGTGCTTCTGTTGAAACGGTGTGTTGTATTGGTGCCATTTTACTCACCATTTCTTGTTCTAAAGTATATGGGAATTGATTAAATGCAGTTAGACAAGATGCTTTCTTTTGTTCAGTTGGCATATAATTTCTAAGAGCATAGTTGCCGGTTTTGATTTCTGAACGACGAATCAGTTCATATGCAACAATAAATCCTAGAATACCTAAAATTGGATTGCAACAAGAAAACAATAAAAGGGCGACTACAATTACAACTAACTTACCCAAAGTGTTATCCACCATATTTGCAATTACTTCTGGAGTTCTATATCCCATTATCAAATAAATGAGGAACAGTATTGATAAAAGAACTTGACCCATCTTTTCTTTTTTTAATAAATCTTTGAAAGCGTCCATATATCATATTGGTAGATTTTATTCTTTCATAATTTCAAATAAATTCAAAATAAATAATAAAATTGATATTTTTCTTCTTTTCTAAATTATAAACAAGATAATTACTGAAAATGGAATTTACAAATACTCAACAAGCAAAATGTCTAAATGGACCACGAGGATATTTGGGACAAAAAGGATATACTTTAATGAAAAAAGACTTAACCCCCGAACAACAAATTGAATTAAAACGCGAATTAACTGCTAAACCATTTACGCAAGGTTCAGTTGTATCCAAAGTACCACATACTTTCCCCGTTTATCGTGAGTCTGATAACAAGTTTTATATTCCTCGTTATTTTGGAGAATCTTACTTTGGCCCATCTACAAAAAATAAAATTTCTTCTGGTGATGATATTTCGGTTCAATTTATGGGAGAATTGCGCGATAATCAGAAACCAGTTGTTAAAACTTTTATTGACCACGTGAAAAAAAACGAAGATGGTGGTGGCGGTTTACTTGAACTTCCGTGTGCTTATGGCAAAACTGTGCTTTCAATCAATATTATAAGTGTTTTAGGTAAAAAAGCTTTAGTTATTGTTCATAAGGAGTTTCTTATGAACCAGTGGATAGAGAGAATCAAACAATTTCTCCCTACTGCACGTGTAGGTAAGATTCAAGGTCAAATAGTAGATATTGAAGATAAAGATATTGTGATTGGTATGTTGCAGTCGCTTTCTATGAAAGAATATCCGGCAACAACATTTGATAGTTTTGGATTGACAATTATTGATGAAGTACACCATATTTCTAGTGAAGTATTTTCGTGTGCATTATTCAAGTTAGTTACTAAGTATATGTTGGGTTTATCTGCGACGATGAATCGTAAAGATGGAACAACCAAAATATTTAAAATGTTCTTAGGCGATGTTGTATATAAGGGAACGAGAGATGAACAACATAGCGTGGTTGTTCGGGCGATTGACTATGTATCAAATGACGAAGACTTTAAAACGGTTGTTACTGATTATCGTGGTCAAACTCAATATAGCAGTATGATTGTAAAGTTGTGTGAGTTTAATCACCGTAGTGAATTTATATTACGAATATTGAACGATTTACTCAAAGAAAGTGAAGAGAAAAATCAAAAACAACAAATAATGATACTAGCGCATAATAAAAGTTTATTGAAATATTTATACGATGCGGTTGAAGCAAGAAAAATTGCGACCGTTGGTTATTACGTTGGTGGTATGAAAGAACAAGCGTTGAAGGAATCGGAATTAAAACAAGTCATTATTGCGACATACTCTATGGCAGCGGAGGCGCTTGATATTAAAACATTAACTACACTGATTATGGCAACACCAAAAACAGATATTGAACAAGCCGTAGGAAGAATATTAAGAGAAAAACACGGTTCACCGATTGTGGTTGATATTATAGATGAACATCAACCATTCAAGAACCAGTGGTCAAAACGTAAAGCATTTTATAAAAAACAAAATTATAAAATAATTCGTTCAAGTAACTTGACTTATCAACCGAACGCGAATTTATGGAAAGTGGAATATAATCCCAACTCTTGTGCTGTTGGTACGTCATCAAAAAGCAACTATACATTCAAAAATGACGAAGATGATGAGAATGTCTTGTTAAAAGGAAAATGTTTAATTAAATTTAAAAAAAATTGATTTGGAATAAAATTATGTATTGTTACATTACAAAGAATATAAATTAACTGTTACAAAATGTTTACTTATCAAAATGAAAATAAGTATTGTGAAAGTAATCCTAACCACGGTTATTCAAATCATTTTTATATAAATAATAACTGCAAGTATTGTAGATGTGAAAAAACATATACTGTAAATATTATAACTTATATTCTGAGCCGTTTGAGTGAGTATTTTAATAGATATTAAATTTAATGACTGTGTTTTCTAGTGTGTTTTTTACTATGACGGCGACCACCTTTTTTTGTTGAACTATGTGATGATGATGATGAGTGATGTTTTTCTGGACCGATTATTTTGTGTGCAGCTGGTTTTATTCCTTCTAAAAGTAATCCTCCTACTGCAAAAAAACCAACTACTGCTAAAACTCCCGCTAATGCGTTCATATAAAATCTGTACATAAAATTTTATATGAAATATTTATCTAGGTTTTGATTTACCAAACTTGCTTACCACTGTTGGTGAAATGATTGTAGTTATCAACACAGTTGGTACAATTTGGTAACACACTAAATGGCACTGGATTTGCAAGTGCCGACTCGGAAGGAGATAAATTTATACTACCAGTTTGATACGTTGGTGTATTTGGTACACCTCCCATGTATTGATGATAAGTACCGCCTTTTTGGTAGTGACGACGTCTAGAACCACCAGCTCTTCCTAGGGAAAATCCACCTTTCTTGTATTTTCTACTTGGTTTTTTTGATTTTCTCACCTTTCTTCCTTTTCTTGTCTTTGTCCCATTATCTGTTTTGATCAAATTAATTACTGAAAGTAATTGTTTTTTTGCGCTTTTTAGAGTTAATCTTTTTCCACCCTTCATCTTCTTATATTTACTTGCGATTTTTTTTATTCTTAATTTAATTGTTTTATGATGTTTTTTACGACGACCACCTCCCATTTGTAAAGCAGATGCACTGGCTGCTTGAATACCCGACATTGGCGTTGGATTCAACGAAAATGAACGAGATGTTTCGGTACTTCCGAAACCACCAGAATAACTTGAATTATCAACATTTACTAAAGAAGGATTTACATTTGCCAAAGGAGTACTTACATTCTCAAAACCGAATGGACTCAATGGAGAATTAATATTTAATGTTGTCATATATATATTAGTAGTTATTTTTTTCTAAACGAAATAAATCTTTTTTTGTAACAACGCGGTCACCTTTTCTCGCAACTCGTAAAGGAACCCATTTTCTGTGTTTTTGGTTATACTGACAAACCATATTATATTCTTTTTCTAAATATACAAATTTATCAATGTTATCATTTTCAAATTCTTCCTCATCATCACTTTCTTCTAAAGCATCTAAATTTTTATTTTCTTTTATATTACGGAATAAATTATTCAACATTACACTTGTTTTATAGTCTGGCACAAAAGCAACCTCAAACAAATAGTCACACTTTCTCGTGTCAAAATTGTAAGTGTACAAATTGTATATGTCATTCTGTATTTCCGGCTTTACGTTAAATATTAATTCTGTTACTTTTGGTACTTGTTGTTGTTGGTTATTTCGGTAATTCATTCCTTCTCCAGATTTGAAGTATGGATTATTTACTATTTTATGTTGTGTGTTGTATCTAAATTGTAAATACTTTATCTTGTATGGTAAAATTCCCACTGCGTTTAATAATTTTGGATACGATGAATCTATCACTGGTATTCCAAAAACCATCTGACCTTCATAGTAAGATACTTGTTTTATATCTGTTGTAAATATTTGTTTTCCTAGTAGTAACTTATTTGAATAAGATGTGGAATGACTTGATTTTCCTTTGTAATAATAAATGTCTTCTATTGAAAAAAAACGGGTACCTTCATACCTAAATATGGTTCCGTATACAATAGTTCCTACCCCATAACATAAATGTTCGTGAAAACAAGTTATGCCAAACTCAATGTGCGCGATTTGTTTATTTTCACCATTTATTTCCAACAATATACAAACATTTTGCATTTTGAAAGTGGTGAACCATGCAAAATATTTTTTTCCTTCCGGAATCGCCAATATAAATTCGGCGTCGTAAACTTTGTTATGACTTATTAGTTCATAAGAAAGTTCAATATTGGGAAAGTCTCTTAGAATCTCATTTTTATCATATTCTCCTAACATTCGTTTCTATTACTATCTATTAATTAACTCTACTTTTATATTTATATCATTTTGAATTATTATATTAACTCATATTTTGAACCATTTGTTTCATTATGGATATTTCTTTTTGTTGTCCTTTGATAATACTATCTGCTAATAGTATCATATTATCATCCTTTGTTTTTTTCAATATTTCATCAGATGTTAATAACGCCATGGAATGATGTTCTATCATTTCATTCAAATATTCCTTGTCATTGATTTTATACTGTTTCTTGTACAAGTAGTACAATGTACCAAGTATAACAAACAATGGAATATAATATTGTAACGACAAAACACCGGAATAAAAATCGTGCATCATTACCTCAACAATTCCCATTAAAAAGGCCATTATCGTAGAAATATATAGTTTTCCTAAACTGTTGCGTATATTTGTCACATCATTTGTCATTATTACACTCATAATGTAGTATTGAATAATGAAACTAAAAAACATCATAAACAATATAGAAGGTAATAAATTCATTTTCATCATTTTCTCAACAACGGATATATTTTTTGTTGAGAAATTTATTTTTAGTAAGCAGAATAAAAAGGAGATGACGAAGACTTGTCCATAATATCTAGAGTTGATATGTCAGTGGTATTATTTCCTACAGCTTGGTTTGCACTATTCCCGTTTAACTGTTTTTTCAGAAAACTTTTAAGTTCATTCTTCATACTCGTTTTCGTTTCGTTTGTTACAACTGGCACTGGGGTTTGTAATAAATTATCTTCTATGTTTTTGGGTAAATAGTCACTTACATTTACTGTCGATGAGGAAGAGGTATCACCATTGGATATTATTTTAAACATATCATTATATTTTTGAATAGGCGAATTTACTAAATCTTTTGTCCTTGGAACAGTTAATATTTGTTTGAAATAAGTAATTAAATGATGAACTAAAAAAATGAATATAATTGATATAATTATTGTTTGAACAGTCCAAAATAACATATAATTATACTATTGCAATATTAGAATAAGTGGGATAAAAACACATTAAGTTCTTCTTTAGAAAATTGATTTTCTATATCAAAATCATCATTTACTAAAAAATAAAAATCCATCGGCACAAATTGAAAATACTTGTTGTTAAACTGGTTAGAGTTACTATGTAACTGTATTTGACTTTCTTTGTAAACTCCTTCAACGACGAGTTGTATTCTAGGTGGTTTCTTTTTACCATTTTCTTCACTGTGCAAGTTGTAATAAAAACAAGTTATCTCCGTATATGTATGATCAAATGGTAACTGAGATAATACTTTTTCTTCTCTGTAATAACTTTTATCTAAAAATAAAACACTGTTTTTATGGAACTTGCTAAAAGTTTCAACTTGTTTATCTACTACGACTTTTCGTACAATATTTTTATTTTCTATTTTATAAATTCCGGAGGAGGGTGAAATAATTTCAATATGACTAGTGGATTTATTGAAATAATTATCTAAATGTTTTAATTTTGGAATGAGTTCTTTTGGTTTATATGAGTTCAAATATATTTTCATTTTACCCAAGGATGTTTTATTATACTCTAAATATTATTATAATAAACTATTTAAACCTATTCAATTTATATTTAATAGGTAATAATATGACAACGATTGTAATTGTTGAAAAAACTGGCGTATTAAAAAATCTTACTATCAAGGAATACAATGAAGAAGAACTGTACAAAAAATGTGGTTTTAAAAAAGCTGATGACTTTGGAAAACAAACTGAATGGAATGTAAAAATAGACGGAAAAAAATACTTGGTTTCGTTATACGGAAAAATTGATGGAAAAGCTAATACTGAAAATAAATATGACTTTCCCCCTCCAGTTGATTCCACCTTATTTTTCGGTAATTGTGCTTTAGTTTGTCAGAAGAAAAAGGATGACTCAACATTTGAACTTTATTCAATGAATTCAGAGTTGTGGGAAAAAATGTATGAAAAATTATTTGGTGGTTTTGAAAATTTAGCGGTTACTTGTGCAGAAGATGAAGACGAGGTTGATGAATTAGAGAATGTACCAGCTGAAAAGAAAACAAAACACGGATATTTAAAGGATGGTTTTGTCGTGGATAGTGGAGATGAAGATGAAGACTATGAAACTGAAGATAGTGAAGAAATGGGTGACAGTGATGAGGTTGAAGATGACCAAGAAGACGAAGAGTTGAATTTAGAAGATATTGGTTCTGAATTAAGTGAAGATGAATATGACTACTCTGACGATGACGATGATGGAGGCGATGATGTTAAGGAAAATGTCTTTGTAAATATTGGTAAGAAGAAAGATTAATCTACTTCTATTTTGTCTTCTTCTTTTTCTTCTTTTTGAATTTTTTCAATAAGAGGATAACAAAATCGTTCAAATGAAATGACAAATAGTTCTCTCATATTTATTGGTATATTTCCATTGTTGGTTGGGTCTAATGTAAATTTAATTTCTTTAAAATTTGTTTTGATGTATTCATCCGTAATTATATCTGTTAATTTTATAAAATATTTATAAACTTGTTCATATTTTAAGGAAGAACTATTTTCATCTGAGTCAATTTCTTCGAGTATTCCAAGTATTTCAGACAATTCGCCCTTTAAAAAAGTTCTAATTTTGTCATCATCCTTTTTATCCTTTAAAATATAAGTTTGTACTTTTTTAAAATAGTCACGTATTTCATTATATTTTGCTATTTCGGTATCATCTAATTCTTTTTTTTCCTCTTCTTCTTTTTTTACTTCATTCTTTTTTTCTATTTTGACTGACTTTTCAGTAGTTTCCTTTTTATCAACAAGTACCATTTGGTTGTTTGTAGGATTCACTGGTGATGGTGGAGTTGTTTTTTCTGTTTTTAATTTTTGAATATCCTCCAACATTTTTTTATTTGCTTCTTTTAATAATTTTATCTCTTCTACTTGTTTCTTTTTGTCATTATCATACAGTCTTTTTATGTCATCTATTTTTTCATTTGTCATTGCATCAATTTCTGTAGCATTTTTTCCTAATGCACTACTGACCAATGAAGATATTCTATTTGCAATTGAATGAGAATCGTGTTCTTTATTTTGAACTCCATCTAACTCATAATGTCGTTCTTTTTCGTTAATCCATTTTGATTTAGTTACATAAGATGTTCTCATTACAAAATTATACAGTATTTCAGTTATATAATTTTGATTTTCTATTGTTTCACTCAACATATATTTATTAATATTATCGTGTAGTGTATTGTAACTTTTGAGTTTGTTATCAACACACTTGTTGGTAAATAATGGTTTATAGTAAATTTCTTCAAATTTTGTGCCAAAACTATAATATCTTCTAGCTGCTTCAAAATTCAGATTCATTTTGGTATTCAACTTGAAAAAAGAATTTGTTGTTGTCAACACAAAAGTAACAAATAAAATGATTAATGTTTGTTGGGGAGTTAATATATTGGCAGTCGCTGCTTGTCCAGTTGCGATTGCGGTAAGTAGAGTAATGGAAAAATTAATAGGTGTTGTGATGTAGTTCCAAAAAGCAGCGCTCAGATATTTTTTCCACGCTTGTGTTCCAATTCTTTTATTCAATACTTCTTGTTGTAAAATCATCATCTTGAATAAATGTGACCTTTTATCTACATCAGAATTCAAAAAAAAACTGTCTGTTTCCGTATCTTCACTTGTGGTAGTGGATTGGTTTGGTTCGGGATTTTCTATATCGTAAATTCCTAAACTGATATTTTCTTGTTGTTGTTTTTCTTCTTTTTTTTGTTCTTGTGACATTTTAATATAATAAGGTAGTAAAAAATAAAATTGATTTTGATATAAATGTATATTGTGTATTTATAATATAGTAGATAATATGCGTAAGATTGAAAACCCCGAAACTTTTCGTAAAAATATCCGTTCAAAGTTTAATGCTTTGATTGGCGATGAAAAAAAAACAGAAAATTTGGAAAAAGGAATTTATAACTATTCATTAAAAGAGGCGACCACTCGCAAAGTTGTTAAAAAATGGGACAATCCTTTCTTTATTCAAATATATATTGACCGAATTCGCACGTTGTTTTTCAACTTGAAAAATCCAGAACTACTTGAACAATTGAAAAGCGGTCAAACCAAGGCGCACGTAGTTGCATTTATGACTCATCAAGAAATGAATCCTACTAAGTGGGAACAACTTATCATTGCCAAAGCAAAACGTGATAAAACCAAATATGAAACTACTATGGAAGCAGCAACTGATACTTTTACTTGTCGCAAGTGTCGTTCTAAAAAATGTACTTATTATCAAATGCAAACGCGTTCCGCAGATGAGCCTATGACAACCTTTGTTACTTGTATTGATTGTGGTAATCGTTGGAAATGTTAAATAACTATGACTTTATTATATAAATTTTTTATAATATTTACATAATATAATTATACTTTTTTAGCGTCTGTTGAACCAAATCCACCAGCACCGCGTTCAGTTTCTGTATGTTGTTCCACCTCTACAATTTTAGGGCGATGGATTTTCTCCAAAATCAACTGTGCAATTTTATCGCCTTTTTTTACTTCAAACTGGTTTTCGTTATGGTTGTTTATTAGTAAGACAAAAACTTCACCGCGATAATCGTAGTCAATCACTCCGGCACCTACATCTACGCTAGACTTGGCTGCTAATCCGGAACGAGGAGCAACCCTCAAATAATAATTTGTTTCATCATCTAAACGAATGTCGCTTGACCAAGATACAGAAATTCCGGTTCCAATTAATTTTCTGGTTCTTGGAGGAATGGAATAGTCGGCTTTGGAAAAAACATCCATTCCGGCTGCGTATTGGGAACCATAAATAGGTAGTTGGGCATCTTCAACTAGTTTTTTAATGTTTAGTTGCATTATATAAGATAATATATAATGTAATGTTTATATGTTTTTAACGCTTATGTTTTTTATATCTTCTAGTGGCGCGATTTGTTCTTCTCTTTTTTTATTTGACATCTATATATACATAATAACAAGAAAATAATATAAACCCAATGAGTGAAAATTTTATCAAGTGACTAAAAAGTCTTTGAAATAAAAATCCATATTCTATTCGTTTCAATTTACTTACTCTATCTTCGCTGACTTTCTCTCTTTCGTAAATATAACTCAACAAAATAGAATCGGGAAATTCTATATGAGTCTTGCGCAAAAATAATGTGTATTGATTTTCTTTTAAAAACTTGTTAATATAATCCAAATCACGCTTAGAACCCTCTTTGAATATATGAGGACTCGTTGTACTACTCATTCGGGACCAGTCTACACAGTGTGTAACTTCTCTCTTTACTCTTCCCAAAACATTCATAGAATACAAAATAATTGCAAAAATACTTTCATTCGCCAAACCTCCAGCACATATCAATCGGAAAATATCTATGTTTTTATTGGAATAAATAATACATCGTTGAACGTCTTCTCTCTTTATAATAAACCAAGGATCATTTGCTAACCTAAATTCTTCTCCTAACTGGCGTAAATTAGCGCGTTTATGCATCTGAATATTCCACCATGCTTTTTTCCAGTTCATAATTGTTTCATTATAATGGTTGAAAAACATCTCTCGGAAACGGAAGGGGGATACAATAGGGACACAAGAATCAGTTAAAAAACAGAACCATTTATTATTTCGGTCGTGTAAAAATGCGTAATGCATCGTAGAAAAATACGCGTGCACTACGTGATAATACGATGTTTCTACGATATATTTTTGAGGGATTGCGTGTTTTTTAACCCATTCGGACTCAATCGTTGAATAATCCTTGTAGTGAAAATACACGTTAATAATATCTTTGTTGGCTTCAATCCACTCTCTCCATATATGTTCTTTGTTTATCACTTGTTCATAACTAATTAAAAAACAAAGGGCAACCTTCATAGAATAAATACAATAATTGTTTTTACGTTGTATTTTTTTAAATATATATAAAAAACATCAAAAATGAGATAAATTACCGGAGGCAGAAAAGGGAAGAAATTTTTGCCCAAAAGTCATAGGGGTTTCAAAAAATGGACAAAAATAAATGTCCATTTTTCGATACCCCAGATATTTTGGCGGCAACTTGTTTTCAAAATGTGTTTTACAGCTTATTGCTCTTATTTTCTGATTTTAGTATTTTGTACGAGAGCATAATTTTGTGAGCATAAAAAATTATTTATGAAAAAAGGATTTAAAATTTTTTCTGTTGCTAAATTAAGCAACAATAATGGCAACCGAAAACGGACAAAACGGACAATATAAATTTTGCTGTATTAATTGTAACTATATATCGTCACACAAGGGTCATTATGATAGACATCTTATGACATCTAAACATATAAATAGCAACAAATCAACAGAATTGGGACAAAAAACGATAGAAAAAGGACAAAAGGGACAACATGATTATAAGTGTAGTTGTTGTAATAAAATATATAACGACAGAAGTGGATTGTGGCGACATCAAAAAAAATGTAAAATGTCTGAAGAAAATACAAAAACTTCCGAAGAAAATATAAATATGGAAATAAATGAAGTTAAAAAATCAGAAATTTCCCAACAACAACCACAAGCAACGAATGAAAGTTTAATTATTGAATTTATCAAACAAAACCAAGAGTTTCAGAAACAATTGTTGGAAGTAATGAAGGAAAATATCGGAACCCATACAACTAATAATACAACAAATAATAAATTTAATTTGAATATTTTCTTGAACGAAAAATGCAAAGACGCATTCAATATTAGTGACTTTATTAACGGTATTGATGTTGGGTTCAAAGATTTTGAGAATTTTGGAAGATTAGGTTATGTTGGTAGTATTAATAATATTCTTATTCGTGAGTTGAAAGGGTTGGATGTGTATAAAAGACCGATTCATTGCAGCGATTTAAAACGCGAGGTGATTCACGTAAAAGATAATAATACTTGGGTAAAAGATGAAGATAAAAAACATATGAAACGTGCTATTAAGTTAATAGAGCATAAGAACATTAAGTTAGTCCCTAAATGGTTAGAAGCAAATCCAAAAGCAGACGATATTACTACGAAAAAACACGAAGAGTATATGAAAATATTGGATAATTCTATGGGAGAAATGAATGACGAAGACAATGAGAGAAACTATGATAAAATAATAAGAAATGTGGCGAAAGAAATTCTCATAGACAAAGAGAAATAAATGTATAAAAAAATAACGATATTACGAATTATTTTTTTATACTCAAATACCATAAAAGAAATAAATGGAAAAACCAATAAGAGTTATCCAAACATCCTATGTACATACCGGATCCACTTTATTATCAAATATATTATATGGATTTTTTTGTTGTGACAAACCGATTCAAGTTCAATTTATGCCAATACCAAGTCAAACGGAAAAACTCACAAAAAATTTAATAGTCAAGAGTCACTATTTAGGAATTCGTCGTTGGATTCATTCTTATAGTCAATTTGATATGTTTTTTGTGTTGTCAGAGAGAGAACAAAAGTACCCTACACATTTCTATAATATGAATAAAATTCTTATTATTGACTACAGTACCCTTTTAGAAAGTGACACTAATCCAGTGGAAACAATCGTAGAAAATGTTTATAACAAAATACGCAACTTTTTACCTCCCAAATTTTTTGAGCCATACAGTGAAAATATTATGAAGAAAAATGCAATAAGAAGAGTAAAAACAATGAATGCGTTGTACGAAAACATCAAAAACAAAGGGTTTTCCTATTTTGATTCTTTTTACTTGTTGCATGGGAACCATCGTAACCGCGAGGATACGATAATTTCACAACCTTCTTTAGTAAGTAAGTCTATAAAAAGTGAAAAAAAAAATAGGTTAAATAAAATGACTATAGTTTAAACCTTTTATACTTTTTAGTATTTTTATTGTATTTATATATTTTGATGTAAATATTATATATATAGTAATATATATATATATATATATATATATATATATGAAGTTAGACTGTGTTTTGACGGCAGTAAATAATAATCCTTTATACTTGGAGTTTATACCTATATTTGTTAATACTTGGAAAAAATTATATCCTAGTGTAGACGTTAAAATTATATTAACTGCGGAAAAAATTCCAGAAGAATATTTAGACTACAAGGAAAATATTATATTATTTGAGCCGATTGAAAATGTATTAACTAGTTTTATTGCCCAGTATATTCGTTTATTATATCCTTGTATATTGAATTATGAAAATGGAATTTTAATTACAGACATGGACATTTTACCAATGAACAGAACTTATTACACAGAACACATTAAAGAATATGAAAATACTAAGTTTATATACATGCGTGAAAATATATGTTTTAGTGAATCTCAAATAGCAATGTGCTATAATGTAGCATCACCTTTAATTTGGAAAGAAATTTTTGAAATAAATTCATTGGAAGATGTTAGAGATAGATTGAAAACAGTATTTCAAAGTAACATAGTCCTAGAAGGAGGCGGGAATGTTGGTTGGTGTATAGATCAACTACATTTATACGAAAAAGTAATTAATTGGAATGATAAAACTAATAACTTTATTTGTTTGAAAGAAAAAGATACTGGATTTCACAGATTAAATAGATTTGATTTTTATCAGTTGGACGATATAATTAAGGAAAATATTTCCAATGGAGTTTATGCTGATTATCATTGTTATAGACCCATGAGTACATACCATAAAATAAATAATGATATTTATGATTTACTCCCAGCGATGCCAAAAGAAGTGCAAAGTCCCCAACTAATTTCTAAAAAGAGGAGGGGGAAGAGGAGGAAGAAGTAGTTCCGAAGCAGCAGATGTGGCGGCTCCATTATCGCCGCTGTAAGTACCCGAACCAGTGTTTACTCTAAATTCGGATTTTTACGCCTTTTTTGTAAAAGGTGTAAAAAATAAAATTGAATTTATATTATAGAAATGAAAGTAAAAGTAAAAATATTTTTGGATATGTTATCGTTTTTAAATCGTTTATGTTGTTTTCCCAATCGTAATAAAAAAACAAATACTGAAACAGTTTCAGACGTTATTAGAAGAAATAATATAATATCGTCATTTACAAATGACTTTTCCAATGTTGAATGGGATAACACGACTCCTTTTGTGCCTCCTATTAAATCCGGGTATGTCATTAAAGTATATGACGGAGACACTATAACTATTGCAGCAAAAATGCCGTATATGAATTCCCCCATATATCGTTTTTCAGTAAGGTTGAAAGGAATAGATTGTCCAGAAATAAAGAGCAAGTCATTAATAGAAAAAGAATTGGCACTTAACGCACGTGATGCTCTTGCAAATAAAATAATGCGTAAAAATGTAATATTACATAACGTATCTTTGGAAAAATATGGACGATTGTTGGCTGATGTATACTGTGAGGGGATTCATATGAATCAATGGATGCTTAATAATAAATTTGCGCTTCCATATGATGGTGGTAAAAAAACAAGACCGTCTGAATGGGATGGGGATGACTCCGTTGATGAATAGAAACTGATGTTGTTTTAATTTAGCTGGTTCTTTTTTCTCATTCTATTTATATGAGTAATTCAAATATAAATAGAATAGAACCTATAGCTCCATTTCGGAGTTATTCAAAATACTCTTGTAAGGGAAAATTAACTGAATGTTTACTCGGAAAATCAACCGAAACAGAGGAATTTACAAAAGCAAGGGAAGAGAGGTTGAGAGAAATGAAAGAAAAAAAACTCCAAGAAGAAGAAGAAAATATGAAGGAAAGAGATAGACTAATACGTGAAAAACACGGAGAAGAAATGGTGAATAGAGAAATGGATAAAAAAAAAGAGTTGATTGTTGACAATAAACAACTTGAAGAATGTAAAAAAAAAATAAAAGTATGTGGATTATGTCAAAAACAACTAGATCCTTCCGATTTTAATTTTGGTAATACAAAAAATGAAAACACCGTAGTTATGGTAGGTAATGGAAAATACAAAGAAGATGGAAGAAACGTTTACCCAATACCAAAAAAAAAAGATAAATTCCGAAGTCTGTGTATTCAACAGTATGGGATGGGAAGGAATAGTCTCGCAGAGAAACTCGGTATTACGTTAGATGAGTTATACGATGAATACATGAATAAATGTAATATTAGTGAGTGTGACATTAATTGTTTATCATTCGATATAACGAGTAATTCAAACTTGCAAAAAATATTAGACAAACGTTTTTTTTACACGGATATTGATTGTGGTCATAAATTTCATAAAAAATGTATCCTAGGCGAGATAGAAAAACAAAAAGGAATATACAAGCGTGATACAGTAACAGCACGAGGAGAAGAACCGATTACTTGTCCAACGTGTAGTAACCCAATAAAAAAATTATACTACTTTTTACCTACTTACTGTGATAAAATAGACGAAATCGGTCAATTTATAGTAAGAAAAAATCGGCCATCAGCAACAGCGATACCTACAGCTACTATTCCCACTGCCATACCGACAGCTATTCCAACAATGAAATCCACAACACCAACATCGGGATCGGTGATGGCTACGCTAGGAAAAAATGATACAAAACAAAATAAAACAAAAAAAAAGTTAACATTTGCAGATAATAATGAGATGCGTTTTTATGAAAAAGGGTCAGTAACTGACGATTTTTTTGGAGGAGGAAGAAAAAGAAAAAGCGTTCGTAAAACTCGTAGAAAAAACCGAAAACATAAAAAAACCAGAAAATATAAAAAAAATTGAAACAAAAATATCCCTTGGTAGTGATCCAATCAAACATCCAACAAGCAACAACGAATTCAAAAATGAGACTACACCCATCCGCGCTAATAGACAATGAAGAATATTTTATTGAAATAAAAAATAAAACCAACGATATCAAACACGTATACAAAGGTAAAAGAAAAGTAACTTCTGTAGATAAAATAAATGAAGAAGGAGTATATGACTCATTATGGTTTATTAACCTAGATGTTATTTATATTAACGACGAAATTAAAATAAAAGCGCCCCGATTAAAAAGAAGTAATAATGTCAGTTATGATGACTTAGAATATATCTTATCTCAACAAAGAGGGAAAGAGTTCAAGTTATGTGACGCTGAACAAGACGAAGAAGAAGTAACATTTTACGATTGCTACTACTATGAAGAGTATGTATTACCTAATTTAGAAAAAAATATTGCAAATACTTTAACAACAACAAGTAGTAGTGATAATTTATTACCTAGTGTATAAAATTTACTATCATATAAAAATGTGACTTTTGTATATTTTTTTATACCGAGTTATTATTCAACAAAATATAATTATAAGAGTCTTTACACATATCAACCAAAGAATGTTTTGCGGTCCATTTTAAAACATTATTTAATTTTGTTGTATCACAAAAAACAGAAGCCATATCTCCATTTCTTTTTGGATAGAATTCATATGGCACGATAAGTTTATTTGTTTCACAGAAAGTATTAATTAATTCTAACACACTTGTAGATTTACCAGTGCCAACATTAAATATATCAAAATGCACGTCGTTAGATGTAACGTATTCCAAACTTTTACTATGTGCACTTGCCAAGTCTACGACGTGAATAAAATCTCGTTCTCCAGTCCCGTCCTTTGTGTTGTATGTATTACCAAATACTTTTACACTGAAATAAACATCATCAATGGTTGGATTTATGTTATTTTTGATGGCAACTTTTAAAATATATGGCATCAAGTTATTTGGAATTCCGTTTGGATTTTCCCCAATCAATCCGGATGAGTGAGCGCCTACTGGATTAAAATATCTTAAAATAATTATTTTTATGTATGGATTTGATTTATGAAAATCTTCCAATATTTCTTCAATAAAATATTTCGTTTTTCCATAAGGAGACGATAAATTTCTACCTACTGCGGTTGTTTCAACAATAGGCGATTTTGTTTCTCCATAAACCGTAGCGGAAGATGAAAATATAAAGTGTTGTGTTTTATATTTATCACACAAAAACAGCAAATTTAATGTAGATATAATGTTATTTTGATAGTACATTAATGGTTTTTCAATAGACTCACCTACTGCTTTATGTGCGGCAAAGTGAATAATACTTTCAATATTATATTCTTTAAAAATATCTTCCAACATTTCCATACTAGTAATATCAATATTAAAAAATAAGGGTGTATGGTTAGTGATTTTGTTTATTTTATCCAATACTTCTATTTTTGAGTTAGATAAGTTATCAAGTATAATAACATTGTAGTTATGTTCTATTAGTTCAACTACTGTGTGGGAACCAATAAATCCTAATCCTCCAGTAACTAATACATAATTCATATAAATATTGTACTTAGTATTGTAGTTAGTTATTTAATATGATTTTTATTATAAATTGTTTCCATTGTAAAAATATTATAAGTATAAAATATATATAAATGTTGTATATATATTTTATTATATTTTCAATTATATCAATGTTTCCTATGAAAAAAATACCAAGCCCAAGTAAAATGTTAAAAATTAAAAATAAGTGTTTGAATATGATAAATAGTAATGAAGACCCATTTCTGATACAAAATAAAAATAGTTTATATTTAAAAAATCAAACCGATTTTTTTAAAGATAAAAAATTGATATTATTGTCACCCGGCGGTTTCAAAGGGTTTTATTTAATGGGTATATCGGCGTTTATTAAAGAAAATTATGTTTTGGACGGATATATTTTTTCTGGTGCATCTGCTGGTGCATGGAATGCGTTGTTAATGACGTATAAACATAACGTATCAGAAATAGTGAATGTGTTGGTTAATGATGAATGTGCAAAAATTAAAGATGCATACAGTTTGGAAAAATATTTGAAAAAACAAATTATTTTCAACTATAAAACTGAAGACTTTGAACTAGAAAAATTATTTATTGGGTTAACTATTATTAATAACTATCGTATTAAAACACAAATTTATTCGGACTTTGAAAATTTAGAAGATGCTATTGATTGTTGTATAGGTAGTTCTCATATTCCATATGTAACTGGAAATTTAATAAATACATATCATAATACATATACGTTTGATGGTGGATTTAGTAAATATCCATATTTGAAAACGTCTCCACCAGTTCTTCATATTACACCTAGTATGTGGAAAAACATTAACAACGAAACGATAACGGCTAGGCAAAATGAAAGGTTAAATATAAGTGATTACACTACACTTTTTTCAAGAGGGAAATATAATTTCAAACTGTTGTATGAAGAAGGTTATAATGACGCAAAACTAAACCGATGGTATTTAGACAATATTTTTCAAAAAAAATAAAGACATATATAAATGGGCACAAAGTTGAAATCAAGAAGATATAAAAAAAGAAGAATCGTATCTTCAAAAAAAAGAAGACATCCCAAGTCTCGCACAAAAAGACATAGGAGAAAAACAAGAAAAACACGCGGTGGAGTGAAAAGAAGTGTTCCAAGCACTCCGACTCAAGAATACGGTGAGTACAACGGAGAACCAGTTGCACCAAGAAAAAATAGAACGAGAGCTGTTGGTGATACGGTAGTAGGAGCTAATTTATTTCAAGGGTTTCCGGGAAATCAAGAAAATATAAATCCACAAATTCCAATGACCATTCCTCCACAAACACCGATGCAAGGGGTTCAAACCCCAGTATTTACACCCGTGCAAGAGCCGCTTCCACCAGCACAACAACAAGCAAACAATTTATTTGCAGTAGGAGATGTGACTCCACAAGGAAATTTAAACAATGCATTAGACGAAGCATACATGGAGGCAATTACAACTCCTCAAACTACGGGTCTGCGACGTGATTTAAATATTGAACCCTTTGGTTACGATGAAGACCATAATGAAATTATTGATGATTATGAAACAGAAGAAGAGGAAGACTAAACTTAAATATATTAAAAAATATATTAAATGTAATGAAACATCTAATATATCTATAAACCAAAAACCTAGCAACGAATGAATGAACTACAACCGAGCATATTTCATTCAACAAAGATACTTACTGGAGTATTATTTATGTCTACTCTAACAACACTGGGTATATGTAAAGTCTATAATTATCCATTTATGAATCCAACGCTCACAAATGAAGTATTGTATAATCGTTTTTGTTTTATGATAAGAAACCTTATTCTTGTTGTAACCGAAGTTGTACTGTTGTTTACGTATATTTTTCATCCAACTCTTGATAAAAACCGTCATGGATTATTAGAAACCACAAAAAATTTATCATTATATGTGTTGTACGCCGAGTTTTTTTATTATGTATATCACAGATGGATACATAAAAATCCTCTTTATAAATATATACACGGACAACATCACGTAGCAACCATCGTATATCCGTTTGACACTTTTTATATTGGTCTAATAGATTTCCAATTTTTGATTTTTTCACTTGGAACACCAATGTTGATGTTAAATTTGAATTTACTAGAACACGTATTGGCATTATATTATTACATCACGGTTTCTTACTTGTCGCATTCCAAGTTATTTTACAATCATCATTATATTCATCATAAATATTTTATTTACAATTTTTGTTTTTCCATACCAATTTTTGACATAATGTTCGGAACCTACAAAGAAAAAATGATAGAACAGTAACCCAAAGTATTTTATCCCTAGAATCCAACAATTTCAAGGTCTTTTAAATTCCAATATTCACAACCGCCACCGGGGATAGGACGTTTAATAATAAACGGAATACGTTTTTGTTCTAATTCCATTTGAGCAATTAAGTAACCGTCAATAATATTTTCTGGTACTTTTACAAAAACTTTTGCACCAGAGTTGATTTGTTTCGCGCGTTGTCCCAAAATACGAGCACGTTCATATTTAGTCAAATAGGGAAGAGTTCTATGTAAGTCATCAATAATATTATTATTTTTGTCTCGTATAACAGAGGTCAACGAAGAAATTTCATCGTAGTTGTTAATGACACATTCTGGATGATGTTCCATAATGTAATTTTTATTAATTTCCGAATTAAATTTTTGTAAGTATTGTGTATCGTCATCATCGTCGTCATCTTCTTCTTCATCACTGGTTTCTAATTGAACTTGAGGTTTGACAGTTTGTTTTGATTTTTTACCTTTTTTTGCAACAACTTTTTCTTCAATGTCTTCTACTTCGCCTCCCTCGTCTTGTTCTTCTAGTTCATCATCATTTTCTACATCATCTTCTATGTCATCTTCATTATTTTCATAGTCACTGTCTTCTTTGTTGTCTTTTTCATTTTCTTCATCATCTTCGTCGTCACTGTCTTCAACTTTTGTTGAGGCAATTATATTTTTTTTAACATTGATTTCTTGTTCATTGTCAGACTCTTCTTTTTCGGACTTTTCAGACAATATTTCGGATTCATTGTCAGAATCATTTTCATCGGAAGAATAGTTTTCGTTGTCACTCATCTTATTTATATTTACTAAATATTCTTTAAATAAAATAAAATCAATTTTTTATTTTATTCTTTATTCGTTCAAGCGAAAAGATACATACCACTATAAAAATCATTATGATCATATACAGAATTCGGCTGGTACAACATTTTTTTAGCATCCCTTAAATTTGTAAATGGATTTTCGCTCATAAAGTCATTAATTTCTCTTTTAGCCGAATAAAAAAAATCGTTGTAGTCAATTCTTGACCACCATATTTCATCAAAAAAAGCAGTATATTCTAATCTACTTGGTATTAATACTACATCTACTACGTTGTGAAATGATACTTTTTTGATTTGTTTTTCATTTACTAATTCGGCAGCAATATCATAAAATGAAAAAAACATTTTTTACAAGTAAAATTATTGTATTATTTTATAACTAATTTTTAAATTGAAATACAAACTACTTATTTAGTATCTTCGGTTTTCCATACAGTGTCACAAGTAGAACATAAATAAACATACTTCATATTCACATCGTCATAACGAATATAAATAATTTCGCGTTCTTTGTCTTTTTTATTGGTTTCACAACTAGGATTGGGACACAATATTTTATTTACTCTTGGTAAAGTGGGGTCTAGTTTAGTATACTTATTGATAAAATGGGTAAACTCTTGCTCGCTTTTTTTAATTTGAATTTTAGAAATAGAGACATTATCATTAGAAATAGTATTGTCTTCGTTGCCACAGTTACGACAATAATAAATTAATTTATTCGTATTTTCACTGTCAATACGAATATAAAACATGTTGTGACAAGTATTACAGAAATGCATCTTTATAGTATATTTTTATATTATTTTTATAATTTTAAATCAATTTTTTATTCAATTGATTTTTACGTTTTTATACGTTTCTAAAAAATCATCGTATAGTTTTTTATAGTTGATAGTCACGGTCATTCCATACATTCCGGTATTCATTTTTTCAACTCCGGGGTTTTCTTCTATCTTTCTTTCAATAAACTTGATAATTTCTTCACGGTTTTTACTAAAATTTTCTTTTACAATTGGATAAAACGCAGTAAATTTTTCCAAATAGTAACTTGAATTTTTATTTACCATTTTTAAAATGGCAAGGTCAATATTTTTATATTCAATAATTCGGTTGTATTTTTCAAAGTCGTTGTGGCTTTTTGTAACACCTGGTTCATTTAAAAGTGGTTCATTATTTAACAAGGTGCATAAATTTAATAAAACAGTTGATATACTTTGGCAAGACGTCCATTGTTCTCCTCGCCATGTATTCAATAATGAGATACAAACTTTACCATTTGAGTATAAGTTGGGATTAAAACGAATACCATCACCGTTGGTACAAAAATTTACTTTGGGAGGACTGTGTGGATAGTCAGAAGGATATGTTATTTCAAAAAAGTAGTTTCCTCCAAAGTAAGGAGTCTCTTGCGGACCCATAATTAACGCATATCCTTTCAACATATCATCTTCGTCGTGAATATAATAAATACCATTATCAGTCAAAGGATTAGTTATAATATCCTTTACATCTTTCAGTAGACGTCGGATAGTCTCTTTGGTAATCACAATATTTTTTTTATCACTTGACATTTTTGTTATACAAATTATATAATATAATATATGCAAATATATTTATTACGTATTTTTCACTATATGTTTTTATTAATATTCTAAGTTATAACTTATTTAAAGTATTATATGTTATAAGTATAAAATATGACTTTTGGTTTTATAGTAACCAGACACGTTAACGCAGAAAGTACAAATAGATACTGGAACCATAGTGTTCAAATGTTACAAAGATACTATCCAGATAATCAAATTGTTATAATTGATGATAACAGTAATGATTCATTTGTAAAATCCGATTTTGAATATAAGAATGTAATTTATATTCAGTCTGTATATAAAAAAAGAGGTGAATTATTAGCTTATGTATATTATTTACAAAATAAATGGTTTGACGTCGCCGTAATGATACATGATAGCACATTTTTTCATAAATATTACGACTTTAATGAAATTAAACAAGGAGTCATATTGTGGCATTTTGAAAATAACAACAGTGAGATACCAAATATTTTAAGAATTGCAGAATCGCTTACTAATAATGAAATAATTAAAGATAAAATTATCCACTATGATAGACACGACTGGATATCTTGTCAAGGAGTTCAATCAATTATAAATCATGATTTTTTAGTATATTTAAATGATAAATACTCAATTACAAACTTAATAAGTGTTGTAAAAAATAGAAGCGACCGTTGTGCATTAGAAAGAATATTTGGGGTAATGCTTTCTATTGAACCAGAGGAAAAAAGTAAATCATTTTTAGGCTGCATAAATACGTATGATATGTTGTTTTATAGATGCGATTATACTTTTGACCAATATATTGAATCGTTTAATAATAAATATGTTTCGTCACCCGTAATGAAAGTATGGACTGGAAGATAATAATATTTTTAATTTTTATTGTGAATAAATAGTTGTTTATGTATAATTTCTATCAGTAACTATTTATGAATATTAAAGAAGAATAAAATAATAATAACAAACTATTATTTTATAATGATACACCGTCACGAATTTATTATGGTTATATATACATTATTATTAAAATAAAATTGATAATTAAAAAAAAATGAAATAGAAATATCTTTCTATATAATATCATATAACAAATACAATGGATACAACGTGTCAATATCAAGATTTAAATGAATTTCTCGCAAAGCATAATGCAAACGCAAGAAAAGATGATCCAAACACGTCAAATCAAAAAAATACTCACACTCGTATTCCGGGTAAAAATAGTTTTGCTGGTTCTTACATCATACCAAAAGAAGAAGAAGCATTATTTTATAGACTGTACTACGAACACGTTTTTGTGAAGAAGAAGTTGGAACATTTAACCGAAAAACAGCTGGTAAATGATGGTCCAATTATTGTTGATTTTGACTTTAGATATAGTCACGATGTAGAAAAAAGACAACATACCGAACAACATATCCAAGACTTGATAAATTTAGTATATTTAGAATTATTGAAAGAATTCTTTGTTTTTGAAAAAAACAAGAGCTTTCCAGTGTATGTTATGGAAAAACCCAATGTAAATCGTTTAGAGGATGGTTCCGTAACTAAGGACGGAATTCATATTATCATTGGTATAAAGATGTCAAAAATAATGCAAGAAATATTACGAGAAAAGGTAATGGCAGTTATCAACGAAATTTGGGATTTACCGCTTGTGAATGACTGGGAATCCGTATTGGATTTAGGCGTTACTAAAGGCAGTGTTCCTTGGCAAATGTACGGTTCAAGAAAACCAGAACACGAAGCCTATCAACTAACCCAGTATTATATGATTAGTTACGATGATTCAGACGGACAGTTTATGATGGAGGAAAAACGTATAAGCGATATTGACTTATCAAAAGATTTGTATAAATTATCGGCGCGTTATGATCAACATCCAGAGTTTGAAATAAATCCGTTTATGAAAGAGATAATAGAAAAACGCGAGTCATCTTCTGTACAAAAATCATTGAAAAATAAACGTGCTACAAGTAAAACCAGACTTGTTTTGCAGAATGAACAAGAGGAAGATGAAGTCTTGAGGTTGGAAGATATCAAAACAATTGATGACTTGACTCGTGCATTGAATCGTATTTTGTCAGATTTAAAAATATCTGAGTATGAAGTGAAAGAAATTCATGAATACACCCAAATATTACCTCCGATGTTTTATGAACCGGGGTCGCATGAATTGAATCGTAAAGTAGCATTTGCGTTGAAACAAACAGACGAACGACTATTCTTGTCTTGGGTAATGTTGAGAAGTAAAGCGTCTGATTTTGACTATGATACAATTCCAGACTTGTATCAAAAATGGTCAAAATATTTCAAAGTAAAACCAGACGGAGTTACAAAACAGTCAATAATGTTTTGGGCAAGGCAACATTCTCCAGAAGAATTTATGAGGATAAAGAGAAACACCGTAAATTATTATATTGATGAAACCATATCAAGTCCAACAGAATTTGACTTTGCAAATGTGTTGTATCAAATGTACAAACATAAATATGTTTGCAGCGGTATTGTAGAAAAAAGTTGGTATGTTTTTAATAATCATTATTGGGAAAAAGATAAGGGGATGTCATTACGGTTTGCAATATCAACCGAAATATATAATTTATATAGAGATAAAATGCAAGTCGTGGTAGCAGAAATGCAAAGTTACGACCCAGCTGATCCAAGATATGAGGAGTTGAAGAAAAAAAATAAACATATGATGGAGGTAACTTCAAAGTTGAAAAGAACAAACGATAAAAATAATATTATGCGTGAAGCGATGGAAATCTTTTATGACAAGGATTTTAACAATAATGTTGATAAAAATAAATATTTATTGTGTTGCACGAATGGTGTCCTTGATTTCAAGAATTGTGTTTTCAGAGATGGATTACCTTCGGACTATATTACAAAATGTACGAATATTTGCTACAATGATTTCAATCCTATATATCATAGTGAAAAAGCAGCTGAAATTACAGAATTGTTCAACAAGATTTATCAAGTGCCAGAATTAAATAGGTATATGTGGGACCATTTAGCCGGTTCGTTGATTGGTGAAAATATCAATCAAACATTCAATATTTATCTTGGTAATGGTAGTAACGGAAAATCCAAAATCACGAAATTAATGTCGTTGGTTTTGGGTGACTACTACGGAACAGTTCCGATTGCGTTGATTACTGAAAGACGTAATGGTATTGGTGGAACATCTTCAGAAGTAATGAACTTGAAGGGTGTCAGATATGCAGTAATGCAAGAACCAACTAAAGAAGTCGTACTAAATGATGGCGTAATGAAAGAATTGACTGGTGGTGACCCAATTGTTGGTCGTCAACTGTATAAAGAAGCCGAATCATTCATTCCACAGTTTGACCTTTGTGTTTGTACGAATATTTTACCATTGATTAACAGTAATGATGATGGTACTTGGAGACGTATTCGTATCGTAAAACATATGTCAAAGTTCGTTGACCCAACGGAGAATATTAAACCATCTGAAGAGTCGCCTTACATCTTTCCAAAGGACAAGTCGCTTGAAGATAAATTACCCGGTTGGGCAGAAACATTCTTGAGTATGTTAGTAAAACGTGCATTTGAGACTCAAGGTAAGGTAGAGGACTGTCCTATTGTAATGATGGCATCCAATAACTACAGACAGCGCGAAGACCATATCGCATCCTTTGTAAGTCAAATGATCGAAGTAAAGGAGGGTGAAGTAGTAAAACGTCAAGCGTTGAGTGAGGAGTTTAAGAAATGGTACAGTGAATATCACAACTCCAAGAGGATTCCAAAAGGTATTGAATTGTTTGATTATATGGACAAGAAATTCGGACAAGCAAAGAAAGACGGATGGCACGGAGTCGCTATTATTTATCCAGACACAACAGAAATAGCGGATATGAATTGTTATTAAAATGAATTAGGTACCTAAAAAATAAATTATCTATTGGTGTTAGATAATTTATTTTTTAACTGTTATATGCTTTTATAAATGTTGGAAGGCAGTAGTTCCCATATACGAAGAATCACATTATTCCAAATCCAAAACACAGATTGAGTAATATAAATTGGATATAAAATAAAAAAGATAAGAATCAAAATTCTAGATACGAAGGAATAGTCACTTTTGCGAAAAAATAAAAAAATAATAAAAACGATTACAATGACTATGTAAATAAATTTATACACAATATACCAGTTTTTTAAATAATTATAATTTTGACTTTCATAATAAGTTTTACGATCACTAGTAACAACATCACCAGTTGATTTATTAATATCTTTTTTTAAGTCAGTATTTACAGTAACGTAATTATTATACAAGTCTCCTAAGTAATCGTAGTTGGTATATAAAGTATAATAAAGATCGGTTAGATTTGTTGATTCAGTGACAACTTTTTCAAAAGAAGCAGTTACTTTGTCTCCAATTTGATTTGCTTGGACACCATATCTTGTCGTCATATAGTCACTATATCCGTCTTCTCCAAGAGTACTTAGCAAATAATTTTTTTCAGCTACGGACAGTTTCGTCGGAGCGGTTTGTAAATTCAGTTCAGCGTCTAAATAGATTTGTTTAAGTGTTTGTATATTCTCTTGTGCTTGACAGTCTGGACCACAAGTTAAAGACTTTGCAGAATCTGCTAAAGCAGAATTTACTTGTTCAGCCAATTTATTTACTTGATCTGTTATATTATCATCTAGAAGTTCTGTCAAATTAACATTACTCATCATATTTGTTCTTATATTATAGTATTATTTTGTTTTTTAAAATTTCACAAAATAATAATAATTGAATTTCAAGTATTTTAATTAAAATGGAGCATAACCACCCATTGCTTCGGTTGAGTCAGCCAAAATAGAATCTACTGTGTCAACATCAGCTGATGCAGCATTACTAGCACTATTGGAAACAACACAAACATTATTGGTATAATCATAACTCATTCCGTCATCACAACAATTAGAACCTACACATGTTAATGATGGAGCTGTCGCTGACGCCCACGGGTTGGTACCAGAAGGATTAGTCATATCATACTTTGGAGCTGTATCTGGATTAAACCCCCAGTCATATTCATCATAATTCATTCTATCGTGTGATATTAACAATACATATTTGTACCATAGTATAACAACACTTACAACAATTATGATAATAAGCATTAAATAGTAAATTCCTTCTGGAAGGAATCCTTTGTTGAATATGATAGTGATGAGAATAATGACCGCGCAAATGATAACAATTGATTTCATCATACTACTATGGTCAGCATATCTGTCTCCATAGTAGGTATTAATTTCAACCATTCTTAATTTTTTATATTTGTCTTTTTGCATACCGAGCAACTGATTCTTAGCGTCATTCAGTTCATTTTCAACAATAATAACGGTTTGAGCTTGTTGAGACAATAAGTTGTTAGATGCAGCTAAATGTTGTACAGTATTTACTGAGTTATTGTTCAAAAAAGTATATAAGTTAGAACGCATTTGCGATAATTGGTTTATTTGTTTGACAATACTATCTTTATCATTTGACTTTAATGTTCCGTTTGAAATACCAGTGGCTAAACTATTAAATAGATTTTGCTCTAATGACTGAAGATTTTGAATATTTGTAAGTGTTTGTTCATTTTTATCAACTGTTGTGGCCATATTAGATTATATATAGATTATAATAAGATAATATAAATTCTTCAATTAATTTAAATATAGAACAATTTAAATTAATTTTGTATTTATTCCAAACATTTATTTTCGCATAATATTCATTGTTACAATTACTGTAGCTATTGCTAAAATACTCCAAAACATATATCCATAATTTTCTTGTAAAACTTTGATGTCACTTTCTTTTACAATATTACTAATATTGTTTTCCCGAACATCAGTAAATTCACTCATTTCAACAATAACGTCATTGTATTTTTGAATATTTGACTGAATCATGTTTGTATTCAATCCAGTTGTATTATTTATTGAGTCCGATTTTTTGTTCAAGTTATTTAATATTTTTACGATTTCTTTTGCTTTTGATATTATGGCTGTTTGTATTTGATTTGACTTGGTAGATGAAGATACAATAGCAGTTGATAAGTCGCATGTTGAACTTGGAGACATATATCCACTTTTCTTTACATAATTTTTCCATTGAGAACTATCTATATTGACGACTTGTTTATTACAAGCATTGTTTAAATTTTGTAACATTTTATTGCGAACATATAAAGTTGTATTTGGTTTTAATATTCTATTTGAAGGGTTCACTATATCTTTACCATAAAAACTTGCAACATTTGTTGATGAGTCTAAAGTGAACCCATAACAACTAGAATTTCCGTTACATTTTGCAACAGCAGTATCATAAGTGGCATTTTGTAAACTACTTGTACTTGCTAATGTTGTTCCATAGTTATTATACTTTTCATATGTTAAAGAAAGACCAATCATTGAGTCTGGGAATTCAGTTACGTTGGAGTTGTAGTCTACATATCCCATTTTTCCTACAGAACTAGCATCGCCTAATTCATTCATTTTATAAATTGCATTAATTCCGTTATTACCGTAAGTTTGACCGTCTAATGACTTACTACAAGGTTTAGCCTCGCCATACTTTTTGGCAGTTGATAACTCATTACTTGCAAAACATTTTGAAGAACCAGAACCGGTTCCTTGTAAAGCAAAGTATCCATAACCACCTTTGACCGCCTCATCTTTACACGTAGAAAAAGAATATGTGCTTTTTCCACTTCCCAAAGGTGTCATTGCTGGTGCATCTGCTCTATCATTATAACAACCTTTGTAGTTGGACAAGTCTGACTCAAGCTGATAAATTGCGTTAGCCCAACCACCTCCATACGTTTTTTTATCTTTTCCAGTGTAAGAGCTCTTTGGTTTTTCTCCGTACTGTGAAGCTTTGGTAAAATCATTACTCACAGCACACTGTGCAGTTTGTCTTTTTGAATTGAAATTTTGTAGTGCAAAATATGTGTTTCCAGTATTCATGGCTTGTTTTTTACATGTTTCATATGTGAATGAATTGCTGCCATTGTTCACAAGTGTCATTGCACGAGTTGGTGTATCTTTATATGTCCCAACATAAGTAGCTGCTCCAGTTGGCGATTTGTAAATTGCGTTTACTAATGTATTACCATATACATATCCATTACTGTCTGCGTTGCACATTGTTTTTGCTACTTTATACTTTTGTGCAGTTGCCAAGTCATTACTAATATAACAAGATGATAAATTTGTAGTAGTATCAAGACCTTGTAGTCCAAAATAAGAACTTCCACTATTTACTGCTGCTTCTTGACAAGTTTCATAATTGTATATTTTACTTCCATTATTTACACTTGTCATACTTGGACTCGTAGTAGAGTCGTTATAACAACCTACATAATCAGAAGTTGGTGTGTTTAATGTTTTCTTTACAAAAACACTTGAACCTTCATTACCACAAGACTGACCACTTACCATATTTGAACCACTCATTGTAACGTCTGATAAACTTTTCAAGTTTAAACTGGTTGAACCACTTGGGCAGTTATTTTTTCCATTTGTTGCATAATATGTTGCATTTGAATCATATAGTTTGGACGTACCTTTATTAGTAACATAATATGTTTTTCCATTTGATAATGTAACATTTTTATTTGCGTAAGGATTATTCGTTATATTTGTTAGTGTGGTTGTTACTTTTTCAAGTGAAGAAGTATTTGCAGTTTTGTATTGTTCAATTAAACTATCATACTCAGTTTGTAGTTTATTCAACTGTGATAATTGACTTAATATTTCTTGACTGATTGGACTAGATGGTGTTACTATTGTTTCAGACATTGTTGTAGATTGTGTCGCAAAACCCTCTACAATTTGTGCGGACTCTTCATTTTCTTCATTCATACTATTATTGAATCCTTGAATAGTAGTTGTTTCTTTTTCTTCTAAATCATTGGCAATAGCAACGGCTCTGGGATTTGTTGTTATCTCTTTTTGATACTTTTTAAAATTTAACCCTTGCTTTAATGTGGGTGGCAAATTACGTTCTTCAATTTTATCCATCATTGATTTTATAGCTTCCATGTTGATTAACTAATATAATAAAATATAAAAATATAATACTTTTTATATTTTACGTTCTTTGGTATTTTATTCAACTGGTTAAGTTTCACTTTATGGAGATGGGACAATTTTCATTACAATCAATAGTATAATTGCGACCACAATTGAAAATAAAATAAAACCATATGTTAATTTTAAGAAACTTACTAAAATAAATAAACAAGAAACAATAACTGTCCAGAAGAAAAAGCGTATCCAATTGAAAGTTACATTTGGAAAAACTAATAATTTTACAACGATTATTATAAATATGAAACATAACAAACTCCACAACATATAAGATGTTTGATTTTGGTATAAGTACATGTTTTGGTCATCGTTTTTTACACTAATTTCTCCATACTCCTTCAATATGTTATTAATATTTTCTCTATCCACCATCAAACTTTGATATCTCTTACCTAGATATGTATTATTGGTTGAAATATTATCATCAGTTGTTGTTTGTAGGTTTACAGTAGTTGTTTTATTTATATTATTCATTTTTTTTAACAGTTCAACTAGTTTTACGTTTAAAGTGTCTAAAGTATTTGCAGCATTTACTAACTCACTCACGATTGCAGTTTGAGTTGAAGAACCAGATACTAAACCAGCATTTCCACTACGTGTCCAACAAGATTTTGCAGACGAATCAAATGTAGCACCAGTGCATTTTGTGTCTGCACTACATAATGCGGTACATTCAGCGATTGTTGAAACTGACTTTTGTTGAATCGCACCCGTTCCCCAAAAAACTTTGGAAGGAACTAAAACATATCTTTTTCCATTACTTGTTACAACATTAGAACTTGTTGTTCTACTAACAACTCCATTCAATGCCGAATTATAAATTGTCTGTGCTTGTTGATATAGTACCATTGTATTTTCATATTCTTTTTCCAAAGATTCTAAAGTTAGAATTGTAGATATATTTTTATTGTCTTGAGTTGTCATATATATATTAAATAATATTTTATATTAGGATATTATTTAATATCATATTGGAACCCCCATAAAAAAATAATTGATACTACAGTTGTGGTTTGTGCAGTTTCCAGAATTACGAATCATTTTACGTCTAATAGCATAGTTATTGGATGAAACTGCACCAAATACACCAGAACCAGAAACATATTTATTATTAATATCGGTAGGTTGATTACACATTAGACTCAAAGAAAAATTTCGTCTGTTTCCTACAGCTCCCATTTTTTTATATAGAAACCCATCTTTTCCAACATAGAAATTTCCGTATGGCATTATTTTATACACTATGACAATATAAAATAATTCTAAAATACAAGAAATCATTTATCTTTTTATACTTGGCATTTTTACTCCACTTGCCACAACGTCGATGGGGGTTTGTTTAAAAACTTTGTACATTACACCAGTAAGTAAAAAAATACCGATAAACAGAGTTACATTTGCTACATATTGAGTTTGATACAAGTTTTTAGAATCATCCAACATAACATCAGAACTATTACTGTTACCACTCAACTGTCCGTATTGTTTATTTAGTTTTGTGTTCAAACTTTTCTCATAAGTAATCTTCTTGTCTAAATCTAACAACTTGTCTTTCAATGTTTCGAGGTTAGTTTCAATACTGGTTCTTGTAGAAAAAATACCAGTTAATGCACTATCTAAATTTGTTTTGCTAGATGCATAAATAGTCTGATACTCACCAACATCTGGATATTTATTTGTATTTACAAAAGCTTGTTTATAATCTGTCAATATCGGATAAAACTGGTCTTTTAATGTTTGAATTTTTGAAGTATAATCTATCGGACTTGCCATTTATATTCTATTACTAATATCTATGAATATAATATTTTACACTCTAAACACAAATTCTATAATAATAACTATTAATTGCGGTTTTACTTGGTCTAATGATTTCACATACTTGTCCCGGACGAATACCGATGACTTGTGCAATCGGGTCAAACCTTGAAATGTCTGGAAATTGCGAATCATCTGTTATATTGTATCTTAGTTTAATCTTATCAACTTCTTCATTTGTTAATACACGATGTTCTGGAACCAAAGTATGTTCAAGAATGTTAAATTGAAGTCTTTTAATACTTTGAATAATAATCAAAATTCCATCTTGTTCCCAAATATGTTTCAGTAAATTCGTCAATGTTTCATTCATATCATCTTTTACAATAATCATTAATGTATCTTCCTTGGTTAAAACTTCTTCTAAATTAAATAAATCATCAATAATTTCTTGGACGTTTTGGGGACGAAGTGTTTTGGCTAAATAATAAGTAATGTATATTTTTTGTTTTCTAACCGTGTTAGGTGCATTTTCGTCTTGTTTTTTTTCCAAAAGAATATCAAGTTGTTTATTTTGATACATAGTATTCACCTCATTAACACTAAAATTATCATAGTCGCCAGTGTTGTAATTTTGTTTTTTCATTAATTCCAAAATAGTCTTACGAGACTTGTATATGGATGAAATTAAACTACTTGAATTGTTTATCGTTGTCATTATATTATATTAATAATATAATAACATAGTATCATTTTAATTCAATTTTTATTATTTATATATTTTGTTGTACATTTCATTCCTTCAGCATTTACAATATAATCACTTTCTTAGCTCCACTGGAACTAGAAGACGTATCTGATGTATCATTTGACGTGGAAGAACTTGTTGTATCTTCATCTACTTTTACATCTTCTTCAACATCAAAAATTGATTTGGGTGGTTCTTTTGGTTTTGTTTCAAAAATAATTGGTTCAAATTCCTTTTCTTTCTTTTCATCAATCATTTCTTTCAACTTACTCACTTCATCAATACTGAGAGTAATATTTACTGGTTGTCCGCCAACTTGTGGAGCTAATGGAGGAGAAAAACTGGAAGGTGTTTGTGGTTGAATTTGTGGTTGAATAGATGGACTTTCTGGAGCATAAGGAGGACTACTTGGTGTATTTGGATTATATACTGGGCTTCCCAGAACAAAAGGAGGACTATCTGACATTGGATTATACGCTGGACTTGCCGAAGCAAAAGGAGGACTAGCGGTGTTTGGTTGACTATCTGGGGCAAAAGGAGGACTATCCGTATTTGGTTGACTATCTGGGGCAAAAGGAGGACTTTCTGGGGAAAAGGAAGGAGTAATAACTGGTTTGAATTCTGGAGTTTCCTCCATTTTAATTTCTGGATATTCTGGTGCTTCTTTCGGAATATTCTTAGTCACTGGTTTAGAATATAGTTCTCTCTTTTTACCCATAATCATTCCTTTATAACTGTTTGCTAGTTCTTCTAGATTTTCCTTTGACTTCAATAACTCGTTAATATTATTTGAATAAGACATATTTATTAACTGGTCAATATTATCCTCAGTAATAATTCTCATTTGAACATTCATTACTTGTAATTCTTGTATTAACAATTTCAACGCATAAGGAATACGCACAATACTAAAAGAACGACCAAAACGACTTATATTACGAATATTCATTTTTCCATCCAATGTTGTATTAAAATTAATTGGACCGTCTGAAAAAGGACTCAAAAATAAATTCAAATTTTGATTGTAAATCGCAACTGCACCGGTCTTATTACAAACCGCCATATAATATTCATCGCCGCGAATCATAAACGACTCGTTCAAAAAGGCAGACGCGCCGTGTGCCATTACACCATCACGTTCCATTTCACCGATTCTGAGACCACCATCATTTGCTCTACCTTGGACTGTTTGACGGGTAAGCATCGTTCTTGGTCCAAGAGCACGATAGTTAATTTTATCCTTCACCATATGTTTCAAACGCATATAATAGGTTGGACCAATGTAAATGTCAGAGTATAATTGTTCACCAGTCATTCCATTATACAATATTTGATTACCAGAAGCATTGAAGCCCGCTTTCACCAACATATGACCATATACATCAGCATTTGGACCTTTATTAGCAAAAGCAGTACAGTCACCAAAACCACCATAAACACAACAAGCTTTACCCAATAAAGACTCTATTAATTGACCAATTGTCATACGAGATGGAATTGCGTGTGGATTAATAATTAAATCGGGGCGAATACCGTCTGCAGTAAACGGCATATCTTGTTCTGGAATAATAAGTCCCAGCGTACCCTTCTGTCCGGCACGTGATGCCATCTTGTCACCAATCGCTGGAACACGTTCCTCACGAATACGCACTTTGGCGATTCTAAAACCTTCTTCGCCCTCAGTAATAAAAGATTTATCTACAAAACCGAGTTGGCCTTTTTTAGGAAAAATAGAAGAATCAACTACAACTTCTGAGTCCATTGCGTTGGATGTTACTTTACCAATAACAACCATTTTATCATCAACTTGTGTATTTTCACGAATAAGTCCCCATTTATCCAACTGACTATAGTCACATCCGGGTTTTAAACCAACAACGTTTTTAGACATTACGTCCGAAAAATAAGAGTTTGATGTGGTACCTTGCACTTTTGAACTTTCTTCCCTCGCTTCATACATTGAATAATACGTTGTTCTAAAAATACCTCGTTGTATTGCTCCCTCATTAATTAAAATAGCATCTTCTACATTATAACCAGTATAGGACATAATTGCTACAACCGCATTTACACCGTATGGTTGTTCTTCTTTGTTGATATAGTCCATATATCTTGATTTAATAAGTGGAATTTGACCACTGTTTAATACAACACCCATTTTATCAATACGCATTTGATAGTTTGAATGGTATAGTGAAACAGCTTGTTTTGTTTGGCCACAAGAAAACGCATCACGAGGATATGGATTATTTTCTGGGAAAATAATGAAGTTACCCAACACCCCTAATATAAGTGATGGGTCAACTTCTAAATGAGTATAATATTTTGACTTTTTCAAATCATCTACACTTGTTGCCATTAATGTTCCTTCTTCTTCCGCCGTATCTAAATATTCAACAACAGCGGATTTACTTTTTAATTCAGTTTCAAGATTGTCCTTACTTATTTTGGGATATAATTCATCCAGTTCATAAATAGTATTACTTTTAATACTGAACATTTTGTCGTCTTTTTCTTCAAAACCTCCCACAGCTTGTTCCCAAGTGAATTTACCCATTTTAATCAAGTCCATAATTTCTTTCCTTTGGTAACTTGGTTTTCCCTCTTCAATATAATAAACTGGACGAGTTAATCTACCAGCATCTGTAAATATACTAATTTCATTACTTTCATAGTTGAATGATATACTCATAAAAATCGGTAGTAGGCCATTTCTCCTCAATAGTTTCAAATACTTTATGATTTTCATTGGCTCTTCTATTGAACCAATCCATACACCATTTACAAAAACTTTGGTAAAAATACTCAACATAACTGGAGTGCATTCTTGCAACAGTTTTAGATTGATATGCAATCTTAACCAAGGAATAATTTGTTTTACCGAAAATCCACTTGTAACTGCAGTACTAATAGCCATATGTTTATGAAGACCTATGTTTCCACCATCTGGAGTATCTACTGGGTCAATGTATCCCCATTGGGAAGAGTGGAGCAAACGTGGTCCGACTACTTTTGCACTCGCATCTAATGGTAAGTTAAATTTACGCATTTGGGATATAAATGAATTCCACGAGAGACGATTTACATCTTGAATTACACCGACGCGTTTGGTATGCGCCTCTGCTCCCCAATTTCCTTTAAATGCTTTTTTAAAACCTTTATCTACCGTTCTCTCTTTAAAATATTCGGGATAGTTTTCGCTTACCAAGTCAATAAATTTATTCTTGTATTTACCCGAATGATAATAGAATTCTTTATCTATTTTCAAACCGATTTCTCTCTTTTGAATCAAATAATATTCTCTGAAAAGGTCATAAATGAGAGAACCAGCCAACTCAACACGTTTATATTTAAAGTTATCGCGGTCAGTTGGTTTTTCTTCACCAGTAAAAACACGTAATAAACGTTTTACCATATAACCAATAAAATAGGCTTTATCCAAAAAGTTTTGTTCGCCAATATGAGGTAAAAAATAGTTCATTAAAATATCTAGGACACTATCAATGGTTCCTCTTTTGGTAAAACTAGCAATAAATTTTAATGCGGTTTCTTGATTGAAAATCTTATTGGCGTCGTGTATAGATGGAATAAACAAATCAACGTAAGAGTTTTGGTTTTTATTCTCGGTTAAATCGGCCAATAAACAATATTCTATGATTTGTTGGTCTGAAACAACACCTAGTGCACGCATTAAAATAAAAAGAGGAATTGGTTTTCTTACATTGGGAATCAAGACCACAATTTGATTGTTTGAGAGAACAGTAGAAGGCGCCACGATTTTTACTGCGGTTGTTCTTATTGGTTTTGACGCGTCTTCCGATACTGAACGCACTTCGGCCGAAAAACTATACGTATCATCTGCCTTGTTTTTGCGAATATAAAGTATATTGTCTGCGAATTTTTCTTGACTAACAATGACTTTTTCTTTACCATCAATAATAAAATATCCACCGTAATCATTTTTGCATTCACCCATATTGAATCTCACGTCTCTCGCCAGTCCGTTCAAAATACACAAATTGGATTGAAGCATAATAGGAAAACGACCTAATAAAATTTTTTCTAAAGTTATAGTGTGTTCTTTTTTCTCTCCTTGGTCGTCAAAAAAAGTGAATTCAACATCCACATCATAATGAATTGTTATTCCATAAGTCATATTTCGTAGACGTGCGTCATTAGGATACATATAATGTGAGTAGTTGTCATCATAAATCACTGGTTTTCCGTAGTATAATTTTGAACCATCTTTACCACCTAAATATAATGAACACTGATTTACCTTGCCTTGATTGTCTTCATCTTCTCTCTCAATAAAACGAATGGGATTGTTTTCTTTAAATATTCTATTAATACCTTCACTAAAAAAACTATTGTACGATTCTAAATGATGCGCTACCAAGTTATGAGGATTATCATTAAAATATTTGTCAATTAGTTTCCACGATATAGAATCTTTATCCATTTTGTTGAGTATATATTATAATAATTATATATAATTATAAATTGTTTCATCCATAATTATATATTCTTTTTAAAACAAAGAGAGAAGAGAGAAACGCCGTGCATTTATTCAATAAGAGTCATTCCAGATAGTTCTTTCAAATATCTTTTGCTACAACTTTCTACCAGTAATCCATTTGCGTAAACCCCGTAGTTCATATAGTAATTTTCATTTTCCAATGCAAAGTGGTAAATAGGTAACTCGCCCGCCACTTGGTATGGTTCTGCGCGAGGGTCTAAAAAGGTAAATAGACGATACTTTCTGTCCGTAATATAAATTTGTTGTATTTCTTGGACAGTTTTTTCTCTTTGTTCGTCGTTCAAGTAGTCTACCAGAATAGAATGGCAGCCGGTTAAAATCAAATCTTCGTCAATTATTTCTGGATAATTCTCCTTGGTGCATTTGTACAAACGATTCTTGATTCTATCGCCGTTTGCGTAACTATGAATGGTTGACTTGCCAATTGCGTCAACCGCTACATAACCATTCATTACGGTTTTTACTAGTGTACCCTTTCGGATGTCTTTGATTTGAATATATTCTTCCTCGGATTTTTCACTATTAAAGCAAAGTATTTTGGTATTTTCACCAAAACAAGTAACGTCTGATGGGGCTGGGTCAGACGCACCATAACGTAGAATACTTCCGTTATTACTAGTACTACCCGTACCATAATAAGCCGCATATAAATAATCCCCATTTGACACTATTCCATTACGTAAACCGTTTTGGTAAGTTTGACCCAAACTATATGTAGATAATATTGAAGCATCAGACAACTGAACTTGTTTAATGTTATAAGCAGAACTTGATAATACATATAAATATGCATTGTCGCTTGAAACAGTTAGTCCCGATATATTTGAAAGTCCAGATGATAACCAAGTTGAACCATCGTTGTTACCACCATTTACTGATGATAGTGTCATTCGTACAACTGTTCCAGTAGAACACCCTACATATAAATACGTATTATCACTAGCTAATGCTTGTGGTGTGTTAGTTGTTAATGTAGTATTTAAGTTATTGTATCCAGCTAAACCATATGGATATGTGACAGTATCCGTTGAACCAAAATCAGAATCGTTATAATAAGGATTCCCATCCGGCTCTGGTATGTCTGTTAATGCACATCTTCCTAAAAATCCATCAGTGAATGAACCATACAAATAATTACCAGCTATGACAATCGCAGATATGTTTGGATATGAATTTCCACTACCATTTTCGTAACTACTAAAACCATAAGTAATACCCGAAACAGCTGTCATTGTTGGTGGATAATTTATTACAGAAATAAATGGTTGATTTTGATTGTAATAAGATGTATATAAGTAGTGAGTGATGTTACTACTAGTATCAATTGTTAATGGTCCTAGAGTAACATTGCCTCCAGATACAACATAACTACTAGTAGTTTTATTTGATATACTATAACTTTTTATACTAATGTCATAGGTACTACTAGTACCATCTTCTAGACTCAAATAAGATACATATATGTATGTACCATCTGTAGTTAAACCTGTTGCCGCATTTATAGGAGAAGCCCAAGTTGTTGTTGACATTTATACTATAGTGAAATATAATAAGTGTCTAAATACAAAATAAAATAAAATTTATAAAAATTAATTTAAAAACAATATGTTATTTAATAACAAGATACAATGTTCGCGTCAAGAATGAGAATGAATTTAATAAACCCCGGGTTCAATGGATTAAAACAAATCCAATCAAAAAAGTTTAGTTCGGTTGATTTTTTACCGATTACTGCATTAGATATTTACAAAAAAAGTTGTTATTATAATATTGATTACAAAATTAACGAAGAATCAGATGTGAAAGAAGCAGTGAATCGTTTTACTGCATTTGATGTCAGTTGTTTAGCTGTAACGAATAATAAGGGTGATGTGGTAGGTGTTTGTTCGGGTCGTGATTATATTAACAAAGTTGCGGCAACAGATAAACAATATGTAAATTTAAAAGTTCGTGATATTTGCACTTATTCGCCCAAAGTATTAGTTGCTAAAGTAGATGATACTTTGGAGACGTGTATGAGTAAAATGTTATTCAAGAATATTCGTCACTTGTTGATTTATGACAAGACTGAATTTGTGGGTTTGATTTCCATTAAAGATTTGATTAAACCACTGATTGACAAGAACAAATATGTTGTTACCAAGTTGAGTGATTTTAATATGGGTAAAGGTGCGTTTTTTGGCAGTGAGTAAAAATATAAAAATTAAATATAAAAATATTATTTGTTTATAGTATAAATGAATCATATTTTGAAGTGTTTCAAAAAAGGTCACGATAACTACTTGAATCAATTTATATTGCCCAAATCTAGCGATATTATTGAGCAAGTAGAGTATATACTTGATTTAAAACACACCGACGTTTATGAAAAGTGCGATGTTGTTAGAAAAACATATCTAGACGAATTGGCAAAAAATGGTTACAAAGATTTAAAACCAGAGGATGTATATGATTTTTTTCCAGTAAATGTTTGTGAAAACACATCGCTATTAGGAAACTACGTTTCTAATTTGCCCTACTGTAAATATTTAGAAAAGGGTTCCAACGATGGGGAGTTAATCATTAAATTAGATGGTGGGTCTAAAAATATTGAACTAAACTTAGTAAGCAGAATTTTACGAGAAAAAATTTCGTTTAAAAATATTGTTATTGTTTTTAATGTTAATCTCTACGAATCGTTAAATTTTCTTGAACTGTCTCATATTACTTATAATAACCAAACGGTATATGATGGTCATCCAATGTGGCAAGAATTAGTACAAAGTGGTTTTACTGAAATGACGTTGTTGTTATCCATAGAACACGCAATATGGCATCTAATTGTCTCACACATTATTTATGTATCCAAAAGATCCCTTTATTTGACCGAAATTCTTAAAATTTTCAATATGGCTGATAAAAATGTCTTTAGAAAATCACTTGAAGTGCAAAAATTATTATTTGGAACACCTTTTATATTCAAACAAGTATTGAATGATAACGAAGATTTTAAAAAATATTTGGTTAAAAAAGTTTCTCAATTTATTGATAACTTCAACATAGATACCGTTTTTAATGATTACTTTAACATAAATAATTCTGACCCTACTTTGAACTGGATGCCCGGAATGAAATCCAATATTCGTATTATTAAAGATTTTGTGGATATAGTTGTATCCAAAAAAGATTTGAAAAAAGAAAACACACGATTTTCAAACTACTTGTCAAGAAAATACAATGATTTAAAGTTAAATAATACGCCAACAATTAAAAAATTTTTGCAAATTTTATTTGTCGTTGGTAGTGCGTTTCACTCTACCACTTTTGAATTTACTAAAATTATAATGACGGATGCTTTTTTCAACGAAAAGTTGGACAAGATTTTTTACAATATTTCTTTACAAACAATCGTAACAAATATTGATACTGTTTTTGGGGATGTTGATTTGTATAAAGGAACTGTTTACAAAGAAGAAGTGGAATATTTACACGAGTCTTTGGAAACCAATAGAAAAAATATGCAAGAACATTTTGAGAAAGATAGTCGTTGTGGATGTCACAACACGATTTATACCACCCAAGAAAATATGTTGAAGAAATTTTCCACCAATACATTTACCACTTACGTGTAAAATTATTTATTTTATATTTTATTGAATAAATAATTTTTATTCTTTTGCAACATTATCTATCAACTCATCACGATTCACCACCTCTTCTACCACTTCGGCGGGTTTGTTTTCTGTTACAGAAGAATCAGTGCTAGTAGTTTCTTCCACTATTCCACCTATAGTTTTTCTAGTTTTTTTTCCATACTTTCCTTTTCTACCACGTGTTCTATATTTCTTTCCAAAATTTCTTCCGTGTTTTTTATTTTCTCCAGATTCTTTATAAACCGTAAATAAAGTCCAAGGTTGACTTGGTCTATCGTGTAAATATGGTTTTTGTTCTTCCCAAATACGATTTTTCTTGATAAATTCTTCCACAATAAAAGGCGTTCCACAAGAACTACCCCAACGTGCCATAAATGACATATTTTTTACCATCTCACTGTCAGCAACAATACCATCTACTGCACCTCTTGGTGCAAATGGTTTAGGTCTGCTTGGGTCTGACATATATTTTCGTGCATCTAATTCATAGTGAGAACATACAGTTCTTGAACAAGGATTATTTTCTTTTTGTAAATAAGTATCATAATGGTCGGCAATATATTCCATCGCAAGGTTGGCGTCTAACTTACCTTTACTTTCATCCATTAAATCAGCAAGACGAACTTTACGTGCGCCTTGATGTCTGCGTAAATCATCGTATCCAGTATTGTGACATTCTAAACAACGAATTCGAGGGTCATAAGGTGCGTTAAATCCAATAAAATATCCATTCTTGGTTTTTTCTACATTTTTGTATTTTAATCCTAATTCAATTCGCATAATTTCATTTGTATTAACATCTGCAAATAACCAAGAATTAGCGTAGTCGCCAGAATTTCCTTCCCACAACATTTCATCACATTCATCCAAAGTTTTGGCATATTGCATTGCTTTACGAATTCTACAAGCAACGGTAAAATTATTTTCATAAGGGAAAAAACCACCGATGGTAGTCTCCGTACAAACAATACCGGCACTCGTCACATAGAAATCCATACCACTCCATATCCAACAAGCGCAAGATTGCATTAAAATACGGTTGCCTTTGGTTGGGTTCACATCTAATATTACATTTGCATATTGACCATCAATGAAAGTACAAAAAGAATTATGTGCCAATACGAATTTGCCGTCTTTGGTGTAGTCACCCGTGGCAATAAATGCGCTGCATCTATCTTGCGCGCCACCACCTTCTCTTCCGGCGGATGCACCTAGAGCTTTACCTTCTTCTGAGTTGGCGAACCAAGAACCAGTTAAAGTATAAAAGTTATTCCAAGCAATAATTTCATCTACGGATGTTTTTACACCGGCTTCATTACAACCTTCAGCCATTCCTTCCATTTCTTCGTAGTATTCTCCAAAACTTTTCTTAATAGTATCTTTTAAATGATTTTTTGCGGCTTCAATAAAAAAATCCCATTTGATTCCAAAGTCGTTATAGACAGTGAAATTCAACATTTCTTGAATTTTCCTAAATTCGTCGGCCAATAAAAACCCATTAGCGCGTCCTCGTTCCCTAGGTTCGCCCCAAATGGATACATATTTCCAGCCATTTTTTTCATAAAAAATACCATTTTTGGTAGTTTTCATATTATTTTCCGTCGTCATATAATATGAAAGAATATTATTTTATTGTGTTTTTTGATTAAAAATTGATTATTTATTTTCTTCTAAATCCCTCCTTTACAATGCATCGCATGTTAGAGTCACTTTCTGGTAAGCTAGAGTCAAATGCTGGATTCATCATCATTCCGTCATCACAAGCGTCTTCAAAACCTTCATAACTTGAACCGCCCATCATTGAACCCATAAGTAAAAAGAGTAAAATAAATGGAATAAGAACTAAGAACCATGCAATTTCTTTGTGACCATCTTTGCACATCAAGTTAAGAACCCAAGTCCAGAATAAGATGTAGATAACCTTAACAACAAATACTAAAAAAGTACTTGGAACGCGAGCAGATAACATTCCTAAATTGTATCTTCTACTGTTTCCTAAATTTTGAACAACCGAAACTAATACACCCAACATTGACAACGCAAAATATAAAAATGCAGGGGTACATAACTCCTTTAACTTCTTTGGAAAAGCCATTATTATAAAATATACAAATATTATTTTTATATTTTATTGAAAATTTCCATTTTTACATGAAATTTTTATACTTGAAAAATATCTCTCACGAAGTTTTTCAATGTCTTTCTATATTCACAAGTTGTCTCTTCTGTGTGGGTGCTCATGTCATCAGACATGTAGTTATCTGGTACATTTATTGTAAAATTAACAATATTATTTGTGTCCGCAAATGATTTATTTGTATGAATGCATAATAGTTTAAAATTGTCATATTTATAAGTTTCAATTAAATATTCTACTAATTTACATAGTTGATTATAATTATCATTATATCTATTGTTCATTTCATTATACACATCGGCCTCACTTGTATATACAAATAAAATTTTCTTTTTATTCTCAAGTATATTAAATAAACGCTCAAATCTTCTTTTAAAAGTTTCAATTGTTTCATCATATTTTTCGTCTATATCAAAATGACCGAACCAAACATTGTCACTAGTTCGAACTATATTCTTTTGGGGATAAAATTCATTTTGATTTTGTAAGTATTTTAATATAAGATATGGTGTTGTAGGAATAGAATCAAATGGGAATGATTCATTATATATATTCAATTGCCTTAAAGTCACTGCTGTAGGACATTTATTGCCAATAGATACTATAAATTCATATTCTTTATAGTTTAAAAATTGGGTTGGTGGTAAATAATTCATAATATATATATAAAATAAAAAATAATATATTTTTTTACTAAATTTATAAGATTTTATCTGAAACAGCTAGACATTTCAAATAAAAAAATCTGTAAAAATCCAATTATACCCTAGCAAATTGGTCTTTAAATGGTAAAGGATCCACTGGAGCTGGGTATCCATTCAATGCATTATAGGCACTACCAAAACCATACGATACACTTCTACCCATATTTACTAAATCTTGTGGTAAAAATCCACCACCTTTTTTAATATGTTTACGACGACTACCTCCTTTTGCTAAATACTTTGCATTTTCTAGAGGAAAAATAGAACCACCTCTTTCGGAAATTGACTGAGTTTGAACATCTACTGGAGCTGGGTAACTATTCAACGCAAAATTATTCGTTTGACCATCTACACCCGCAACACCGGGCCAAGTAGAAACTGCGCCGGTCCACGCTGGACCAATCACTGCTGGGTCACTTCCACCCATTTTCATTCCTCCCATCATAGGTGCTCCACACCCACAACCTCCTCCTCTTTGAGAAGAACCACCTCCTAAAGGAAGCGCACCGCAACCACAACCTCCGCCTCTTTGTAATTTTTTACCACAAGAAAAACATTTTGAAGAACGAGCACAGCCCTTCATTTTCCATAATTTTTGTTTCCTAACTTTTCTTGTTTGTTTTCTAGATTTTCTACTTTTTCTATATTGTCGTGTTTTTCCCATTTTCTTATATATAAATAATAATATTATATTTTTATTCAATATCAACATGAGTTAATAAATGTCTGCGACAACACATTTTTTTCAATCCTAAATTATCCATCACTTCACCTTCTGGTGTTTTTTCTTTATATTCTTTTGTTAAATACATAACTTTATCAACATCAATATCCTTATTCAACTTAAGTTTTCTTACTTCTTCCAAATAATAACGATACTTGTCAGCAAGAACCATACCACACGTAAAACATTTAACTGGAATAATCATTTTCTATTATATTATTATACATTAATTATTTTAATATATTTTCAAATCAATTTTTATTATTATTTATGAAATAGGTAAGTTGTCAATCAACTTAATCATACGCCTCACCCAATTTTTATCATTTTTCCAAAACTGATGACCACCAAAACTATTTGAGTCAACTACTTCATCTGTTGAAAAACGAATCGCATCTACTTTATTAGGATATTTGATATCTTTCATTAATCCCATACATTCCAACCTCAACATAGCACCAGTAAAAAAAGTATCTTCGGGTGGATTATCTAAAATTTCTCCATTTGGGTGAACCCATTGAACATTTATAAAAAAAACACGAGAAATATCCATTTTTAACAGTTTAATTAATGTTTCTTTTTTTCTAATACTAAATCCACCGTTTGAGTGATATGGAATCATAAAATCACGAGTAGTTCCCATATAGTAAGGAGCACCAATAAAGTCATAGTTTATAAAATCTGTAAAATTATTTTTAAATATAATACTGTCTTCTTGGTAAATAAATAGTGTTTTTCCTATAAATAAATCCCAAAAATTTAGGTCAAAAAAGAAATTATTATATTGGTTTATATTAATATTATCATATTCCATCTTAATAATTTTAATATTTGTAGATATACCGTCGCAAAAGTCTTTAATTGTTGCATAGTTCAAATTTCCACATACAATCGTGAATGACCAAGAGTCTCCCAATTTTAAAATTGTATTACGAATTAAAAATTCTATATGAGGAAGATTTCTGAATTCAATAAAAATAGCTTCATATTCTAAATTTTTTTGAATGTTTGTTGGTAATTTGACGGTTCTTATTTTTGGTGTGTTTTTATGACAAATATACCTAAATTTATTATGTTCGGAGTCAGTGAATCTAAATAATTTTAAAAATTCTTCATATGTATTACAAATTTCATCGTTCATTATAATTATTTTAATTATAATAATCGTTTATTTTTATATTAAAAATCTATCGTAAATATAGTTTTCATATTTTTATTTCATATTTACACACTTTTTGGAGACACTATGGTAATACTTATCTTTATCACAACACACTTTATACTTGTCATTTGTATATTGACCCTTTGGACAACTTCCTTGTTGTTGAGCAACACAAGTATTTTTAGTAGGAGAATACCATTTTTCCATAGCACAACATTTATTGAACTGCTGGTTTAAATACTGGCTTTGAGGACAAGAACCGTAAAAACCCTCTACATTGCTTGTCTGCATAAACATTTTATTCAAAAAATAAAAAAGAAACAAAAATATAATTACGCTAAAAATAATTTTAACGAAGTGATTATTTTTAAATAATTTCATAGTTACTTTATATTATAACAATATTTTTTTTAATCACAACTCTTCTAATTGAATGCCTTGACTCGTTTTTACTTTTTTGTGTGTCACCTTTTTTACGCTTTTCTTAACTGTTTTGGTTGTTGCCAATGTTGGTCCAGAAGAGTCTTCATTACTACTATGCATTTTATCGTGGCATTTTTCACACAAAGTTACTAAATTCGCCACCTTATTTTTATGAAACGGTGCCAAATTTTTAATTTTAATAATTCCGTCTTCATCTGCGTCGGCTTGATGTTGTAAATGATGAACTTCTTCTCCCATTTCTTCCTTACACATTTCACATACACCCACTATTTTTTTTGAATTATAGTGAGATGTTTTTAAAGATAAAATACTCCCCGAATTTGGATTGTATTTCATACGAATACTGTGTGCCAATTCAAGAAAAGAATCTGGTAGGTTCAACGATTTACATACTTCTAACCCATACATATTGTCTCCCGGACCATCCCGTAACTTGCGGTCATAAACAAGGACACCTTTCTCTCGGTCAAATATTACTGCCATATGTTTTAAAACCACACCAGTAAGTTCACGTATTTCTTCGTAGTGAATAATTTCGTGTAAATGTGTTGCAAAAATAAATGTGCTTTTTTTATCGTACAACTGCCGTATTCCAGCCACAAAAATACTTGTTGCTGAAATACTTTCTGTACCAGAACATAATTCATCTCCAAGAATCAAACTTTTTTCATCTGCCAAACGTAAAATGGTTCTTAGTTCAGACATTTCCACTGCAAATGTTGAGAGACCTTTGAATATATTGTCATTACCCAATATTCTAGTAAAAATATACTTGTACGGATAATACTCAAACGAAGAACAAGGAACATATAATCCGGCTTGTGCCATAATTACGGCAATACCGATGGCTCGTATAAAACTTGTTTTTCCTACTGCGTTTGTTCCATATAATAAAATCCCAGAGTTACCATTTGATGCACCAAGCGTCAAGTCGTTCGCCACATAGATTTCATTTTGTTGTAAATGTTCTATCAAACAATGTCGTAGGTCTTGAGAATTTACGAAAGATTTTTCAGACGACTCAACAATAGAAGGTTTGCAATAATTATATTTTTTTGCAATGTATGCTTTGGTATAAGAAACATCTGCCAAAGTAATAAACTCAATAATAGTATCTATTTTTTCCAAATACTGTTGTTCAAATTTATCCAAAATGGACAAATATATTTTAGTAATAATATCTTTCATTTGTATTTTGATGGATGAAATGTTCTTACATAACTCTTGAATGAGAGAAGAAGTTATAGAATCATTACTAGCCGTTTGAGTAATAAACGCAAGCTCGGGTTTAAACTCAAATGACTTGGTTTGATTATCAAAAGAAGATACATACTCTAACTGAACTGATTTTTTATCCTTTAAAAAACTTTCTTTTAAAATATTGCATCTGCGTTTGGTGGCAACAAGACTAAAACTATTTTTTTCGGTTTCGTGAATTTTAACATAGTCAGTTGATGCATTCGCCTTGGTACTTTTTTCATACTTCATAATAGACTTGTTTAAAAAAACACGTATAGCTTCTAGTTTATCGTTGGATTCCAATAACGTTTCATTTCTCTCATCAAGTTCAGTATCAATCCCTTTTTTAATGAAGTTTAATTCAAACTGCATAGTAGTTTCAATATCCTCACACAAGGTAACATCTATATTTGATTCAATAAAATCATACACTTCTTTACAAAAAACGGCAACTTGAGAGAATTCGGATATATTTTTTTGTAGATACTCTGCGAAAACATTATCACCGCAAATTTGAGAGAAAATTTCGGTTTGTATGACTTTTAAATTTTTGTAGAATTGAACCAGTGACTTCGGAGATAATTTTTTCATTATAATTTGTCGTACGAGTTTTGAGATGTCCTTGATAAGTCCTAATTTATTTTTTAAAAATTCATAGTCGTTTATCCTTCCCAGTAAATGTTCTGTAATATTATATTCATTTGTCAAAAATTCTATATCCGTTGTTGGATTCAACAAATGGTATGAAAACTTTCTTTTCCCCATAGAGGTAATACAAAGATTCAACATTTTCTCAACCGATGAATATTTCCCTCGGTAGTTATCATCATCAATAATATTCAATTGTTTTAAAGAATGATTGGCTAAAATCAGTCGGTCACTACAGTTTTCAAATTTCGGTTCGCTTATTTTGTTCACTAGGTTAGGATTATGTTGATAAATAAAATCAAGGAGAAAACAAAATGCTTGAGTTGCTACCGAGTTTTGGTAAAAGTTTTGATAGAAAGAATCAAAATCGTCAATCTTATAGAATTTAGTTAGTAATTCTTTTTGGTAAATTTGTTTCTCGCAGTTTAAAACACGTTTCACTTTCTCTCCTCCGTTTGGGTCATCTATCCAAATTTTATGTATGGATTTTGATTCAATGTTACCATAATTAATAACGTCGTCCATTTCTTTTTCCGTAATGTTACCAATTAAAATAACCTCACTTGGATTATAAATAGAGATAAAACGCTCCAATTCATCAAATGTAGTTGGGTTACGAATATATGTTTCGTTGAATTCAAAAATAGATGTTTTGCCAGTATATACATCAATATTCGCCAAACCGACGTAAATAAGTTGATTTCCTCCAACGTTTCTCTCTTTACTCTTGTTTTTAAAAGTGGAATAGTGGTTTAAATATTGAGATTCAACTAAATTTATCCATATACAAGTAGTGTTGTTGGTTATTTGAGATGATGAAGATGAGTCAAGAGAGAAATATGTGCCCGGGGAATATATTCCGGCCAAACTTCTCGTAGTATTTTTAGTTTGTTCATCTTGGGTATAAACCACAACTGTAAAGCCGGATTCTTGTAGTTTTTTCAAGTATTTATCAATCATATAATGAGAGAAACCCGCCATAACAACAGAGTCGGCACCGACACATATTTTTTTATCAGCAATATTAAGGTCGCAAATTCTTGAAAATTCGGTGATTTCACTTCCAAACATTTTAGCGTTCGTTTTGTCTTCTAGTCCATATACTTCAAAAAATGCACCCACTTGCATTAGCACGACTGTTTTTTTACCGTATTCATTTTTGTATTTTTTAGTTAGTTCAAAATATTCTTTTACAAGTGCCATTTGTAATGAGGGAAATTAGTCTAATTATATTATTGTTCTCTCTTTAATCTTATTTTATAATTGTATTTTTGTTAGAAAAAAAAAATAATATTTAGAAAATATATAAGAATGAGTAATTGGTTTGATGATTTTAAGTCACTTCCAGAAGAAGTACCCGCAGCCGTAAAAGCAGAAGCACAAGCTGGAGGTTCCAGACGTAGAAAGAGAAGAGGGGGTCGCAAAACTAAAAGAAGAGGTGGAAGTCGTAGAAGAAAGCATTCAAGAAAACATCATTAAATATTTAGGTAAGTATTAAGTAAAGTAGTATAATAAGTATTTGAATATAAATACGTATTATAATTTTTCATTCTTTTGTTTCATTCATTAAGTTAAATAACAAAACATCCTTATTTTGATTAGTTACATCACCAGTAAGCATCGCCGACTCATACGTTTTTCGTAAAACATTATTTGGTGCATTACTTCCTATTTTTAATAATCCGTGCTCAACTAAATATTTTTTCACATCATTAATGGGTTTCTTTTTTAGTTCTTTGTGTGCATCAACAATTTGTTTTCGTGTTTTGTTATTTTTTATTAATATTCCAACTTTTCTATAAACATTATTTTTACCAAGTGTATATTTTTTACGTATTGTTTTTTTAATAATTCTTTTGATTGGGTCGTTTTCTTCGATGGGTGGGGATGTTTCCGTATTTTCAGTGCTTTCATTATTTTTTTTATTTACATTACTGCTACCAATGATAGTGTCTAATGTTGGTGCGCTTGCAACTGCATACGCTGGTAAACTTTGTTGTTCTTCTTGATTTTTTATCTTATTTTGTTCTTGTTCTTTTAATTTTTTTCTTAATAGTTCTAATTTTTTTTCGCGTTCTGTTTTAACTACATTAGCATTGGTAGAAGACATTGACACTTGTTGTGGTTGTTGTCGTGAGTCAATAGAATAATTTACATTTAAAATATTATTTGTAGTAGCAAATTCATTTGAATTCTGATTATTATGATTTTTAACAGTATGGTTCCACTGTCTAAATGTAGGTTTAGTACCACCTTTTAAACATCCGTAGGGAACACTGTTATCATTCGGTTTAACAACATTCACTATATTAGAAGACCAAGTATTCGTCTGTGGTTTATTTAAATGAATTGGTAGAGTATTTACTTCTGGTGGTTTAATGATAACTGGTTCTTTTAATTCATCTGGAAGTTCTAACTCAACATAGGGTGGCGATGAAATATCATATGTATTTGAATAAGTTGGGTTTTTTACGGTTTTATTTTGAATTTTTCTTTCATATTTCTTTTTTTCAGTGTCTTCTTTTTGTTTTTTAGACAGTAATGTCAAATAGTTCATAGATTCATATAATTCATCGTGGTCTTCTGTTTTTTGTACAACTGAGTTGTTTTCACTTACACCAGTTGTCTTTATTGAAATGTCTAAATCATTTTTTTCTCTATTTTTATGTTCTTTAATGCGATTTAAGAATTGTTTTTTTAATGAACTTTCATTTAACGTAATTGGTATATTTGGTTTAGGTTTTTTTTCACGATTTTTTCTTGTTTTATCTGACGAAGAAATGCCAGATTTAAATAATTCTGGATTTATTTTAATTGTTTTTTTTGTTTTATCTGACATTAATACTACGTAATATTATTTACATAGTAATTTTACGAAAATTAAACATAAATACTCATTAACATTTTATTCATAGTTTCAGTTTCTTTTCTGTTTTTAACATTATCATTTTTTAAAAACATTTCAAACCCTTTTTCTAAATCAGCAACAGTTATTTTTTTTCTATCAGTTTCTGGTTTGCAAAAAATACGCCTTCCATGTGCTATTTTTATTTTTGAAAACAACGTTTCAATATCTCTTCCAAAAAATTTAAAATATACCATATTTTTTTCAAACCATTCTGCATTAATTTTTGTTTTTTCTTCAACAGTCCAACCAGCATCTTTTACTTTTTTTAGAAATATTTGGAACAAATCTTCTGATTTATAGTTTTCTGTTTTAAATCTCCATGTAAATCTAGAGTCTAACCCTTGGTTATAACTAAAAAAACAGTCTTTCAGTTCGCTCTCATACCCAGCAATAATTACCATTAATTCGTCTTTATGGTCACTTAATGCTTCACACAGCGTATCAATACATTCTTTAGAAAAACTGTCGCGTTTTTCAACATTCCCCAAGGAATATGCCTCGTCAATAAATAACACACCTCCAATACATTCTTGAATGACTTCTTTTGTTTTTATTGCTGTTTGACCAAGATAACCGGCCACTAAATCACTACGCGTCACTTTTTTAAATACACCTTTTTTTAATATACCCAAGTTACAAAAAATTCTTCCTATAATTTTTGCAATTTCAGTTTTACCAGTACCCGGTGGACCATAAATAACAGTATGCATAAAGTCGCCATTTGATGAAGTACTATGTAAATCTTGGATATAGTACAGTAACTGGTCAACTACATTTTCTTTCATCTCTTTCATTCCAATCATATTATTCATTTCATTTAACTCATTCTTTATTTTATGTAAGGAACTCATATTTATGTTATACTCAATTTCATTGTTTAACGGATACTTATCTATCAAGTCAATCAAATCTTTTATATTATTTATAGTTGCGCTAACTTCTACCTTTTTTTTAATAATCGGACTTTTTGGTATATTTTTTATCTTTTTACCTTCGTTGTACTGTTTTCCTTTTATATTTTCTTTGATAAAGTCATTTACTGTTGGAGTAGTTTTGTCATAACAAGAAGATACTGTAGATATGTAGCAATTTGTATATATTCCACTTGTATTAATATCATTTTTTGGTTGGGCTTTTGCAGTCGTTTTTTTTTCAATCGCATCTAATATTTCTTTTATAATTTGTTGTTCTTTTTCATTATTGTCATATACATTTTTGTTAGTTTCATAATATGACAATACCAAGTTATTCTTGAATTTCTTATCCATATGTTGTAGAAATGTATTATAATTATATTTTGGCTTCATTTTCCGTATTTTATTTAAATAAATTATATTTATGTGTTGTTTTCATCATATATATTATTTTTATTTTACGTAATATTAGATGTAAAAAAACAATTTAAAAATAAATTGAAATGATTAATAACCCATAAATGAATTCAACAATAAACACCATGAATACTCCAACTCAAGAAAATTTTGAAAAAAGATCATCTTCTTTTGACTTAGAAAATGACCAATATATTGAAACTCCATGGACTATTATTGAATCTTATTTTAAGGGCCAACATTTAGATAGGTTGATTCGTCATCAGTTAGAATCATATAATAACTTTGTTTCATATCAAATACAAAAAACAATAGAAATGTTTAATCCAGTAAAAATCGTTTCGGAACAAGATTATGATGCAAAAAGTGGCAAACATTCTCTTGAGATTTACGTTACGTTTGAAAATTTCCATATTTATCGTCCTCAAATTCACGAAAATAATGGTGCTACAAAATTGATGTTTCCTCAAGAAGCCAGACTAAGAAATTTTACTTATGCATCTGCAATGACAATTGATATGAATATTAAATTTGTTGTTCGTAATGGTGCATCACTAGAAAATACACAAACATTTTATAAAACTTTACAAAAAATTCATATTGGAAAATTGCCTATTATGTTGAAGTCTAATATTTGCGTTTTAAATCAATACAAACACGTTGATAATATTCACACTGGAGAATGTAAGTATGACGCCGGTGGTTATTTTATCATCAACGGTTCTGAAAAAACTGTGTTGGGACAAGAAAGAGCTGCAGAAAATAAAGTTTACTGTTTTAATGTTGAGAAAAATAATACCAAATATACTTGGATGGCAGAAGTAAAGTCGGTTCCAGATTTTAAATGTATTTCCCCAAAACAAATAAATATGATGGTTTCTTCAAAGAATAATGGTTTTGGTTATCCATTGTTGTTACAGTTGCCACGTGTGAAACAACCAATTCCATTGTTTATTGTGTTTCGTGCTTTAGGTGTTATTTCAGATAAAGAAATATGTGAAAAGATTTTGCTTGATATTGAATGCGAAAAGTACAAAGAAATTTTGCAAGGTTTGCAAGCATCTATTATTGAAGCAAATGCATATATGACTCAAGAGGAATGTATTAAATATATTACAAGTTACGTTATGTTTACTCCGATTAATATGGATAAAGAAACTGGCGCGCGAAAAAAATACGAATTTACGATGGATATTTTATCAAATGACTTGTTTCCACATTGCACAACTAAAGAACAAAAAATATACTTTTTAGGTTATGCTGCGAATCGTCTGTTAAAGACAAGTTTTGAGTGGTTGCCACAAGATGACCGTGATTCGTATTTGAATAAACGTATTGATTTAACTGGAGCACTTTTGAATAATTTATTCAGAAATTACTTCAACAAGTTGGTAAAAGATATGGAAAAACAAGTTATCAAAGAAATAAACACTGGTTCTTGGCGTTCAACCGATGATTACCAAAGTATTATTAACATGACGAACATATATAAAATTATAAAATCAACTACGATTGAAAATGGTATTAAAAGAGCACTATCTACTGGTGATTTTGGAATTAAACACGTGAATAGTAACAAAGTAGGTGTTGCGCAAGTGTTGAATCGTTTAACTTATGTTTCCAGTTTGAGTCACGCTAGAAGAATTTCTACTCCGGTGGATAAAAGTGGTAAGTTAATTCCACCTCGCAAGCTGCATAATACGTCGTGGGGTTTCTTATGTCCAGCGGAGACGCCAGAAGGAGCTTCTGTTGGTGTTGTAAAAAATTTGAGTTATATGACTCATGTTACGATTCATTCAAATAGTTTGCCAATCTACGATTACGTACAACCGCATATTGTTCCAATTCAACATTTAACACCTAAAGAAATGTTCAACAAAACAAAAGTATTCGTAAATGGTAACTGGATTGGAATTAGTGAAAGTCCGTTGGAGTTGTATCATAATTTAAAGGACAAAAAATACAAGGGTATTATTAATGTATATACTTCAATTATATTTGATTATAAATTCAATGAGATTCGCGTGTGTAATGATGCTGGACGATTAACAAGACCATTGTTACGTGTTCGTGACAATAATATACTCGTTACAGACGAAGTGATTCACGGTATTAAAAGTGACAAATTAGGTTGGAATGACTTGATGACGAATTGTAACATTGAAGAGTCAATTATTGAATACATTGACCCAGAAGAACAAGCGTGGTCAATGTTGGCTATGAAACCGAAAGATTTGTTGAATACTGACTATGAAGGGAAAAACAAGGGAGATAATATTTTCAAATACACACACTGCGAAATTCATCCAAGTACAATCTTTGGAGTGTTAGCGTCTTGCATACCATTTCCAGAACATAACCAATCTCCTAGAAACACTTATCAATGTGCGCAAGCAAAACAAGCAATGGGTGTTTATGTGACCAACTTTGATAATCGTATGGATAAAACAGCATATGTCTTGAATACTCCCGCACGTCCATTAGTAGATACACGTATTATGGATATGATTAAAATTAATAATATTCCATCTGGATTCAATGTAGTTGTTGCAATAATGACCCACACGGGTTATAATCAAGAGGATTCGTTGTTGATTAACAAAGGGTCTATTGACAGAGGATTATTTCAAGCAACGATTTATCATACTGAAAAAGATGAAGACAAACAAAAAATAAATGGTGATGAAGAGATTCGGTGCAAACCAGACCCAACCAAAACGAAAGGAATGAAATTTGCAAATTATAATAAAGTCAATAATCGTGGTGTTATTCCAGAAAACACACTAGTAGAAAATCGTGACGTAATTATTGCGAAAATAACTCCTATCAAAGAAAATCGTAATGACCACACCAAGTTGATTAAATATGAAGACCAAAGTCGTATTCATAGAACAGATGAAGAAACCTATATAGATAAGAACTATATTGACCGCAACGGAGATGGTTATAATTTTGCCAAAGTGCGTTTAAGAACAGTAAGAAAACCAGTGATTGGTGATAAGTTTTCATCCCGTAGTGGTCAAAAAGGTACCATTGGCAATATTATTCCAGAAGAAGATATGCCATTTACCGCATCTGGAATTCGTCCAGATATTATACTAAATCCTCACGCAATTCCATCTCGTATGACAATTGCACATTTGAAAGAAACTTTGATGACAAAAGTACTAGTTCAATTGGGACTGTTTGGAGATGGAACAAGTTTCGGTGAACTAGATGTAAAAACAGTATGTGATGAATTAATTAAACTTGGGTATGAAGGTCACGGAAACGAACTATTACATAACGGATTAACGGGAGAACAACACGAATGCAGTATATTTATGGGCCCAATCTTCTACCAGAGACTAAAACATATGGTGAATGACAAACAACATTCGCGTTCTATTGGTCCGATGGTGAATTTGACGAGACAACCAGCAGAAGGCCGTTCGCGTGATGGTGGTCTTCGTTTCGGTGAGATGGAAAGAGATGCAATGATATCACATGGTGCATCACGTTTCACTAGAGGCCGTATGTACGACGCGTCAGATAAATACCACGTTTATTCTTGTAATAAATGTGGAATGATTGCGACATATAATGATGAGATGCATATACATATTTGCCGAACTTGTGAAAATAGAGTAGATTTCTCGTATGTTGAAATACCTTATGCTTGTAAATTATTGTTCCAAGAGTTGTTGACAATGAATATTGCTCCGAGACTGATGACGAGTAACTAAGTATTTGTCTTAATAGTTTCTTGTTGAACTACTTCACCATTATTATTTTCATCAACTTCAATATATAACCTTAATAGTAAAAATTCCATCTCAGCATCATAACTAAACCTAAGATATATATTATTAGGATTGAAATTATTTGTTATACCACTAATACGGTTATTGTCTTTTATAGGACCCTTTTCATTTTTATTTAAAAAAATAAATCCATTAAATGAATAGTTACCGTTATTATTGACAAATACCATAATATAATTTTCACATTCTGTTTCTAATCTATCAGTTCCTACAAATGGTGCTAATAAATTTACTAAATTATTATACGTAACTCCGGTGCTAGGAATTCTACTTGTTATATATGTGTATAATTCGTCGATATCAATATAAACATATCCAAAATAACTTCTACACATTGGGCATTTACACGCTACTATCGTGTTGGAACTAATACACCAATTCAATATACATTTTTTATGATATGTATGTTCTGGACCTTCCATGTTTGTACACGTAATTAATTTTTCATTATCTAACATATCAATATAACAAATACTACATTCGCCAACTATTTCTGCTCCGCCCATCATCTTTTTTGCACGATGTTTTCGTGATTTTTTTGTTCTATTTTTTTTAGATTTTTTCGTATTTTTGTTATATTTTCTGTTTATTATTTTTTTAGATTTTGACATATATATATAAAGAATATAAAGAATTTTTTTTACTACTAATAGTAAAAAAATAAAAAATATTGATGAATACATTTTTTTCTAAATTTAAAATAAGTCACGTATATCGTATATCTGGATTTAAATCTATTACTATTCAAGTATTGGACAATATTACAAATGCAAAGAATAAACAAAAAATGATTATGGAAATATTTCGTCTGCATACTACATTTTATGAAAATGTAGACTTTGATGATTTATTTATGAATATATTAGACTCGCTTTTAACAATAGAAAATTCTGAAGAATTTGGAAGTTATTTGGAAATTTCGGCGCAAGTTGTTACTGATTATGGAATAACTGAAGAGATGTTGAGACAAGTATTAATAGACTGGATTTATAGCGAACCATTTTTTAGAAGACAAATTACAAATGAAATACCAAGTGCAGAAGCAAAATTATCATCACCTCCGATGGTCGTTGTGTCTTTTGTTTAAAATTGTATTTTATTCTACAGTAACTACTTTGGCTAGATTTCTAGGATAGTCTGGGTTATTTCCTTTTTCTAATGCAGTATGGTAACTAATTAACTGGATATACACATTTGCTAATAATCCACCAAAAGTTTTATTTCTTTCTATAACAAGTTCTCCTTCTACATCAGAAATTCTTACAACGTACGCATTTCTTGCTTTTATTTCTTCATAAGCATTTTTATTTTTATCACGGTGTTCATCATCAACATCAAAAATAATAATTGGTGTTTTATTTTCTATTAACGCAAATGGTCCGTGTTTCAATGCGGAAGACGAATACCCTTCTGCGTGAATGTATGCGACTTCTTTAATTTTTAACGCACCTTCTTTTGCAATGGCTTCTTCTTTTCCTTTTCCTAACAAAAACATTGTTTTTGAATACTTTATATTTTCTACTATATCCATAATAGAGTTGATGTTATTTGTAATATTTTGTATTTGAAGTGATAAATAATGTAAATCATTTATTATTTGCAAACGCATTTCCATATTTGTTCTACGATTTTGTGAAAACCATACTGCTATTAAGGTTAATACAATACACTGATTCGTAAATGATTTGGTTGATGCTACTGCAACTTCACGACCAGCATTCAAGTATACACCACAGTTACATTCACGAGCAATCAGAGAGTCTATAACATTTACAACACCAATTGTAATTAAATTATTATTTTTTGCAATTTGTATGCATCTATGTAAATCTTTAGTTTCTCCAGATTGAGATAATAATATAACTCCGGTTTCCCCATTTTTTGGAATATCTTTTATATTAAAATCTGCGCCATCATATACGCTTACAGTATCAAATATATTTAACGTTTTAAATATATCCGATGACCATAGACCAGAATGATAAGATGTTCCACAACCAAGTATGACTATATGATTTAACTTGAGTAATGTATCTTTATAACATTCTAAACCACCTAACTTTACACTACTATTACTTTCAACTCTTCCACCATTATTTATGGAACGAATAACAGCTTCTGGTTGTTCCATAATTTCTTTAAACATCCAATGAGAATAACCACTTGGTTTTAATTCTACACGAGTATCGTTTTTTATTTTTTGAATATTATATCTATTAATATTTTCAGTATATGTGATAGTATCTTTTTTTGTAATTTCAATCAGATCATGATTATCTAAAATAATATATTTTTTAATATAGTTATTAAATGCAATTTGTTCGGACACTACTATAATATACTCATCATCCATTCCTAATAAAAGAGGAGAACCATTACGAGTAATCCATAATTTATTTGGGTAGTCACGATGCATTACTACAAGAGCCCAAGTACCACGTAATTCTTCAACTGCATTTTTTATTGCTTGTTCGGTTGTTACATTATTATCTAAATGATAACCGATTAAAACTGAAATAACCTCTGTATCTGTTTGAGATTTAAAAAAATATCCTTTATTTATTAACTTTGACTTTATCTCTTGAAAATTTTCAATAATTCCATTGTGAACAATTGCTATACGTTCATTATTATCATAGTGTGGGTGTGCATTAATATCAGTTTTTCCACCGTGGGTTGCCCATCTAGTATGACCGATTGCACAAGTTGATGTATAATTTAAATTATTAATACTATTTTCTAATTTTTCTAATGAGTCATGAGTATTTGCAGAAGCATATTTTATAACTTGAAGACTGTTATTATAGTTACAACAAATACCTACTGAATCATATCCTCTATTTTGTAACAATTTTAGTCCAGATAATATATACTCTTTATAATGAAGACTACCTAAATAGCCTACAATTCCACACATTTTTATTTATTGTTATTATATTTTTAATCAAATTACGAAAAAAAATTGATTTAAATTTCCAACTTTTTTCTAATGCATAAAAAGTATTTCAATTTAAATCAATTTACGAAACAATGAATCTATTTATTCTATCACTTTGTTTTCAAGAATGTGTAGAATGTATGTTTGACAAACACGTTTCTAAAATTTTATTAGAAGCAGTTCAAATGCTTTGTACGACGATTCAGATTGTAGACCCAGAAAATCCAGTTAAGGATAAAATCAAAATATATAAAATAGCACACAAAAATCACCCCGTAACTATTTGGATGCGTTCATCATTAGACAATTATATTTGGACGCTTAACTTGGTTGAAGCAATGCACAACGAATGGAAATATCGTTATGACCATCCAGCTGAAAAAATGCACAAGTCATACATAGTTGCACAATATTTGAGAAAATACGCGCCATCTGCTGACAAGTTTCCCAATGTAGGATTAACACCTTTTGCATTAGCAATGCCAAAAGAATGTAAAAGTGACGACCCAGTAGAATCTTATCGCAAATATTATCAAACCCCAGATAAACAACGAATCGCATCGTGGAAAAAACGAGGAAAACCAAAATGGTATCATTTTACAAAAGCAGAAGACGAAGAATTTACAATTTATGTTACTATTTCAGTAAAAAAATCAAAAAAAAATAAAATTCAAAAAATATAAAGTTATATAAATTTATATTTTTTATATCAAATATTTTGACATTTGGACTCCGTGTTTTTCAAATCCATTTTTCTCGTAAAAGTCACATAAGTTCGCTTTACAGTCTAATATTATTTTGTAACAATTTTTATTATTTGCGAAAAAGATTAACTTATCTATTATTTTTTTAGAAATGCCCAACGACCTAAAACTCTTATCAACGACAATATCTTCAATATGTCCAACATATTTACCACTTCTAATAATCTTTGGTTCAAAAATTATTGTTCCAGAACCAATAATACATATTTTGTTTTCTGTATTTGTATAATAACAAACAAATATATATCCCATACTTTTTATTTCAAGTAAGTTATTCATAAATTCGCCTTTGGATAGCATTGGTGCTTCTGTGAGGTGTGACAAAAGTTTTATATACTGTTCTATTATTTCTTCAAGTTGACTAGTGTTATTTTCAATTAGTTGCCATAGTGTGTTATATTCAAAATTTAACATTTATTATTTTATTTAACAAGTATTTTTTATTATATATTTTATAATAAAACAAATTATAAAATAAATTATCTTCTCTTCGTGACGCGATGTTTTCTCTTTTTATTACTTCGTTTGTGTCGGTGTCGTTTTGTGACACCTTTGGCGGTTCCTTCAAGTGCCGCTTTTTTTTCTAGACGTCTTTGTTTTAAGAATGCTTTTCGTTTTTCACCTACCTCATCATAGAGAGACATTCCAGTATAGTTTTCTCCATATCCGGGTTTGCCTTCAAATATAGTTCCTTTAAAATTTGCACGATCTAAACCGTGCACCCCTTCAAATGTAACACCTTCAAGATCAGCACCTTCAAAGTTAGCTCCATCAACAGTTCCCCATTTAATCGTAGAATTTTTTAAGTTTGCACCCTTTAAATTGGTTGTTAACAAGTCAGCATTAAAAAATTGAGAGTCTTCTAAGTTAGATTTTTCAAAGTTAACTTGGTGTAAATTTGTGGTATGGAAAATGGAATGGTCTAAATCTTTTCTGTTTTTGAATGCTTTTTTATTTTTTTTAAAATTAGTAAAAGCAAAATTGTTTCTTTTTTTTTTATCCATACTATCATCTTTCTTTTCTGGGTTTAGGTAGTCATATATATCGGTATGAATTATTCTCTCCGACATATATTAATAAACGAAAATAATTAAAAAACAACTATTTTTATTTGAGTGTTTTTCTTGATTTTCTACGTCGTGTTCTTCGTTGTTTTCTCCGCTTGTTTGTTTTACCGCCTTTTTTAGTTGGTTTCTCTATTGGAAGAGAAGGAGGTGTCAGTCCAAACGACACTTTTCCATATAAATCCGAAGACCTTTCGTCTGGAATACCCGTTTCTCTCATTTTTCCCATAAATGTATCATACTCTCCGCGTTTTACGTATCCCCGCATTTCTGTTGCAGACATGGCACCTTTTGGTCTATCCAAAGGTTCAACTTGGTACGACGATATTTTATCACCCAAACTTTTTTGAATCCATCCATAATCAACGGCACGATCTTGTCCAACAATCAAATAAGCGTTGGGTTTTTCATAACCAAATTGACTAAATAGGGCATTAAATGACTTTAAAATTGGGTTTTTTCCAAATTCTTCTGGTGTGGGGTCGTCCATACAAACAATAATGACTTGAATCTCATCTATTTTATCGGGAGGGAATTGACCTTCTCTCTTCATTTGATTTTTTAGAGAGTCAATTAACCCAGATAATATGAATTCTCTTTTTTCTTTACATTCTAATGGATTCTTTTTAAAGTCAACAGTGTGTGACAAAATAATTCCCACTTTATTTTCTCCAAATTGCAATGCTCTTTCAACCAACGTTTTGATTAGTCCCATATGACCCGGAGTGGGTGGGTTCATACGACCGATGGTAAATATTATTGTATTGCTCATAAAATAAAATAATATTATAATTTTAAGACTGTGTATTTTTTTCAGTTTCTGGGTCTATTTTGATTTTCTTCATTAAATTTTGAACAATGTTTTCAGAAAACAATGTCAACAAAATTAACAAGGTAATTAATGTGACACCCACTGCAACGTGTGCTAATGGCGTGTGTAATTTTAACATATCCATTATTTTGTGTGTTGTAAATCCTAAAAACATATTTGGTAGAATAATGGAATAAAATATAAGGAGAAGACCAGTAACTACGCCGGTAGCATATCCATAAGTGATGGTATTTTTTCCAATGTTTAGTATAATTCCTAAATAGGCAAGTAAATCTACTAAAATTTTATGAATATAGTCTTTTTTTGTGCAAATTTTATCTTTTAACTTGTTCTGTAATTTAGACGAATTTTTACCGAGCAACGACTTATCAAAACAGACTTTGTAAAAATCTTTGAACTGACTATATCCAGACTCAGTTAATACAATTGCAGTTTCGTTTGAAAACGGCAGTATAATTGATAAAATATGAATAATATTTGATATATTTGACGACATTTTTACTTTATTTCTTATATTAAAGAGAGAAAATAATATATAAATATATAAATGAGTGAAAGTGAACAAAAAGAAACCAAAGTAATAGTTGCGCGTAAATATGAAACCGCAGATGAATTTTTAGCTAGGAGAAAAAAAGAAGATGCCGAGAGAAAAAAACAAGAAGCGATAGAAAGACGTAAACAAACACGTAAGCTTCGATTACCAGAGTATACACCATATTCTAATTCTTCTTCCAAAGCCAAGTCAAAGTCATTATCAAAAGAACAAGAATTGGCACTGTCTGGAATAAATGAAATGAATAATAGAAAAGAAATTGCAGTTGTTAAAAAGATATTAGACATTACACCAAGTAAAAAAGTTCCAGAAGGAGTCAACCCATTTCTTCCTACTCCGATGGAGCTAGGGTTAATCAGAAGCGAGGAGAAAGAAGATGTTACGCCTAGTACCAATCCAGTTGCATTAGATTTTGATGTTGGAGAAGAACTAGAGTTTGATGAGTTAGATAAAAACGAACAACTACCACCAAATATAAAAAGGATTGGAGGTATAAAGAGAAGAAAATTAATGAAGTTAAGAAAGTCTTCTAAAAAGTCGCGCAAGTCAAAACGAAAAACAACACGTAAAGTGCGTCGTCATCGTCGTCATTAAAACTTGTATATTTTACGCATTATAAGTGTAGTAAGGGTGAATAAAATACCGCCCCACAAAGTGTCTAGCAAAACAATTTTATAAGTCCATTTTTTAAAAGTTGCTTTATTTGTGGTTTCATAGACCGCATAAATGACGACGCCCAATAAAAACGCGTCAAGTAATGATTTCTTTTCTCTCAAAATGAAATAATTAACACCAAAAGCCAAAGCAATATAACACAAAAATGCTGGGAACAAATTCAAAGATATTGGTGTTCCTTGGACGTCTAAAACTTGTTGGGAAAGAAAGTCCTTGTTCACATAAAAGTAAATTGAATCAAGCAAAATTAAAATAAAAATGGTAGTAAGTATTTTTACCAACATATAATTATTATATATTATATTTTGATAATTTTATTAGTTTAGAAGATTTTTATATAGTTGATATATATATGCCAGGAACTCAAGCGTCTTTCAATACAAATCATACATTTACATCAAGTTCTTTAACTAATTTTGTAAATATATATCCCGGAAGTAAATTAGGTGGAGGTTTACCCGGATTTATTCCCCAAGCACTTATTACCACAAACAATAATAACGAGTTTGCCGAAACCCGTTTTACTTTAAAGAATGCGTGGAACACTAATAACGCCAGAAAAGTAAATAACCAACAATCAGTTACAAGTCCTTTTCGTGCAATCAATAACGCTGGTGACTTGTTAGGTCGTCAGTATTATTCTTGCGGTGGTCCTTGTCAAACATTTCAAAGTCGTCCTAACTTACACGGATTAAAAAAAGGTTTCGGACATATTCAAGATAACTGTGACGGTTCTGGAATTCCACCTTCTGCTTGCAACGTAAAGTATGTTTATGATAGTTCGGACTATACTAGATATGCTAAACAAAAAGCGGTTAATAAAAATTATAATGACGCATCGTACGGTGGTGACCAAAGCTCAGCATCGCAAAGTGCTTGGAGAGCAATTAGAAGATTTTAATTTTTATCTATATTTAGGTTAGTAAGTTGACTATAATTATTTTAAATATAAATGTTTATAATAATTATTTAATGTATATGAGTAATATATTATCTTTAGGTTTTGGTTGTGTAGTTAAGTATACTATTGATAGATTTATTGGAAAAAAAGAAACAAACTTTTTTGATTATTTAATAACTGATTTTCAGACGGTATTAACTATTTTAAAAGACATAGATAATAGGTGGTTTATTTCTAAGGATAATTTTTTTCAGAATGGGACATGGGGGAATAAGAAAAGTTATATAGTAGATAATACCAGTATTCACATGAGGTCAGTTCATGATTTTCCGATTATTTTTCAATATAATCAACAACTTTACAACTTTATCTTGAAATGTAACAGAAGATTGGATAGGATAAAAAACTATATAAATGAAAATAAAAACCTTCATATGATACACTGTTTGGCTTATCAATATACAGATAATCCATATATCCCAACTCAAGATGACGTGAATAATTTTTATAAGTACATAAATGACATAAATCCAAATAATAAATGTTTTTTACATATTGTACTTCCTCCACAGTTTAACACAATAAATTTAAATCATTTGAAATCAAATAGAACATTTATATATTATTTGAATTATAATGACCAACAGTCGTCGGAATGGTGGACAAATGAAAATTATAACTGGAATATAATATTTGACAATATAAGAAAAATAGATAATTTTACCCAAAGAGTCAGACATCAAAATTTCATAAGAAATATGTTAAATAGAAATATGTCATATAGAAATATCTTTAATAGAAATATGTTAAATAGACATACATTAGATAGACATATGTTAAATAGAGGTAATATATTGAATAGAAATCTATTAGATAGAAATATAAATATAATTAATACCAATAGAAGTATAGTTAGAAAAATAAATAATTCTAATTTAAAAAATAGAAAGTTTACAAATTTTGTATATACATAAATTACAAATTAATATATAGTTTAAAAATAATAATATTTTCACATTATATTGTATAAATGACAACGATCGCATACAAACAATATACGAATATTCCTTATATGAGTGGTGGATATGCGAGTGCGCCAGTAGTAGGACCATTAAGCACAAATCAAACACCGTTAATGATGCCACGTCATAATTACGGTGCATTACCCGGAAAACATCCAAACCCTCCACAATTTTATCCATCAGATGGTGCAAGTGAATTTTCAAATGCACGTCGTCAGTATTTAAGAACACGCACTACTGAAAATAATATGGGTACGGGTACTCAAATGTATTCACCCCTTCCACCTACCAGTGTATATTCTGCAAATTTACAGAAAAGTTTCTTGGTATCACAATCAACCAAATATAATGCACCAAAATGTTCATCTATGTATACTTCTGCTCGTAAAAGTGCAGCAGTTGGTAAAAGTTCATTCAAGCAAGGGTTACCAAACGATGCTCTACTCACATATAAAAATTATAATCGTAATGATGTCAAAACTGCATTGAAATTTTCTAGAGCCGGTGGTTGTGTTGCTCCGGCAAAAAAAGGCTCAATTTATAATACCAGTTTATGTAACGGTAGAGTATGTGCTTGGGGTTCTTTAGTAAGTCAAAATTACTAATAGTGTAAATATAGACAATAAAAAAGTAAAAACAAAAATAAAAAATTTTATAAAGTAAATATATAAATGAACAAGTACGTGATTGAATTTTTAGGAACTATGTTCCTTGTTTTTGTTATTTTAGCAACTGGAAATTATTTAGCAATAGGTGCTGCTTTAGCAATTGCCGTATTGCTTGGAGGAGCTATTTCTGGTGGCGCGTTCAACCCAGCAGTAGCAATTGTTTTACTTGTTTCTGGTAAGATTCCATCAAAGGATATTATTCCTTATATTGTTGCTGAAATTGCTGGTGCTTTAGCAGCTTTCCAATTAGTAAGACTTGTTCTTAAGAAATAAATTTAAAATAGTAGTTTAAAAAGTGAATTAATTGTATTGTCAATATATATTAAATTTTCTTTTAATATAATATATATGCCAAAAAAACACCATAGTAAAAAAAGACATCATCGCAGAAGTCAAAGAGGAGGGGACTGGTTTGGTAGTAGTAGTTCACAACCCCCATCATCTTCTGGTTCTGGATGGTTTAGTGGTATAACAAATAAAGTAAAAGGTTTAACAAGTAGTATATCAAATTGGTTTGGGTCTTCTTCGTCTCCTAGTACTCCAAGTGCTTCGGGATATCAATCTCCACCACCACAACAACCTCAGTATGGACAACAAGGTCAATATGCGGGTAGAAGAAGACACACTAGAAAATTAGGACGTCGCAACAAGAGTAAAAGAAGATAAGCTGTTTAAGTTTTTCAATAAAATAACAAACAAATATATGACATTTTGATTTGAAAAATGTTATGTATTGAATTATTTTTTACTTTTTGTCATAATACGATATAAAATATAAATTCCAAGAATACCCAAACAAGCAAAGTAAATTTGGACAATTGGGTCTTTAGGTAAGCTTAAAAAAGAATTATCATTATCTTCTTTTTCACTTTCACTATCATCACTATCATCATCACTATCACTGTCATAATATTCTTCGTCATGAGTATAGTACTCATCATCATTATAATATTCATTTGAATAGTAGTTATTCATATTTCCGAATGCTTGCTTACATTTTTTTTTTGTAATAGGATTTTTACCATCCATAAAATTACAAGGGTCCATTGACTGAAGGTCAAGTGTTGTCATATAATGTGTTTCTTTAGATGCTTTATTATCAGTGTTTATTGTTTGTAATGTTACTTTTTGACAAGGTGGCGTCCCTCCCGCACTAAAACCTTGCATAATTTCAAATGGGTTTAATGCATTTAAATTACTCATAGTACCGGGTAATAAACCTCGCATTTGTTTGAAATTTGTTCCCATTCCAGATGAAATAAACGGTACATTTCCTAAAGGAACATTGTTAACGTAAATGTATCTGTCTTGGAGATTTTTTTTATCATCCATACATTTTGCACCAGTTTTCAAAAAAAATTTATTTCCTAAAGGTTTTCCAGTTTTACTAGCTTTACCGCTACCAGTAACAAGTACTTCAACATAGTTAACTAATCCGGCAACGTCCTTGGTCATAGCTGATATTGTTCCTTTGTCAGACATTCCTAACTCAGATGGATTTCTAATATTTTTCCAATAAGGATATGTTGGACCCATTACACTCTCTTCAAGACACTTTGCATTTGCAAGTGAATCTTTAAAAATATTTCCAGAAGGTTTATATCCCGCACATTCACTTGAAACAGAAGCACCACCAATAGGAACAATCACTCCACCACTACCTCCAGATTTCCCACCTCCGGATTTTCCACCTTTGGATTTACTAACTCCAAGTTTTGAACCTATAGATTTCCCAACTTTTTTAATTGTGTTCCCAACTTTTTTAATTGTGTTTTTTAGCGGTTTGATATCAATTTTTTTTGGCGGTTTTGGTTTTGCTGGTTTTGGAATTTTTATTTTGCCCATCTTAATATACAAATAGAAATTTTAATTGTTAATTTACTTGATTAATTATTTTATTTTTTAATCAAGTAAATATTCAAACCTATATCATTTAACTAACTGCACTTGTTACAGTTAAAGGAGGCCCTTTTGTCGCATTTATAACATCTTCACTGTTTTTACTATTCATTGCTTTTACTTGATTATTTAGAACAACAACATTATCTTTTAAATCTCCAATATCTTTTTTCATAGAACTTATATCAGTATTAATATCTTTAATTTGAGAATTAAGTATCATCACACTATCACTAGAACCTTGAAAAGTTTCAAAAATTCTAGAGTTATTTAAATATATTTGGTAAAATATCAATACTATAAAAAATAAAATTAAACTATTAATTAACATTTTATACATATTTTATATATATTGTTATAAGAAAATTTTATATAATTATATATAAATAATGACAACTTTAACATCTCCTCTCCCACAAGGAATGGGTTCTTATAATAATAGATCAAATGTAGGCGGATATGTAACATGGAAAGGTTCCGGAATGTATAGCAACCCCGCAGCAATTACTTCTGGTAATATTCGTCCTTTAACTAATAAGGACCCAACAAATGTATATCCAACCGGATTTGGACTACCTAGACCTTTGAAATGGCAGTATCGCAAAGGTACAACTACTAATGTTCCAATTATTGTTACTAACCCAGAAAATCCACTTGACTATGTTGAAATTAATACGAATCGTCAAGTAAAATCTTCAACTTCAACTTCCTTAATTAGACAAACAATGGATTATCCCGGACAATTCTCTGTAAAACAAAATTCAACAAATCAAATAAGTGAAACAACAAAACTTGACAAGGACTGTATTAACTGCAAAGGTATTGGTCTGGTAACAAACTATTATCCAGAATATTATCTAACAAACAACCCTTTACCAGTATGCGAGACGCCTCAAAATTGTTGTAATGAACAACGAAAAGCATTGTTAAGAGTAAGACCCGCCAGTACAAATTTAAAGAAAAATTACTATACTACTCTTGAACAGTACAGACAAAATAGATGCCAGACATATGACCAAAAAGTATTTAATTTTTATTCTGGAACCGAAACAATTAATGGTAATTCTACTGTTGAAACTTTAAGTAAATTTGCAAAACCCGGAAGTCCATATAGTACCACAAATTTATATGTAGGTAACTGTTACCCAAATACTGGTTTAAATGATTTTACTGAAGCAGACTTTCTTATATTTGCATATGAGATAATGAAAAGTAACGGAACACTTTCTGACGCAGATGTTTCATACTTTAATACACTATCAATAAAAACAATTGCTGGTTATGTAAATTATTTAAATACATTACCGTCTGGAAACAGTGTTCAAGCAAACCAAGTTTTCAAAAATATTATATTAAACCCTTATCTAGGTATGTCGTTAAACGGTCCAAGTAACCCTAGAGGATGTAAATTAGTTGTATATAAACCAAGTAACCCTCAATTTGCAGTGCAAGGTGGTGTTTCTAGTAGCACTCGTACATTAAAATTAGGATTAACTACTATTGAGAAAAATGTTTATCAAAATAATATATTAAAAGGTTCTGGTTTTGCAAGTGTTTATGCTAACGGTGGTGGACAACCATTCACTCCTCTTATTTATAAAACAAAAACTCCGGCTTGCACACCTAATCCATACTATCCATTCATGTACAAACAACAAGATAATCCTAAGACTTGTTTTAAAAATTCAAATGACTATTTGTACAAAACTGTCAGTGATACTGGTAATCTTAGTGCCGGACCAACTGTTGCTAATAATGGTATAAGTACAAACTGGAGTTAAGAATCAGTTATATCAACATCACTTGAAAAAATAACTTCATTGTTTTCATAAAAATTATTTTCAATAGATGGTAAAAATATATTAATCTTATCAACAAATTTATTATGTGGTATTTTAAATTTTTCACACCACTGAATACATTTTATAATGTTACTTTTTTTTAATGTCTCTATTTTATCCTCTCTATTTTTATTTTTTATAATGTGGAGTAACAAATCCAAGTGTTCTATTTGTTGATGACCAATATTAATGTTTGAATCTTCAATTTTATTCATAAAATATGCAGACAAATTATCATTTATTAGGGACTCAACTATAATATTACTATTATTTAATGTTTTTATTAATGATTCCAATTTATGTGTTAGCGGTTCATTTTTTTTAACGATGAAATGCTTACATACCAAATACCTCTCGTTTGTAATAATATTTGTTGTATTGGGTTTTACAATATATATTTTATCATACAAAGAAGTTAATATGTACAATGCATCAATTATTGGTTTGTAGAAAATGTTATCAATTTTTATAATAGTTACCCCATTTTCTTTTTGGTAAGTAAGTATTAATTGTAAAAAAAGTATTAAACCATAGATGTATGTATTGGTATTTAAATAAATTTTATTGTTTAACTCAAAGTATAAAAAATCTATACTCTGTTTTTGTATATTTAATGATTTCATTTCATTATATTTTTTGAATAAATCGTTTATGTTACTTGACTCATTCAACTCAAAAAAAATATGATTGTCATTATAATCCTCCCGCATAATATTCATACATTCAATAATTGAATGAGAATTTTTTCCCAAATGAATTGTATTTATATTCTCATTCATACCATCAAAAATATTGAAGTTATACATAATTTCCATAATAATAAAAAAAATATTATTTTGTGGTTTCAGTTTACTCACCGAATATTTTAAACCCGGTACTTTTGAAAAAATAAACTCATATGGATTTATTATTTTACAAATCAACTCATAGTTAACAGCATTCATCGCATCATTATTATCAAAGTAACTTTTTATTTGTTGTGTAACTATATTCAAATAATGAACCAATGAATGTGAAACTACTGGTTTCAGTACATTCACATCATTTTCTTTATTATTCTCAACTAATTTGGGATTTATGTCTATCGTGTTATGTTTTTTTGGTAATATATAATAACTCATTTTAATTTGATTATTGTTATTATATATTAGATTATTTTTAAGTCAAATTGTTTCATTATTCTTCAATTATAAAATCTACATTTTTACTTTTTGTTTTTTTTGCTTTTTTTGATTGTGGTTGTTCTTCTATGTTTTCAACGTCTTTTATCTCTGTATCCTTACCAATAACTAATTTTTTTGTATAAGGTTTTCTTGGTTTTTTTACTGGAATGATTTGTTCTGTTTCTATTTGTACTTGAGGTTGAGGTACTTCTTCTGCAACAACTTCTACTGCTGGGGGGTCATTTTCAACTTCATTGGCTTCACTCTCTTCTAATACCAACATTTGAGATAACTTTTTCACTTTTGGTTTCGTTACACCTTTTAGTGGTTTTTTAGATTTTTTTTCGGTAGTTTTTCCTTTTTTCTCATTCTTTTCTTTGCCTTCACTCATAGTTTCCTCCATTAACTCAATAGAAACTTTTTCTGCATTTACATGTGCTATTTTCTTATACACAAAATATCTATTCAAGAACGAAATCTTTTTTTCATATGCTGTCATTTTTAATGCATTTTCGTACTCACTTCTTTTATAACGGTCTCGTTTAACTTCTTCTTCCATCAAACTATACAAGTCTTGAAACATTCCAGTTCCATTTGGTAATCCCATTTCTTTTGCTTCATCTCTGGTAACTAACTTGAATCCATAATTTTCTAATATACGGTCCAAATAATCAAAATTAATTAAATATTCTGGAAACATTTTGTTGATGGACTCTTGGTAAACATTTATTTTATATCCTAAACTAGTGACATCATCTTCAAACTCAGACTCTGAATATTCTTTTTGAATTTCCCATACTTTTACATCGTCATCATATATATACTCACTTTCACCTTCTTTTTTATTTTTCAATAAATTAAATATCTTTTTACCATCATAACTCGTGCCAATAAAGTATCCATTCAATTTAGTACATTCTGCTAAATTTCTCATATAATTTTGAAATGTTTGTATATTTTCAAAGAAATAATGCAAAGCAAACTGACACGATGATATGTCAAAACCACTTTCACCAACGCCATACTGACGGTACACGCCTTTTCCTAGTTTTTCTTCATTCTTCGGACCTTCACCAAATACTGCACGAGTTATTTGCATTGCTTTATCATTCAACATTGCTGCACCAGAACGAATATTTGCACTACTATTTCCATTTACAAATAACGCATATGGCATTGACCTTGTAGATTTTTTATATTTCAAAAATCTTGCACAAGCACCATCTATCCGATTTTCCAAATTATCTTTGGAAATATCAATGCCAAATACAAAGGATAGTTGAGCCTTTATCCATTTTGGAAAATCACCTCCCTTACCACAAGCATAGTCAACTAGTGTGTTTCCTTTTTTTGATACTTGTGATATTAATGATTTTTTTACAAATAAATTGTGAAAATCACGAAGTCCTCTGGTTTTTGTGGATGACACACCTCTATTGTAATAAACATCTTCATCTACAATTTCTTCTGGAATATTTTTACCAGTACATATCATTTGTTCGGTAATTGGATTATGAATAGAATGCCAATTACTATTTGCAACGTGATATGCATTTCCAAAATTCTTTAATCCTTGTCTTAACTCGTTTGTTTTATCAAAACGAACACGTAAAGGAATCCAACACCATTCTTTTTTATTATTCAACTCATAACGAAATTCTACTATGGTGTTATCACCAAATACTTCCCTTTCTTCTGTAAACATCTGATTCACGCCAGTATCATCTTTTTCTAGCATAATATTTGTTATTCCAGCTGTTGGGTCATATGGGTCTGTTGGGAAGAACTGAACTGGTTTATAACCATCTTCATTATCAATATCATTTACACTTGGTAACTTGTCTTCAATAACGTCTTGGCAAGGATTTAAAAATCCGTGTTTCTTTTCATCAAATCCACAACGCAGAATTATTGTTTTGTATTCGTTCAATTGTATTGTAGTATTTACTGCAACTCCCTCTTGAAATATTGGTGTGACTAAATCTGCTCCAGTATCGCCTTTTTTAGTAGTTACTAAAAAGTCAATGGTATTGAACTGTGGCGGTTTCCATTTAAACGAATAATCCCATGTTGATTTTGATAAGGGACCGGCTTTTCCAACACGATCTGCACCAACTCCCATATTTTCTGGAGTAAATATTAAACCATCAGTGTTATATTCAAATAATCCTTGGCGTTCTTTTTCTAGAATTGCATTACAAAGAGTAAATATTGTATATTTTGTATTTATATTTTCTGTTTGATTCATTGTAACCCAATAAAATTTTTTACACTCAATACGTATAGGTGACAACATAACCTCTTTATGTTTATCATCTTTCGCCTTCACTACAGACGCTGGTTTTAAATTTTTAACTAATTCTTTCAATAATGTAAGACGAAATTTTACCTTTACATCATCTACGTTTTTAGGTGTAAAACCGTGCTTCCTAACATCAACACCCTCCTTAAAGTATATATCAAACGCAGCATACAAGTTTATAAACTTTCCGTGTTTATCGTGTAAAATAATTTCACCGTCTATAATGGAACTAAACAATTCAAAGTTTTCCGTTTCTGCTCCAGTAAATAATACTTTCATGTTGGTGTTCAATAAGTAGATTTTTCCTTTCTTTGAAATAAACATCAAGTGTCTCTCACCATCTGCTTTTTCAGTCACTGAATAATCTTTGCGAATGTTTGGCACGTTATTGTTATCATTCAACGGAACTATATTCTGCAATTGTAAAGTATAAGATGATGGACCAATAAAGTCGCTTGGATAAATCCGTTTGTCCGGATTATAGTTACCACTTTCAGTATGAATTAATTTCATATATTCTTGTAAAACTTCCGCTTGTTCTGGATATGAAATAGGATAATTTGTTCCTTGTAGTCCCATCATAACGTATTTGATTGATTTTCTTAATGCAACTAGTAAGTTATCTGGTTGGTTATACAATGTTCCGGGGCCAATCATAGAATTATTGACTTCTAACTCAATCTCATATACTTCGGCGTTTTCAAATACTCCCGACTCACTAGTTGTATATACTGGAACGACTCTTCTGTCTTTGGTAGTTGAATTTTTTACAATACTAATATCTACTTTGATTGGAATTTCTGGGTGTGTAAAAGTGACCCGATTTATGTATCTGAATATTTTCTTTGATTTTTCCCAACTTTCAATCATACTTTTCACAATTCCGGAGTTTGATTTTAACTGTTCTTCTGTTTGATAAGATACTCTAAAATTAAAATCATCAAAATTTACTGGAAATACATTTTCAGAACTTCCAGTTTTTCTGTAAAGCATCTTTTTATGAAAATCAATATTATTTCCCGAATATATACTTGAAGACATTAGTTTTTTCAAATCATTATGCTTACAATAATCTTGAATTGTTTGAAAACCGCGAATTTCTGTTCTAATGTTAGACATTTTAAAACGACCCGTTGATGAATCTAAAAACTCGTTCTGAACACGCAACATATAGGAACCTTCTTCATTTACACAAGTAAAACCAAGTGATTTAATTTTTTGAATGACATTGTTATAGTCTATTTTATTCAATGGTTTAATACCACGGGTACCAAAACGTACTTCTAACTCGTGATTCAATAGTAAATTTTTTTCGTATGGTTTATTAGTCATAAATAAACTGACCATATCCTCTAATTGTTCTTGTGGCGTCTTATTTGATTTTTTATATTCTCGTTTTCCCTCCTTTGACTGATGAGTTCCTTTATCTCCACTCATGTTGTCATTTTTTTTTAGTGTTTCTTGTTCTAAAATTTCTTCTTTTTGAATTATACTTGTCATATTATATTATATTAACACATATTTTTTATATTATAATCAATTTTTATAAAAAATATCAATACACCAAATAACAAAAATAAATAAACAAAAACTACTATATGTTTAATACAATTTGTTCATATAATTCATTCTTGGTTTTCTTTTTATTCTCACCATTTTTCATTGTTTCTAATCCCAGTTGTTTAGATAGTTCAACTAGTTCATGTGAAGTATACGAACCAACAGCTTTTAATGGTTTTTCAATACTTTCCCATTTGAACATTGTCTTGCGATAATGTTCTATTTGTTCTTTAGATGCTTCTGCTTCATAACAGTATTTATCATTCAACATATCATGAACCACGTGAATTGGCGAGTCTTCATCAAAAATCATTTCAAAACACTTGCGTTTTTGAATATACAACACATTTATATTGGCTACAATGCAAAGTGCTATAAATGTTTTCATTGTTATTGTTGAACAATTCACTAGTTCATTTTCTACGTGTTCCTTAATATTTTTTATTTTTTTACCTTTCAACTGTTGTTTATTCTCACGTAACATAGTGACGCATTTTATTTTATCATTCTTTTCATTTACAAAGGTTGAAACATCTGGATATTCGTATGCAGTAAAACCATTTTTCATTATAAAAAAACACCAGTATAGTTGATCTTTTTGTGATGGATAAAAAAATCTTTCTTTTTCTTTTTTCATTAATTTTTCTTTTTCCTTTTCTTGTTCAGTACTATTTTCATTTACGGTCATTATTTTATGTTTCGCATTCATTTTTAAGCGTGTTTTCAATGATTGAACTAGCAACTTACCATATAACATATAATCTTGTAAATCATTAATTACATGATTATAATTTGCAGTTGGTTGACGCGTTACTTGATTTCTATATTGATTATTATTTTGATTATATTTATGATGACGATGCATATTTACTATTCTTATTATTTTTTCCATTATTATCTTTATTATCTTTTACAAAATATATATTTTTAAAATTTTCTTTTTGCACTTCTACTTCATTTAAATTAGACTCTTGTGTATTTACATAACTAATATAATTTTTTAATTTTTCTATTACTTCGTCTTCAAAATCCGTCATATTTACCAGAACACCATACTTGTTTTCGTTAAGAGTAATTTTATTGTATTTACTCAAAATTCGCAAAACTTCTATTTGATTGAATTTCGGCATAGACTCTATTTTTTCACGTATACTATTCAACTCTTCTACATTTATTTTTCTGTCTTGCTCTTCTTCCTCTTCAAAACATTCATTTACATATGTTTCATTATTCACTTCTTGGACACTGTATAACTCAGTTGCCATAATAATTTATTTTACTATATTGTCAAATATTTAAACCCTTTTTACAAATGAGGTTATTATCATTACTTGCTAATTAAATCCCAATATTTTTAATGGTTTTTAATGCCGAATCTGGAGTCACCGAAATACTATCAATTTGTTCATTAATCAAAAAATTACAAAATTCGGAACTATCTGATGGTTGTTGACCACAAAAACCAATTTTAATTCCATTCTTCTTGTATGTTTTAATTGCCATACTTATCATCCTACGATAACTCAAATTTTCATCATTAGATAAATATGTGATTTTATCACTATCACGATCCACACCCAAAGTTAACTGTAACAAATCGTTTCCACCAATAGAAACGCCATCTATCATTGGACTAAACTCTTCTGCCTCAATTACGTTGGAAGGTATCTCGCACATCAAATAAACTTGAAGACCATTCTCTCCTCGCTTCAAACCATAAGACTCCATTTTTTCAAGAACTAATTTACATTCAACTGGTGTACGACAAAATGGAATCATCACTATAATATTTGTCATTTTCATTTCTTCCCTCGCATATTTGATTGCCTCACATTCTAATTCAAAACCTTTTTCATACTCACTTGAATAATACCTAGATGCGCCTCTCCAACCAATCATTGGGTTTTCTTCATTGGGTTCATACAAGTCCCCACCAATCAAGTTTCTATATTCGTTTGATTTAAAATCAGACAAACGAACAATCACATCATTTGGATAAAATGCGGAAGCAATCTTAGATATGCCACGGGCTAAACGTGTGATAAAATACCATTTTCCACTATCGTGACTACCGATGATTTGATATATTTTTTCTTTAATATCACTACGAATTTTTGGGTAGTTACACAATGCGATTGGATGTATTTTAATATAGTTACTAATAATAAATTCAAGTCTGGCTAATCCTACACCGCTATTTGGTATAATAGAACTATTAAAACTATTTTCTGGGTTACCCACATTCAACATCAACTTGACGGGTAGTTTTAAATTTTTATCAACTCTCATTTTGTCAATTGTAAAATCTAACTTACCTTCATAAACAAATCCTTGTTCTCCTTCAGCACAAGACATCGTAACTTCTGGTACATCTTTTAAAATTTCAGTTCCGTTACTTGTTCCAACAATTGCATTCAAACATAACTCTCTTGCAACAATAGCAGCGTGACAAGTTCTACCGCCTTTATTCGTAATAATTCCAGATGATATTTTCATAATAGGTTCCCAATCCGGAGTGGTCATATCCGTAACCAAAATATCTCCCTTTTCAAATTTTTCAAAATCATTAATGCTTTCAAGTATTTTGATTTTTCCAGTACTAATTTTATCGCCAACGGAAACTCCAGAAACTAAAATTTTACTTTTCTCAGTTAAAATATATTTTGAAATTTCTAAACTATCGTTATTGCTGTGAATCGTTTCTGGTCTGGTTTGAATAATATATATATTCTGGTCTAAACCATCAATAGCCCATTCTACATCAACTCCAATCTGTTTATCAAACATTTTTGAATAAGACTCTTCTAGTCTCAAGACAAAACGACCCAAAGTAGTTGCTTGGTTATTGGTTAAACTAAAATTTAACTTTTCAATCAAATTTGTTTCAACTTCCGTCACTCCACCTTCCTCACTGTAAATAATCTTCGTATTTTTGTCTCCTTTCTTCTTCATAATAATTGGGTCTGCCTCAATATCTTTCAATACTCTTTTGTCAAGAATAATTTCATCTGGCTTCACACCACCAGAAACAACTAGTTCGCCTAAACCAAAAGAAGAATTAATCACAATTGCTTTGTTGTATCCAGTTTCGGGGTCAATTGAAAAGGCTACACCAGCAGATCCTATATCAGACCTTACCATTTTTTGAACCGCTACGGAAATTTTTACTTCCGATAATTGAATATTGTGAGTATTACGATATGATACTGCTCTACTATTGAACAATGATGCAAAACATCTTTTTACAGATAGTAAGACATCATTTTCACCTTTGATATTTAAATAGGTATCTTGTTGTCCGGCAAAAGATGCGTTAGGTAAATCCTCTGCAATAGCACTGGAACGAATTGCGACTTCTAAATTCTCTCTACGATACAAGTTACAAAGTTCCTTGTAATTAAAAAGAATTAACTGTTTATGTTCTTCACTAAACTCTCCTTGAATAATAAGTTCCCTTAATTTTTTTGATTCGCATTCCAAATTTCTAATATTTTCACTGTCAATTGCATTCAACTCTTGAACGATTCTTTCATTTAAGTTATTGTATTCAATAAACTTATCATACAATAAAGTTGTAATGGCAAAACCATCCGAAACAGAAAACATCATTTTTTTTGATAAATTGTACAATTCTCCTAAAGAACAACATTTACCTCCAACTAACTCTTTGTTCTTATAAGAACAATCTTTAAACCAAATAATTTCGCTTACTTCGGTCATTTTAAACACCCAGTAATTATATTTGGTAATTTAATTTTAACTATTTTACTAAATTATCATTTTATACAAATATTTCTAGACCAACTAAATTTGAATTATACAATATTTTATTTTGTAAATGTTCTAACAAAGCACCACCACCAGTAGATACATAAATATGTGGATTTTTATTTTTATCTTCCACCAATGATGCAGTTTCACCACCTCCAATAATAATTGTCTTATCCACTAGCAGTTTAAGTGTATTCAATAAACTGATACTACCCGCTGCATATCTATTATCTTCAATGACACCTAATGAACCATTCCAAAAAATAATATCAAAATCGGATAATAAATTTTTCAAGTATAAAAAACCTTCTATACTTATGTCATAAACATTCATGTCACTTGAGTAAATATCTTCAATAAGTGTTAATTCATCTGTTAGAGTTTTATTTCCATATCCGGACAATGGTACAAACTCTCTAGTTTTGTCTTCAATAGTATATTGTTTTGCTAAAGCACCTCCAATAAAAACACTAGAGTTTGGTATTTTTTTTAATGATTGAATAATAGGTAATTTGTCTTTTATTTTTGCCCCACCTATAATCCCTAATACTTTCTTGTCTTTATTATTGATTAATGAATTAATCGCATCTAATTCTTTCTTTATCAATATACCATAACCATACGGTTTACCAAAATCTCTCATTGCACATATGCTTAAATGTTTTCTATGCAAACAGCCAAAAGCATCACTTATAAAAACATCTCCCAACGACTTGTATATATTGAAAACAACATTATCAGATGATACTAACCCTTTTTCATAGTCAGTTTCTTCTTTATGAAAACGAATATTTTCTAATAAATATATACCTTCTGGTCTTTTTTCAATTGTTTCAACTGTTTCACTTGATAATCCATTCTTTAAAAATGTAACAGATTTATTTAAATACTTTTCTAATATTGGAACAATAAACTCAAGCGAATATTTACTTTCTATCCCATTAGGTCTTCCAAAATGCGATGTCAATACAATATATTTTGGGTTTTTGGAAAGTATTAGCTTAATTGTTTCTATGCTTGAAGAAATTCTAAAATCATCTGTAACATTTCCAGAGTGATCTGTTGGCACATTGAAATCAAAACGACAAACAACACCTTTATTTGTCAAATCCATATTTCCCACAAAATATTTTTCTTTTATTGTGTTTTTATTAAAATCAACCATCTTTTCAACTAAACGAATCAACTGACTAGAATACGACCATTCATTGTCATACCATACCATTAATTTTAATCTTCCATTACCCATATCAATTGATGCATTTATGTCTAATATTGTTGGAGTGGTAGTTGTTACAAAGTCTCCGCTAACCAACTTTTTATCGGATACATCATATACTATTTTATGAAGTGCTTCATTTTTAATCAACTGACTAATATCTTTTAACGTTACGTTTTTATTGGACAACTCAACATTCAAATCAACTAATGAACAATTTACAACTGGAACCCGAACACTTGTTCCATTTATTTTTCCTTCTAGTACTGGAAGAACCGCAGTAACCGATGAAGATGCACCGGTCGTGTGTGGAATAATATTATTAAAAATAGAACGATTTGTTCTTGACGATTTTTTCAAAACATCAACCACATACTGTGATGCAGTTGCAGCATGTATTGTAGTAAAAACACAGTCGTCTATTCCATAGTTATCATTCAATAGTCTTAAGATAGGTGCTATACAGTTTGTAGTACAAGATGACCCGGATACTATTTTTTCTCCGTTATATAGATGTTGATTTGCTCCAACAATAAATGTTGGTGTATTGTCTTTCGGAGGTGAACTCATGATTACATAATCTGCATTATGGTCTAAACATTTTTCAGTTGTTAAGTAACTACCAGTAGCATCTATAATGTATTCGCAATCCATTTTTTTCCAGTCTATTTTTTTAGCGTCTCTCTCTGATATTAAGTGTATTACGTGGTTATTAATTTTAAATAATTGATTGCTTAATATTTCTACTTTTATTTTTATATTATGTTTATGGGTTGTATCAAAATTTAAATAGTCTTCAATTTCACTTACTTTTATTTCAGTTGCATTCAAACATTTTATAGAAAAATTTACATTGTTTAAGAGTTGTAAAAACACACACTTTCCGATTCTTCCGAATCCATTAATTCCAATATTTATCATATTGTGGAGTATATAAATATATTAAGTAACTTATTTTTAATTTAAATCTTTATTAATTAATAATAATTACCGATGAATAAAAAAAATAATAAAATTCAATGTCCAACTTGTTTGGGAGTAGGTTTAGTAAAAACTCAATACAAAATATGTTCATACTGTGATGGTATTAAATGTATAATGTGTAACTCAACTGGTTTAACTGTTATGCCATGGAGTGAATGTGCAAAATGTGATAGTTTAGGAGAAGTTGAAGTAAAAACAAACAATTAACACATCTGCAAGTAGTAACAAAGGAAGTTAAACTTTTTATTTGGAACTGTCATATTCCAATTTATTATAAAAATAATATAAAGTAAAAATGTTATAATATACTATACAATGGAAGAATATACTAAAGCCTACGAATATGAGTCAAATGTCAATCCCAACTTGAAACCCGTTCCAATTATTACAAAAAATGTTAAAGATTGTGATATTGGTATGAATTTTATTGATAATGGAACTGTCTATAGTGTTGATTACAAAGCAACGTCGCCGAATTTATTAGCCGGGTTTATCGTATTAGATGAAAATAAGGGAAATGATAATGAAGGACATATCATACGATTTCAAGGAGAAGATGATGCTCACGAAAAAGAAATCAATGCATCTTCTCATTTATTTTATGTATTGAATGGTAAATGTTGTTTTACATGGTCAGAAGAAGTGTATGTTCGTGGTGAAGAATATGGTGAAATATATATTAATAAAAAACACACTGAATTTATTGTAGAAGGTGGTGAAATATTTATTTGTCCCGTATTTCTAGCTCTAAAAATCACAAATATGTTGGAAAATGAAAAAACCGAAATTTATTATGTCAATGATAGTCCATTACTGAATTATTTGGGTGCCGAAGCACAAAAAACACTTTTTCAACCGTGTGTTTATGATAAAAAATTTATACAAGAAAATTTACAAAATTTATCCAACCCCCATAAAAACCGTAAAGGAATATTATTGAGTAATGCGGATACTGAAAAAATAGGTGTAAATACAATTACTCCAACCTTATGGGCACTATATAATGAATTACCACCAAATACAAAACAACGCCCACATAGACATAATTCGGTTGCATTGGATTTATGTATTCATTGTAGTGATAGTGAAAATATATATACATTAGTAGGTGATGAATTAGACGACGAAGGAAATATAATAAATCCAAAAAAAGTTAATTGGAAACAAGGTGAAATGTTTATTACACCACCTAGTCTATGGCATTCACATCATAATGATGGTGATACGTATGCTCATATTTTGCCAATACAAGACGCCGGACTCCTTTTGTACCAAAGAATACTTGGAATTCAGCTCAAGAAAACATCCTTTAAATAAAGACCTTTGCACTTTCTGAAATTTAGAAAAAATAGAAATATTATATTTATATATATTATATTATTATATGAAAACATTTAAGAACCGAAAAAGTAGAAAAAGTAGAAGAGTTAGAAAAACTAACAAAAATCGTTCTCACAGAAAGCGCGTTGGCGGTGGACGATGGATATTTGTTAATTGGCTTGATAGTCCAGACGAATACTATAAACACGATGCTATGACTTAGTATCAAGTAAGAGGGCCACATAGGAGTGGTAAGTGGATGTTATTCCAGAAGGTTGACTATTAAACAATAAGTTGGATTAAAATAGTATAATATAAAAAAGAGTTGAATGTTTTACACTTTTATTCAATAACTAACTTGGGTTTGTTATTGGAGATTTTTTTTACCCCAGTTTTTCGGGGACCACTTTGAAAATCTTTTTTCGGATCAACCGCTTCACCTATAATAGAAACATACTTATCATTCAGTTCAAAACGCTGCCCAATTACCCGAACCATTATTTTATCATTTTCATTTATACTTGAAAAGTATTTGCTCATATAGTGGTGATCTCTCATAATAAACACTACAATTGGTGAAGGTAATTCTTCATCACTTTCAGCACGAATACCCGCTTTGGTAATATTTTTTGCAATACAAGGAATTAACATTCCTTCAACTGGACAACATATTTGACATTCAAATACTACTTCAAATTTAATATTAGTTCCTTGAACAACACCACTAGAATAAGTAATAATTTTAGAAGAATTTGGTTTTACAAATCCTTCTACAATACATTTTCCTTCAAAATTAACTGCAATACATTTTTCTATAGTTTCTTTGATATTTTTTCCAATGGTAACAATTGGTAACACAACACTACGAGTAATTAACGAACGACTATAAATTCCACTATATTTTATTTCTTTTTTCTTGTATAATTTTTGTTGTGGTAGCGACGTTTTTGTCTCCATAATTTCCGGTTGTGCAACTGATTCCATGAATATATTATATAGTAACACTATTTTTTTAATTCAGTTTCAATTTTTATTATAATAAAAATGAATAAAATAAATATTTAAAGATTTAGTACAATATTATTATAACTATGCCGACACCAGAAAACACTCCAGAAAAAAAAGAAGACGCGTTGAATGAACTGATGAAAAAACTTGAAAAAGAGGGTATGGAAAAAGTTCAAAACTTACACAATACGAATACTTGTAATATGGATACATTAACGCAAATTATGAAAGAGGGCGAAGAAGAATTTAAACAAAAGACGGGTCGTAATATGACATACTCTGAAATGAGAAGAATGTATGGTTAAATTTACTAAATCTTAAAAAAAATATAACATATATATATGAACTATACATATGTTACGTTATTTGAATCACTGTATTTAATTTACATGTATTTCTTTTTCAAAACCAAATACAATATAAACACCGCGTTACTAGACAAAAAAATTCAAAAAATAGGTCCATTTTTTGTTCATAATACTGGAGCAAATGAAAACAAAATTTGTAAATTCGGAAAACTTATGGCGATCGTTGCAGTGATACTTGCGTGGATTCGCTTACGTTATTTAGAGAACCCAAATGTAGTTATATACACTATTTTGTTCAACACTACTTGTGTAATTTTAGCATTTTTAATGAATTTAAATGCGTTAATATACATCATACCACTTATATTTACAGAACTGTATGTGTTATATACACTAATGAAAACCAATAAATATTCAATTACTTCAGAAAAAGAAGACTCGTTGAAATGAACTGATGAAATAATTTGAAAAAGAGAGGGTGTACAAAGTTCAAACCAAATACAATATTAATACTGCGTTACTAGACAAACAACTTTTTAGTAAAATAGTTCAATAATTTCTATTGTTTTTTCGGTTGGGTTCTCTATCCAGTAGTGGATTTGTTGCTTCAAACTATTAATTCGTTCTTCCCATTCTTTTTGTTTTGTTTTCATTATTTGCATCACACCTAACTTATTTAACTTCCAACAAGATTTTACTAAAACACCATCTTGAGTTGTATAAGCATCTGGATTAAAACGAATAAATACAATAGGTCTATGTTGTAGGTCTTTTGATATTTCCATTAGTCTTTTATCTTCACAACTACAATCATAACCTATATGTTTATTTTCGTCAACTTCTAGTATGATAATATGCGAACCCATATCTAATAATAAATCTGGACGACGACGAGAACAACCACCTTGAATTTTTTTATCGGCACTCCAAGTAAAATTAGTAAATGTATGGATAATACGGTCAACTACATCTTTTTCTTTAGTTTTATAGTTTCGTGTGTTGGGTTTGTCTGGAAACAAGTGGATAAAACACCTTAAACAGTAACCTTCATATTTGTTATTTCCCGTTGTTTCGCAAAGTTCAGATCTACATAATGCAGAACCTCCGCAATCTATACAATATGGTTTTTTTTTTCCGTGTTTGCAAATTTGAGAACCTCCACACTCTCTGCACGTTGTTCTTCTCCGTCCATGTTCGCAAAAAGCACTGCCACCACATTCTCTACATTGTGGTTTAAATTTTCCGTGTTTGCATGTAGTCATTTCACTTCCACCACAATCTTTGCACGTGTTTTTTCGTTTTCCGTGACTACATAATAGAGAACCTCCGCAATCTATACAATATGATTTTTGTTTTCCGTGACTACAAATCTGAGAACCTCCACATTTTTTGCATCTTGACTTTTGTTTTCCGTGCTCGCAAATCTGCGATCCCCCACATTGTTTACAAAATGATTTATGTATTTCGTGCTCGCATATTTCACTTCCACCACACTCTTTGCACGTGTTTTTTCGTTTACTGTGTTTGCAAATTTGAGAACCTCCACACTCTCTGCACGTTGTTCTTCTCCGTCCATGTTCGCAAAAAGCACTGCCACCACATTCTCTACATTGTGGTTTAAATTTTCCGTGTTCGCATTTAGTCATTTTTTAACTATAGTATAGAAGTATTTCAATATAACTCCAAAATTGTTTAAAAAGTATTTTCAATTTTTTTTATAATAAAAAACGCATTTTTACTTCTCAAACCACTTATACATCTCCATTGGTAAAAACCACGCGTTTCCGTTTTTGCGGTCTTTATTGTATTTTCTCAATAAAAACTCTTGTAACGAACACAACTCCGATTCGTTAATACGGTTTGTATTTTCCTCATTGTATATGGGTTGTCCAACAATATCATTCAACGTTTGAATTTTTACTTTTTTGTTTGCATTATCACATCTGGCGCCAGTATTTCTTTCTTTATCGGTGTACTTATATTTAAATACTAAAAATTGACCCTTCTTTTCATAGTCTATGAATCCAATGATATTATTGTACAAAGGTTTTACAAACATTTCTTTTGCCCTTTCGGTTACAATGACTTCATCTTCTCCTTCGGCATCTTGCCACTTTTGTTTTTCTGCATTAAATATCATTATGTTTTGTCTTTTATTTGAATACAATATAATTGCTTTGAATCTTCTGGTTTCTACTACCATCTTATCCAAGTATTGTTTGATTTTTCTCTCAAATTCACTTAACACCTCGTTAGATTTTGAATACAAAATATTCAACACCGCAACTTTTTCTTCAAAGGATAACATATCTACAATATGTTCAATTAAAAATTCTTCACCCTCTGCATTTGATATTACACCTTGACTAACCAACTTGTTTATGGTAACACCACAATGTTTATACCAGTTATTATCTCCTCTTTCAATTTTAACATCACCCGCTGAATATTTCACAGTTAAATCATAATTTGATTTCATTTCGTCAATTATTTTATACTTTTCACCTTGTCTTTTATCTTCAGATGCTACATTGATATCACCAACTATTTCTTGAATTTGCTTCTCAGCTTCAATATTTGGTCTAACATCAATATGTATCATAGAATGTTTATAGTCAATCGGAACAGCACGTTCAAAAATAGATATGTGTTTATTATTCAACTCACTTGGTTGGAATAAATAGTACTCTCCAATATTTACCAAATGACCAGTTCTACCGTATTTATCAACAATGACTTCATTTGTATCTTCTATGATTTGAGACAACGCCGAATAAATTTGGACCAAAGGATAAGGTTTTGGAATATTAACTCGTTTTATTAAATCTTTCTTTTTATAAAAGTAACGCTCTTTCATCAACATTTTAATTTTTTGAATTATTTTATCAGAATTCATTACAATAAATGTTTCATTATAAGTATCAGTATTAATTTCGTTTGCCGTAATTTCTTTATTTGGATAACACTTGTACTGACAGTCCTCCATATAGTCACAATCTGCCGAATAAGGAACATCGCCTATTTTAAAATGTTCAAGCACTTTTCCATCTGGTAAAATTTGTTTTATTTCGTAATTTTCTGGAATACTAGCAAAGTTCTCTTGAGTAAAATTTGTTTGGTCGTGATGAACTATACAATCCACTGCAGTTTCTTTTAATACACGACTTACTCTTCCCATTTGAATTGCTTTATACTCAGCAACACGGTATACATACAAATCTGCCGACTCTTCCTCTATATCTTCCAATATTGTTCCATACATATATATTTCAACATTTCTTTTTTCAAACTCTAATTCTTTATGACTTGAATTACGAACTGCGCGACCAATAATTTGTTCGATACGATTCATATTGTACCAAGGCTCCATAATATGTACTTGACGAATACATTTAAAGTCTATCCCTTCTGAACCGGCACGAGATATTAACACTACTTTTATTCTATGACCATCTTTATTTATTTCATTCGTAATTCCTTTTACTTCAAAATCATTATCTGGAGATAGTCGCGGGTCTCCGGTAATCATAGAATAACGCGCTGGTTGAAAATCCTCATTATTTTTTGAACGAGGTTTCATTGTTCTCGCATCTATCAATGGAGACGGTGGTTCCTTGAACAATGATTTTGTATTTTTACCATATCTAGAAAATCCCATTTCTTCAAGTGCTAACGCAACTGGTATCAATCCACCATCTATCATACCCGAATATACTAGTACAATACCTTCACACTTCATTATATTATCACAAATGCTCTTGATTTTTGAACTATATTTACCAATTTGTTCAACTGAAAAAACGGCACCATACTTTTCTAATGTTTGCTGTTTATATTCAAATGAACCTTTTTCTGGAGGTTTCTTAGAGTCAGAAAATTTCATCATTCTCTTTAACCCTTTAATTCCAGTAATATCATCCGCGTTTATATAAACTATATTTTCTTCTGTCTGGGTTGATGTTTTACCACCTCTTTTTTCTACAACTTGAGATTCATAATCAAAACTAGAAATTGATGGTTCACTTGATGGTTGTTGCACTAGTTCTACTTCTTTGGCTTCTACTTGTACGTCTGGTTCTTCTTCAACAACTAATTTTGCGGTTGAACGTTTTGGTGTAGATTTTTCACCTTGTTCTATTCTTTTGTATTCTTTCAAAGAAGGAGCATGACTTGATTTGTTACTCTTGATAGAAAACTCGCGAATTGTCATTATATCCGTTTCTTCTAACCCGTCCATTGGATAAACTATATTCAACGCTTGCAAAGGTAACATCAACAACGTATAACCAAACGTATCCATTTCCTCAAAGTTTGGCATATTTCTTATAATCCCTTTTTTTGTAGTAATTGATATTTTTTTATTACGCAACTGGTCTATAATGTACTTATAACCGAATGATTGATACTCACCTATCTTTGTTAGATAAACATCTAATATTTTCATAACATACTCATCTTCTATGGGCTTTCCGTTCATTTGATATTTCGGATAATAAAAACTGTCAAATTTCATACCACTCGTATTTTTAAACGTATTTTTTGGTGAAAATGTTGTTGGATAAATTCTGTATGGAAATGTATATGGATTATTACCACGAACAAAAGATACGTATCCAGTTGCTTTTCGTATTAATAATTCCTTTCCTATTTCCTCTCCCTTATCATTCTTTTTAAAGTTACCGTCAGCATCAAATATATCACTAACCTCTACTGCACCACGCCGGTCATTTATATTCATTAAATTCAACAACCAAACAATTTCTTTGTAATTATTATACATTGGTGTTGCAGACAATAACAATAACCTCAAATTATCTGCAGACTTCACTAAAGTCAATAGTTTTTCAGCAACTCTTCTGTTGTCACTGTCTGCAGATACACGTATATTGTGTATTTCATCTATAACTACAAGTCTCTCATCAAACTCATATTTCAAATTACGTATTGATTTTTTTTGTTTGTCTTTTTCATTTTTATACTCGCCTTCTTTTATGTTTTGTATTTTTTCAATATAGTTTGCAAACTCAATATATCCCAAAAATAAATAAGAATTTTTAATTAGTGTATTTATCTGACTAATAATTTTATCTTTACTTAATCCTTTCATATTCATCGGATTTATTTCTTTAAGCAACTTATTACCAGTACAAGAACGTATATTCCACAAACCATCTACCAATTTCAGCTTTCTCTCATCAAATAACTGTAACCGAAAATTATCTTGTACGTTCGGAGATGCAACTATAATTATTCTCTTTGATATTCCCATTTGCTTTAAATAGTCACGCATCTCTTCTGCTACACCAATAGCACTGCACGTTTTTCCGGTTCCTAAATTATGGTACAACAATAAACTATTATAAGGAGTCTGAAAAGACATGAAATTTTTTACAAATACTTGATGAGGTGCAAGTTCAAACTCTGCATTATTCAATGTTTCAGAATATTTTTTAACATCGTGTATTTCACCATCATACTTGTTATCATTGAACTCTTGTTTTTCTGCTATTTTTATTATAAAATTCGGATCATTCAAATTAGGATATAACTCTTTGTGGGCATCTGGTTCCTCCGCGAGTTCTTCTCTCTCCAATAATTCTTTTTTTAATAAAAACTTGTTACATTTTTTATGAAACTGATTATCATCGCATTTTATATCATATTCATTTTTTAAATTTATATTATCCCTTGTTTCTTCCATTCTTATATATTATGAATATAATCTATATTCTTGTAATACTTTATTTATATTGACAATTAATTGTTTTTTTTCTAAATTATAAGGTCTGATTGATTCTAAACATTCATCTACTGTCTTCCACTCTAACTTACTTACTTCTGACCTTTGAAAATTTTCTAATGAATGGTCACGTTCTCCTACATCATTCATATACGCCAAATAATATTTATGTTTATAACATTTGTGATTTGAACCAATAAAAGTTTCTTCAAAGGGTAATAAATTTTCAATAACACTTAAACTTTTACTTGAATATCCAGTCTCTTCTTCAAATTCTCTTAATGCACATTCAATATCTTTTTCTTGAAAATTTCTCCTTCCTTTAGGAAATTCCCATTCAGTTTCTTCCCAATTTGTACCACTATTTTTTATTACTTCCTCTAAAGTTATTTTTGTATCATTTACAACTATACCATTTTTTATCAAGTCAAATTTTTTTGATGATGCTAGTTCCTCTCCTTTATATTGCATTTTACAATCACCCCATAGTATTTTCCAGAGTTTTTCAAAGGGTTCGTGTAATAAACGATTTTTTTCACTAATAGACATTTCATCTATTATTTGTTGTATTTGTTCAACATTATAACAAACGTATTTTCCCCTTATAAAATCAATATATCCAAAACTATCTTTTCTACGAATCATCAAAAACTGTAGTCCTTGATCACTATGTCTAAATACAATTATGCCATAACTTGTAATTGGTAATTTACACTGATGAAACAAATGTCCTTGCTTTCCACAATTATTACAAATATTATTATTCATATGTTTAATTATAACTATTACAAACTATATGTTTAAACAATTATCTTTTAATATTAATTTATTGTAATTATAAAAATGGGTTTAGATCCTACAGTTTGGGGACCACACTATTGGTTTTTTCTTCATACAATTTCTATTTGCTATCCTCTCAGACCAAATAGTATTACCAAAAAAAAATATTATGAATTTATTCAAAATATTCCTATGTTTATTCCAATTGAATCCATTGCAACTTATTTTAGTAAATTATTAGACGAATATCCAATTACTCCTTATCTAGATACGAGAGACTCTTTTATTAGGTGGATGTGGTTTATACACAACAAAATAAATCAAAAGTTAGAAAAACCGAAAATTTCATTAAGTAAATTTTACGAACTATACTATGAACACTATAAACCTAAGGATGTAAAATATAAGGAATTCAGTAAATTAAAAAATAAACTAATTTATCTTTTTGTTCTAGTTATTTTTATATTCGCAATTATTTATTTCTATAATAAATAAAAATATTTCAATATAATAGGAAATTATCCATATTAAATGACTTTTAAAATTAACTACAAAGAGAGAAAAAGTTATAAAAAATTAGGGGATTTGTCAAAAAATCATACTAGAAAAAAACGCAGCACAAACAAGAGAGAAATGTTCGGAGGAAGCGTTATTGCATCCGGAGGTTTTGGTTGTATTTTTAAACCATCTATCAAATGTGGCAATAATTCTCCAAACGATAATACTATTAGTAAGCTGATGTTGAAAAAATATGCCAAACACGAATACAATGAAATTCAAAGATATAAAAAAATGTTGCGTAACATTCCCAACTATTCAGATTATTTTTTAGTGGAAGGATTTAGTTTGTGCAAACCCAAAGAATTAAATAAACAAGACTTGATAGACTTTGATAAAAAATGTAGTGCATTAACAAAAAAAAATTATAGTGAGTCAACTGTAAATAACCAAATTGACGAATTAATGAGTTTAAATATGCCTTATGGAGGTGTTGACATTGACGATTTTATTGAAAAAACTGATTTTAGTATTTCAAAAATGAAATTATTAAACCAAACATTAATTCAACTTTTAAAAAAGGGTATTCTTCCTATGAATGAACAACACGTTTACCATTGTGACTTGAAAGACTCCAATATTTTAGTGAGTGACAAAGAAGAGCAACTTAAAACTAGAATTATTGATTGGGGATTATCTACCACGTATCACAAAGAAAAGAGAATCCCAAATGTTTTGACACACCGTCCGTTTCAATACAACGTTCCATATTCAAACATATTATTTAACTCCGAATTTACCAAACTATGCACTAAATTTTTGAAAAATAATCCTAAACCGAGTTACTTAGATATACGTTCATTTGTTATTAACTACGTGTTGTTTTGGATAAATGAGAGAGGAATTGGTCATTTAAAAAAAATGAATACGATATTTACTGTTTTATTTGAAAATGATCTTATTAATATTGATGCGACTTATAAAAATGAACTTATTGAATTCAACTACACACTTCATTATATTTTTGAGTACATCTCTCAAATTTTATATAAATATATTGAAAACGGAAAACTTCATTTACACGATTATTTTGAAAATGTCTTTCTCAAGAATGTTGATGTTTGGGGATTTACTACTTGTTACTTCTCTCTTGTTGACTTTATTATTGATAAAAATAAAGGTCAAATTAAACCTAGCCAGTTAAAATTAATGAATAAAGTGAAAGAAGCTTATCTTTTGTTGATTGAGTCAAGCGATAAACCAATTGATACCGACAGATTAGTTTCTATACTAGAAGATATAAATCCTTTGTTGAATAATAGTTTGAAAAAAGAATTTAACAATAAAAAATCAAGTAGTCAAGTAAATAGTTTTTCATTCAACTCTGATGACTTTGGTTCAAGCACCATATCAAGGACCAACATTAAAAAGAAAAAAAGCGAAAAAAAGACAATAAGTGAAAAGAAAAAAACAACGAGTAAAAGCAAAACGAAAAAGTCAAATAGTAAAATTTCAAGCATTTAGAAAGCAAACTATAAAATAAAAATAATATTCGTATATTATAAATATAAAAATGAAACTAGAATTATTAATTATTGGACTAACTGTATTTTTCATATTTAATACATATCATAACGGAAAATATACCAAACTATTAATGTCTTATAAAAAATATTACACTATGGGATTCATTGCTTTTCTTGGTATTTCTTTTTATTTGTTAATTAAACGTAATCCGGTAAGGTGTAAAAATATACTTTTACACGCAAACAATATGATAAAGTATATGCCAATTGATAAATCTTCAATGGATATGATATCACCTATAATTGACTTTACCCAACAGTCAGAAGAAGGTGACTTTTCTTCTACCTTTATGGGAAATTTAAACCAACAAATGAATCCTCAACAGAGTATGTATGAAAGAAAAATTTTAGGGTCTGGAGGTGCTGGTGCTATGATGGGTATGGCGGGAGGTGCCGTAAAGGCAACCAAGCGTTCGGTAAGCGAAACTAAGAAAAAATATGTAGCATCTATGCAAGATTGGAAATGTGGAAAATGTAGACAAAAATTATCGGCTTGGTTTGAAGTTGACCATGTTGTTCGTCTTGAACACGGAGGAGGAAACAATGTAGAAAATTTGATTGCATTATGTCGCGAATGCCACGGACAAAAAACCGCAATGGAAAATATGAATTAAGTTTTGATTTTTAAAAATGGTGAAATAATTATAAATATTTTGTGTTATAATTATTTATTTTAATATTTATATAGTATAAGTATCTTTATTTATTATGATTTCGTTTAGTCCTTCACCAACAACGACACCTTCCCCTTTAGGTTCAAGTGGTATTAACTATGCATTAATTGTCAAAGGAATCATTTATTTAATTATCATTATATCTTTGGGTGCCAGTACCATACAAGGTAATAATAAAAAACATATGACTATGTCCATTGTTACATTTTTATTTACAATTTTTTTACTAGGTTTATTTTTTTCATTTTTGAAGGTTGGAAAAGCAATGTTTTTTAACCCTATACAGTTTGCGTTAATATTATTTATTATTATTTTAATAGTTGTATTTAGTTACGTGAGTAAAGATTTTATGACTAAATATGCATATTACATATTTCCATTCATTTTTATTATAGGAGGGTATTTATTTTACAAAGGGGTACATAACGCAACTGATTTTGAACACAAATTTATTAGTAAAGACACTTTTCAAGTAAATGTTATTATTTTGTATATTTGTCTTGTGACATTTATTGTTTTATTGAATAATGAACTAAGTAAATATATTAACTATTCAACTGGTTCGGTATTAACTTTCTTTATGTTGCTTATCAGTATTGGTTTTTTATTTGTGTGTTTTACTATTTTCAATGACGCTCCATTAAGTGTTATTAAACAACAAATAGACTCAATATCTCCGGGATTATTTACTTCAATTGGGGCATTTTTTATAATTACTTTTATAATATTACTAATCGTTTGGTTTTCTATTAGTATAACTAATGCTTATAACACTTCCAATGCGATGTCGTTTATTGTAAATTTGATAATGTTAATGGCAATGTTTGGATTAATATATAAATTTTTATCAATTTCTAAAGTCTATAAAAAAAGTCCATTGTTACGTTTGTTATTTGGTGTTATTTTTTATATTCCTTGTTTAGTTTATGCTATATTAGAAAAAGTATATGATGTCATACCAAAAATTCCGAGAATGTCTGGATTTTTCAAAAAAAGTTCCGCAACTGCTGCGACTGCTGCGACTGCTGCCACAACAGCAGCAGAGGAATCCTCTAAACATATTGGAATGTTGTTTTTTATTATTTTCCTATACTTGTTTTATTTCATTATATACCCATATCTAAGTGTGAAAGCCTCAAAACAAGGAGGTCTTTTGTTGCTTAATGACCCAGTTAGTATTCATAATGAAAAAATATTGGCTTCATATCAAAACCTTAACCAAACCGACCATTTTGACTATAAGTTTGGAGTGTCATTTTGGGTTTATTTAGATTCTTATAAACCACATACGAATAAAGGAAGCGACCATTATACTTCTATTTTGAATTACGGTGACAAACCAAATATTTTATACAATCCAGTAAAAAATACTCTAAGAGTCACAATGAAAATTGATGTTGATAAAACAGATGATGCGACTAATTACTTATCTCAAAAATCAAAATATGACGATAACGGTAATGTGATTCTTTATGAACGAACTAATATACTTTTACAAAAATGGAACAATATTATTATTAATTATAATGGAGGAACCTTTGATATATTTTATAATGCCGAACTGGTAAAAACTCATATTGAAGTTGTTCCATATATGAAATATGACAACTTGGTTATTGGTACAGATAATGGTTTGTATGGAAGTATTTGTAATGTGAATTATTTCAAAAATCCACTGTCCATAATGCAAATTTACTATTTATATAATTTAGTGAAAAATAGCACCCCTCCGATAGTGGGTGGAAAAGTCACAGTTTTTGATGCTAAAAATGATTATGTGAAAATTCCAACTACTTCGTTCGAAGCATCTACAATTGAAACTGCTATTGATACTGCAAGTGACGCGTCTACTGCAAAAACAAGTGAAGCAGTAAAAAAATTGACCGAATTAAATCCATATCAACAAAACTATTTATCTTTAAAATGGTACTTTATGGGAAACAATGATAATCAAACTATATAATTTTAGGGATCTAAATAATTTATTTTATATTCTCCAAATTATGTTGAATATAAAATAAAATATCTTTAATTAATATATATATTATGGACTTTAAAGTAATTTTCTTTATAATAATTGTAATTATTTTGTTGTACATTATTGTTAGATATATGAGTTCATCTAGTACAATAGCAACTGGGTTGGTTTCTGGAACTACAATGCAAACTATTAGTGCAAGTAACTTGTCTAGTACATCAAGTGGTGTTAAATCTAGTAACTTTACTTACTCTGTGTGGTTTTACATAGATGATTGGAATTATAATTATGGTCAAACTAAAGTATTATTTGGAAGAGTGTCTACTCCTAGTGCATCCACAAGCAGCAGTAACTCAAGTAATACTGCAAGTAGTCTTGGTTTAGGAACTTACTCATTGAGTCAATATGGTTCCAATCCTTGTCCTTTAGTAACTTTTGGTGCTGTTGAAAATAATTTGTCTATTGCATTAACCGTTTATTCTGAATCAAGTACTGCTTATACTAGCGATGACTCTGTTGACCCATCATCTGCCGCGATTATTCATACATGTAGCGTTCCAAATGTTCCTATCCAAGCTTGGTGCAATTTATTAATTAGTGTATATGGTCGTACTTTAGACATATATTTGGATGGTAAATTAGTAAACACTTGTGTTTTACCCGGAACAGCAAAAATAACATCTGACGCAAATGTTTATGTTACTCCAGTCGGCGGATTTGCTGGTTGGACTTCAAAGTTCAAATATTATCCTAACGCAACCGACCCCCAAACTGCTTGGAATATTTACCAAGAAGGTTATGGTGCAAGTTTCTTGAATAATTTGTTCGGTTCTTCATTTAAAGTTACTTTCTCTACTACTGACAGTGCCGGTAATGAAACTGCAAGTTACAGTATTTAATTTAGTAATAATTAAAATTATAAATTGAATAAATAAAATTTTATTCAATTTAGTATTTTTGCTTTTTCTTATGTATAATATATATATAATACAATAATGTTTAATGGACAAAATAATTCTTCAACTGGAAGAGGAAGTGGTATAAAAGACTTTATGAATTCCAACAGTTTAGTTGCCAAATTTTCTTTTATCCTCTTAGTCTTATTCATATTTATTATTCTTTTAAAACTCAGTATTGGATTACTAAGTTATTTTTTTAGTAATGTTAACAACAACCCATTACTAATTGATGGTATGGTTGATGCCAAACAACTTATCGTTATTCCACAAGACCCAACAGTTAGTGATTCTAGTACAGTTCCTCGCTCGGTGAATGGTCCGAACGGTATTGAATTTTCTTGGTCTGTTTGGATTTATATTAATGATTTGAAGTACTTATCTGGACAATATCGTCATATTTTCCATAAAGGAAATGATGGAATCAACTCCACCAGTGGATTAAACTTCCCAAACAATGCACCAGGAGTGTACATATCACCTAATTCAAATGAATTAACTATTATAATGAATACATATGACACCATCAATGAAGAAATACTTGTTCCTGGTATTCCTATTAACAAATGGGTAAATTTAATTCTTCGTTGTAAAAACACTTTACTTGATGTATATGTTAACGGAACTATTACCAAAAGTGTAAAACTAGCTGGTGTTCCTAAACAAAACTATGGTGATGTATATGTTGCAATGAATGGTGGCTTTGATGGCTATATTTCTGACTTACGTTACTTTAGTTACGCATTAGGAACAAACGAAGTTAGTCATTTGTCAAAGAAAGGTGCTAATATTAAAATGAGTTCTAAGAATAAATCTATGACATTGAAATATCCAGACTATTTATCATTAAGATGGTACTTTTATGGTGCCGGCGACCAGTTTAATCCTTAAATGTAATATTTATATTTACTAATCCTTTGTAGTAAATATAATACTATTCTATAGTAAATATAATAATGTCATGTTTAGGCAATCAATATAACCCTCAACCAACTAAAGAATGGTATCGTTTTGAAAACAGTTGTGTGTATGATACCACTACTGCAAATGGAACAGTTGTATATGTACCTCTTTTGAAACAATATATTTCATCTGATGCATTAGCATATGAACTTTCTGTATTAAAAAAAGGCAATATTCTTCAGTACAAAAAAAACAGTGCCAACATTACTAAAAGTCAGCGTTACGCTGAAATTGCCAAAGGAGCTTGGACAAATCGTACTACTACTTGGGGAACACAAAGTGTTAGTTATACAAACCCCAACATCAATAGTTTAAAACGTATTAACTATTTAAATATTCCAATAAATCCATCAAACGAAGTTACATCTTCCTCAACTACATACAATGTAACTAGTGCGGATGGTGTTTTATGTGCACCATCAACTGCTGCAAGCCAAAATGGTTTTGTTCCAACAAATAATAGCAGCGGAGACAGTAATCAACCAACTATGCCTCCGGAAAAAGGAGTAACCCCCGCATCAAACAATCCCATTATTCCTTCTATTGTAAGTCCAGCACCGATTACTCAAGTACAAATAGCAGATGGTGGTAACTTGATTTGTAATATTTCTGAAAATATTTGCACCGGACAAGTATATAAAACAACAACTTCATTAAACTGTAATCCACTTTCTGCATCAGATGTACCCGGACCAACCCTAAGTAGTTTTTGTTATAATAGCGCACTACCTACATATTATCCAAAAACAAAACTTACTTATGGTACTTCTGGCAATAAATGGCCAACTGGTGCAAAATTAATTTTACCAGCTTAACTTCTCAACTTGGGATTTACACAAATTTCTTGACTAGGGAAAATATCACCAGACATACATCTATCATTATCACCTACTTTAATACAACTACGAAATCCTCTGTCTTCTCCAATAAAACACCAACCAGATTTACTAGATGACTTACTCATTTGTATTGAACTATATGAGTCATCTGCACTATATCCCGGCTCGTTTTTATGTGTTAAGTTAGGTTTTGCACTATTTAATGCTTTGTTTAAATTATCTTCACGTGTTGTATCTTTTGATGGTTCATTAGGAGTTGCTTGCACTGTATTTTGCGTAGTTGTAGGGTTTTTCGGAACTCCGTGGTCATCTTGCATATGTTTTTCAATATTTGTTGTATTTGTAGATGTTGAAGTACTACCATCTGTAGAATCAGAAGAACTAGATTCCGTTGTAGTAGTATCTTCTTTTGAAAAATCTACACTATCATTTCCAAATAAATGCATTATTTTTTGGATAACTGTTATAAATATTTTGATTATAAAATCAATCGCACTTTCGGTTCCTTTTGCTAAATAAACAAAAATACCAAAGCCAAAAAAGAAGAAAAATAAAATCAACAAAATAATTGTTGTCCAGCTCATGTTACTAAAAAAAGAACCAGTTGTCGTTGTTGATGTAGTAGAACCAACTATTGACGATGCAGATTTTGTTGTAGTTGAACCTAAAACACTCGAAATCGGATTTGTTATAGTTGGTTTTACAGAAGAAGAACTGTTCATTATAATAAAAATAAATATATTAAATTTTTATTATACAACATAATAGTCGTTTTTATTTGAATGTAAGTAAATACAAAAATTGATTTACGTTTGCTAATAACTCATCACGAATATTATACAAGTCACTATTAGACATTAACTGTAATCCTTTGTTTGAGTTCAATCCTATCAAATAAGATTTGAAATTTTCCATTTCTCTCTTGAACTCTTCTACGTGATTGAAATCTTTTAATGAAATATGTTTCACGTGTCCTAAATGAATACGATTTCCACATTTACCCAATAGAACTTCTACAAATGTATCAACGTTATCATTTATTTTTGAGTATAGCTCGTCTGTTGCTTTATGTGTTGCGTAACTGTGAGTCTTCCAGTGAAACAATTTAATTGTATTTAATGTTTCTAAAAACTTTACTACTATTTCTTGTTCAAAACTTGCTAAATGTTGTGAGTTACATAATGTTCTTTTTAGAGAACGAGGACGACGAAACTTTTTCGTAAATCTTTTTATCGTTTTTGGCATTTTATATTATATCTTAAGATGATTATTTCTATAAACGAGGTGTAAAGGACTCTCCAAAAGTATTCATCTTTTCCAATTTTTCTATGGTCTTGTCTAAGTTAGATTTATTTACATTTTGGAATAAGTAATCAGTTTTTGGGGCAATTTCGTTTTTCTTAATTTGTTTGTAAATATTATCAATTTTTGAGACAACAATATTCACGCGTTCTTTATCCTTTACTATTTCTTCTTGTAAGTTAACATTTTCAGTTAATAATGCAATAGCGTAATAAATAAGGTACTTGCGTTTTCTTTGGCAAGCGTGATTATATCTCAACGTAAATAAATTCAACAAACAGTTAATTATCTTTTGAATTATTTTGTTATGATTTTCCATTTCTTTCAATATAACATCCCATATGATCCAGACAATATCTAGCTGGTACTTAGAATCAACTGGCATCTTGTCTCTCCTTTCACATTTACACTTTTCTTTTTTTTGAACGCAAATAGATTCAAACTCAACTATCCATTCAAACCAGTAACACGCTTGAAGTGCATTTTTACTGTCACTAGATAAATTATATGCCAACTCATTAATTGCAATGTATAGTTCTTTGGGGTCGTCCTTTTTTATAACAGATTGAGCATAGTTTATATTTGGTGCCTTAAAACGGTCTGTCATTTGAGTCATATCAAAATCTTCTTTTTTGATTTTAATTTCATCAAAACTATGTTTTCTTTTAGCATCACATAGTATGCATATCATTTCACTAAATAATTTTCTAATTTTATCACTGTTTCGCATCTTTATTTCATTTCCATTATATCCATTTGAAATGATTTCTTTAAAATTTTGAATTCGCATTTCTAAATAAATAGAAAGTTTAGGATTTCCTAAATGTATATGTTTGCTGTAAAAATGCAAAATAATATCCCACAAGTCACTAAAATGACCACCACAAATAAATTCAGCGCTCCAATAACAAGCCGGTTCTATTTTTGAACTAATAAGATTCTTTAGTAATTCTTTTTTAGCATCTGATTTTTTAAATCCAGAAAAAGTAATTCCCTTGAATTCTTTCTGTTCTCTCAAATCATTAATTTCGGAATTTAATATTGACATATTTTTTGTTTTATAATGTATGCTAAAACAAAAAAAATCACAACAATACATATAGAAGAATGAATTTGATAAAAAGTATCTCAAACACTTATAAAAAAATGTCAAACTGGGGTAAAGTATTAATATTTGTTGTTCTTTTTTTAATTGTTTATATGCTTTTTAAAAATGAGATTGAGAGAAAAGAAGGATTCTCAATGGACACAAAGGAATTTACTTTCAAAGATGGAAAGTCTCAAGTTTATGATGACTTTTATGTGAATATTTATGACCAACTCCTTTATAATGATGTTAAAAATGATTATGAAATTAAAGAAATTGTAAATAATACCAAACCCGACGAGAGAAGTGTTATTTTAGACATTGGCTCTGGAACTGGTCACCATGTGGCTGATTTAGCTGACAAAAATTTTAAAGTAATGGGAGTTGATAAATCACAAGATATGGTGAATAAAGCAAAAGAAATGTATCCTAAATTAGATTTTATGCAAGGAGACGTTATGAATGCAATGAGTTTTCAACCACAGTCCTTTACCCACATATTGTGTTTATACTTTACCATCTACTATATGCCAGATAAACTACAGTTCTTTAGAAACTGTATGAACTGGTTAATGGGTGGAGGTTATTTAGTAATCCACTTGGTAGATAAATATATGTTTGATACAATCATTCCACCAGCAAATCCATTATTGTTACTAACACCACAACGTTATGCTGAAGATAGAATTACAAAAAGCAAAGTTACCTTTGAAGATTTTCAATACATATCCAATTTTGAAGTCAACGAAAATGATAACTCTGCAAAGTTTGTAGAAAGTTTCAAAAATAAAAAGTCTGGAAAAGTGTTTAGAAAACAAGAGCACGACTTGTATATGGAACCATACAAGGAAATTTTGGCAATGGCAAAAGATGCGGGGTTTATTGTTCAAGGAAAAATTGATTTACTACAATCCGGCTACGAATACCAATACTTGTTTGTTTTAGTAAAACCTAACTAGGTATTTTTTCGTTTTATGTTACTATTTATTTTACAAATAAATAATAACTTTATTGTATTGTAATGTCATACTTGATTTATGGTTTTAATTATTTATTTTACATTTTTCTCTCACTTATTATTATTTTGTTGATTATTGCTGGATATATTAAAATAAAATTTCGGTTTTGGTCTATACAACCAGTATTTCATGTATATGACTTTCATTATTATTTTTATTCAAATGGTCAAATTATTATGCCAGAACTACCCCAAGAAAATAAATACTGTAATTTCAAAAATATACAAACAATAGATTTTTCAAAAATGGAAGATTTTCGTTCCAAACAGTTCGTAAATTTTATACAAGAAAATTATTTACAAAATGGCGAAAACCGTTTTATGCCACAAAGAGAGAATATTCATCCTTACTTCATTGGGCATAATGGTCCTTGTTATTTTACTTACTATGAAGAAGAACAACCCATATATAATACCAAACACGCAGAAACCATCACACATTCCAAAGTTATTTCAGTTATGACTTCTCGCCCGCTTCAGACTACTTTTTATGAAAATAAAAAACCATTACTAAAACAATTGAACGTCTATTATATAGACTACTTATGTGTTGACCAAATGAAAAGAAAAAAAGGAATCGCCCCTCAAATGATACAAACACACGAATATAATCAAAGACACCAAAATAAATCTATTTCTGTTTCATTATTCAAGAGAGAAAATGAACTCACTGGAATCGTACCAATATGCGTTTATAATACGTATGGATTTCCTACGAATAAATGGATGAAACCAAATGACCTACCCGAAGGTAATATTGCTCTAGTTGAATGCGGTCCAACAAATATACACCACTTGGTTGATTTTCTTCGTTTAAACACAAATAAATTTGATATTACTATTGTACCAGAAATTGCAAATGTTTTGGAGTTGATAAAAACAAAAAATTTGCGTATCTATATGATAGTACAAGAACATAATGTGCTTTGCTGTTATTATTTTCGCAATTCTTGTACAAACTTAAAAAAAGGCACTAGTGCTCTATCTTGTTTTGCTTCAATAAACTGTTGTAAAGATATTGATTTATTCATACACGGTTACAAAGTTGCTTTTGCTAATATATGTGAAACTTCTAAAGAATATGGATTTGGATATGCGGTGGTTGAAGATATTTCAGATAATGATGTCATTATCAAAAATTTACAATTAAAAACTGTTGCTGAATTTACTTTCCCTACTGCGTATTTTTTTTACAATTATATTTATTCTACATTATCTTCTAAAAAGGCATTCATTGTGAATTAGAATAGAATAGTATCTCAACGATTATACTAAATATTTAAAAATAAAATGAAGTTCATTTTTAATAATATTTACATCTTCATGTTCTATAATTTCATTTTCTCTAATCATCATATGAATAAAATTTCTAATTTCTCCATAGTTATAGTCATCAAAAATAACAGTACCATTATCTAGAATTAATTTTTTACTATTCATATAGTCTTGGGAGAAAATGTCATAAGTGTGACCACCGTCTAAATGAATCAAGTCATACGTTTTTATTTCATTTGGGTTATCTAAAATATATTTACTCATAGTTTCAACAGAGTTACCAAAAATAATATTTATTTTAGTATTAGGAAATTGTGACTTTATGTAATTAATCGCGGGTTCAGTATATTTATGATAGTTTAAATCAAATAATAAATATTCAGCGTGTGGATTTATAAGCAACATTACTAATAAACTATGACACGCATTTACACCGATTTCAATTATTTTTTGTTTATTTTTACATAAGTATTGTAAATTTTTTATTTTTTCTATATTTTGGTTAATCGTCCAGTTTGTCGGTGTAATATCACACACTAAATTTCCTTCTACTCTTTCACCTACGTTGTTAAGTATTTCTGTTAGTCCTTGGATGTATTTGTTTTCTACTAAATCCATATACTGTCTAACTTGAATATTATAATTTTAAATAAACGAATATATAAATTTATTTAAAATAACTTCATAATAATAATATAATAACATATATTTTAAATGCTCTAACGTGTATATATTATTATCTAACATATTTACCAACACGAGCAAAAGAATCAACTATAAATATAATAAATATTCCTAAAAAAGAATACAGTATCACTTCTTCAGTAACATTACTCGTTCTATCGTCTTGCTGTTGCTCTAAAAGGGTAATCATATAATTTAATTTTTCTAACAACACGTCATTCTGACTTTTAGGCGTGGAAGCAACAAAACTTTCTGTTTTTCCTAAACCATACATTTTAGAATAGTCTGGAATGAACCTTCCATAATCGGTCGTATTTGAAAAACTAGGGGTTGAACTTGCATTTACATTTGAATATATTGACTTATAATTTGAATTATTATCCACTGCAGATGAATTTGCTGAATTATAAAAGTCATTTGGTGGGTTTAAATATGAAGACATATCATTCTGATTTTTTTCATTTTCTTTTGACTTTGTTTGTTCTACACCGGCTGAAATAGGTGGAGGTAATAGTGTATTAAAATCTGCTAGTTCATCTTCTTGTGGTGGTAAATTATGAATTGTTTGAAGAACTGTATTTACTCTATCTGAATTTGTGTCTTTAGGATACCTTTTTTGAGTTTTATTATTTGCATTCCTTTTCTTAGCAATTGGATTATCGTCATTATTTATTTTATCCATATAATCATTATTATTAAATGGTGCTGCATACATTGCTAAAGACATTCTTAATAAAAATTAAGATAATAATTTGCAAAACAATCTTAAATTATAAAAAAAATAATTATATATATAAATAAATGTTTTCAAAAACTATGAAAATTTTAATACCATCTATTGTTGCTATAATCGTTATTTATTTATATGTGAATTATGTTACTTCATTTGATTTAGCAATTAAATACTCTATATTTCCTCTAATACTCGCATTTTTATTTTACTATGACTTTACTCTTGCAGTAGTTGCAACTGTTTTATTTAGTGCAATCTTTATTTATAACTTGAAATATTCTAAAAAGGTAAACTATCGTAAAAAAACTAGTAAATTCAAAATTGATGATAATATTGATAGTGAATATGACTATGTTAATATTGAACAATTTAATAATGATGATCTTAATAATGATGATATGAATATTGATTCAACTGTTGAAGCTATGTCAAATAAAAGATTCAACCGAGGCATTGACAGAATTTCTGCTGAACAAAATATTCGTTCTAAAGAATCAAATACATTATTAATTAGTAAGGACTTTGCAAGTAAGGAAAAAACAGAACCTATATCAGTAGGTAAAGACGGTACTATGTCTGGATACACAATGATGGACTATTACTAAATATTTTCAAAGTGTAATATATAAGATGGTAAAAAAAACTTATATATTATTTCTATGTCTAATTTTGTTTTTACTTGTTTTAGCATTATTTTATATTAGCAAAAAACAACAAATAGAACCATTTACTCCAGAGGTTCGTAAATTAGTTCGTCCTCATTTAAGAAGTATGCGACTAACTACAGATGAATACAAAAATGCATTAAAAGACCAAGCGGGTAAATTATTCAATATGTTTGGATTACAATTTGCATAAAAAATTTTTTGTTGGTAAAATATATGACTAACAAAAAATCAAATAAAAAAATACCAAAATTACCAAAAGTACAGACCCCACCTTCTGTTCCGGCTGCAGTTACGTCTGTTCCCGGTGTTCCGGGTATGCCACCCCAGTCGGCGGGTGCCCCACCACCTTTAGCAAAAAATGCTACTTTATTCCAAAAAATTATGCACTACTTGCACAGTAACATTATGGTTGTCAATAGTAGTCAAGTATTTTCGGGTATTATGATTATTATGATGAATCTTGGTTCTAAATATGTAACTATTGAATTAAGTAAATCTTCTGCTGAATATTTGAAACTTTCTGTTACTAGACAGATTATGATTTTTGTCTTGGCTTGGATGGGTAGTCGTAACATTTATATTGCTCTTGGTCTAACTGCTGCGTTGATTATTTTAACTGACCATTTATTTAATGAAGAAAGCAGTTTTTGTATTGTTCCGCACGAATATCGTATTATGAAAGATGTTCTAGATACTAATAAAGATGGTATTGTAACTAAAAAAGAACTTGATGATGCTATGGCTATATTAGCAAAAGCAAGTAAAGAAAAACAAATGCAACAACAAAAAGACGCATTAACTGCATTTCAAAACGCATCAACAAGCTAATTAGAGTGTTCATTTATTTTATTGTCATCGTTATCTGGTTCATTTAGTGAAAATACTCTATGTATTATATAAAATCCAATAAAAATTAACAGATAAAGCATAATACTATAAATTTCTGGGTCTTTTTCACGAGTATTCATTATATTAAACTGTGTAAATAAATATGAAATAAAGTTTTTAACTCTATTTCATATTATATTTTATTTCATCCCTTTTTATTTTTATACGTTTTACTTTTTCCTCCTCTTTTTAAATTCTGATTACTATCTGGTGACCTATTTTTTCTTGTTTGACTTTTAATTGACCTATTTATTTCTTTTGGACCATAACCTTCGTAATAGTTTAACGGAATTTTTCTATATTGTAATCCTCTTAACTGTGCCCACGCTAAACGTACATTTTCAAGGTTACGACTACAGCCAAGAGATGCTCTTTTATCAAGTGGAATTTCTGTTCCCGGATAAAGTTCCAAGTCTACATATATAATAAAAGTTGATTTTGAATCAGCACTTAATGGACTTGTATTTATTCCAACACCCGATGCAACTGACGATGTAACCGCACCCGTTGCACCACTTGGACCAGTTGCACCAGTTGCACCAGTTGCACCACTTGCACTAGTTGTACTAGTTGCACCACTTGGGCCAGTTGCACCCATTGCACCAGTTGGAACATAAGAAGGCATACGTAATTTTTTGGTGGGTGGTCTTGGCCTAAAAAATATTTCATTAAAATTTTTATTGAAAACAGTAATATTTTTCAAATTAGGTATTGGATTACTCGTTACCACTTTTGACAATTCAATTTTTGTTTGAATTTTTTTATATGTCTGGTCTAATATTACAAAATATGGATTCAAAATTGAATTTTCTATTACTGGTCGTGGGTTTAATACCATATAATAAAAACCATACAAAAATAAAACCATATATATTGGTGGTACTAAGTTATACTCATCTGCAAATTCAAATATTTGTAGTAGATTTAGTCCAATAATTCTACTTTCTCTTGGAACTAGAAGTTGATACAAATTGAATGGGTCCTTTAAAAAAATTACGTTTCCATCTTTTGGTCCTTTGCTAGATTTTCGTTTATTAAATTTTATTAAGTCGTAATGGTTCTTGGAGGTGTAATATAAAAATAAATACTTATCCCATCCTTTGTCTGTTAACGATGCAAAAGGACAAGATATATATCCGCTTGTGTTATCTACTACTATTGTTTTAAGACCAATGACACTTTGTATTATTTCCATAGTTGAATCGTCACCCCAGTACTGTGGATTTTCTGTGTTAAGTATATAGTCTTTTATTTGTTGTTGTCCATTACTCACCACACTAAAACCGTCACCTTCATATCTTGGCTTCATAACAAAAGGAACATATTTATCATCATATATTTGATTTATTATTATTTGTCTTTCCTGTTCCCTCATTATTGAATTATATTCTGGTGGTATATTTTTTAACTCTTCCCGTAGTTCATTATTCATGTTTCTAGAAACATTACGTGCTTCGTGTAGGAATACGTCGTTCAATATTTGGTTGTTTGCTACAAAATAGTCATATACCATTTCACGTATATTGACTGACTTAAATTTTTGTCCAAACTGAACACTTCCATATGTTATTTGAATAGCCGGATAATTTAAATTAAAATTATTTAATGCTTCAGATATACAAGTAAAATAACAGTTACCATCACCTTTTATATCGTCAACTTTCAACTGTGTAAGTAACTCATTATAACGTTCCGAGGAAAATGTAGTTAATGGTCTAGATGTATTTTTTGGAGGAAGTATAACCATTTTTTCTTCATCACCTAACTCCGTATACATTGTTTCTATCACTGTTCTATATTTTTTATAATAACCCTTTAAAAATTTTGTATTAGTACCACCACTTGGTTTTTTTTTACCACTTTTTTTATCACCTATTGTTTCATCTTCATCTTCATCTAAAGTAGCACCTCCTTTCTTGAAATTTAATTTTGGCATTTTAAACCAACTTGACCCAGTTGAACCAGTAACACCTACAGCGCCAGTAACACCTACCGCACCAGTAACACCTTTAAATATTTTTGGCATTTTAAACCAACTTGACCCAGTTGAACCAGTAACACCTACAGCGCCAGTAACACCTACCGCACCAGTAACACCTTTAAATATTTTTGGCATTTTAAACCAACTTGACCCAGTTGAACCAGTTGCTCCGAGTGGTGGTGGTGGTGGTGGTGGTAATAATTTCATACCAGTTGCTCCAGATGGTGGTGGTGGTGGTAATGATTTCATACCAGTTGCTCCCGGTGGTGGTGGTAATGATTTCATACCAGTTGCTCTGACTGGCGATGATGATGATGATGATGCATATATTGGTGTTGCAATAGCAAGTTGTGGCGCACTAGGTAATGGGGTTGGTGTTGCTTTACTTTTATAAGAACCACTCGCAATTTCTTTTTCAACCATATCAAAAGTTGAAATATCTGGGTTCCATTCTAGTCTATGTAATGATGGAAGTTCACTAAATTTTTCCTCGTCATATTCATCGCCAGCAATAAGTTCTCGGGGAATTTTTTTAAATTCTTTTTCAGCTTCTCTCCTCGCAATATCATAATTTGATGTCTGATTTCCAACATTTATAACAATTGGAGTTGTTTGTCGTCCATATCTATTGTAAGGACCACCGAATACATAATTTTGTGGAAAATATGAAAGAGTGGTCTTTGGTTCCATTTTCCAATTATCACTATTCCAATAATAATCATAAATAGTATAGGGTTTATTTCCAATATAAATAACAGTACCCGGTTTGAATAAAGTATCTAACGTTAAACGTATATTTTGGGAAAATGTACCATTTTCTTTTGAAAACTTTAATTGAACTAATGGGTGCTCTTTACTTACTTTCTGTGATCCCATAAAAGACGACAACACTCTGTTTTCTAAAGTATAAAATAAATTTTTATCAAAAAACTGATTTTTTTGTATATAAGGAGGAACACTATCTATGGCACTTTTTGTTAGTTTAACCAATGGGTCAAAATAAACCTTGTCCATATTTGGATTTATTTTGGGATTCGTCATTAATGGTTTGTATTCTATTTTTTCATATCCAGGAATTCTTGTTTCTAAAATAATAGATAAACTATTTGGAACTGACATACTTATTATAAGTTGATATTTTTAATATTGAAATACTATTTTTATTTTTACAATTTGTAACACAATTCCAATAATTAATATTTCAAACGTATATAAATATAATTATCAACTATAATATAATTGTTATTTTTTATCCAAAAATGAGTACGACGTTGAAATTACTTTTAAATAAAGACATTATATATAATATTGAATGTGTTGCTAATTTATTATTATCCACTATTGTGTCAGTGAATTTGTACTACTATTACTATGTTGATAAAAGTACTCTATATTTTTCAATACCATTTATTGCGTTACATTTTTTATTAGATATTTTTGTTTGTACAAATGATATAAAATTACATCACCTTTGTGGGTTACTAGTTATTTTTACAAAATACTATTATAATACTCAACCATTAGACGATTCTTCTATTATCATTTTAATATACAATTTTGAAATTACTACTTTTTTTTACTTATTCAAAATATGGTTAAAACCATTTGAAAAAACCAAAAACCAAATTTTAAAATGGACTATCATATCAAATGATATTATTTTCTTCGTGTTGTTTTTCAAAATTAGAATTGTTGATTATTATCTTTATGCTATAAATAATCCGATAATGTATCAAAATTTATACAACTATGTCGGAGATAGAATTTTTGATAATGTAGTAATGTATTCTGGTATTTATGGTTTTTTCATACTAAATATGTACTGGTTTTTAATTATGTGTAAAATTTGTTGTAAAACATTTTTTGGTGATAAAGTACTGTCTCTTGAAGCGCAAATAAATTGTCATCGTATAACATCACGAACACTTTTATTTAATCCACATATAGCGGGATATGCATATTATCATTCTTCGCCAAACAGTGCATATTTTTTTGACTTAGTTGGTATTCTTAATCTTGGCATATTTAATTTCAAATATCACGATAGCATTAAAAAATACATAACACAAAATAAACAAATTCAATATACATCTGATGAGTTGTTCACATATTACATTATGGATAATTTGTCAATACATTTGCGTTCATTTTTATGTGTAGTGACTAGTTTATGTGAAACATTACCTAGTACAATTCATATTGTTAGTTTTGCTGCGTGTGTTCATTTTTATTTTTACCATCTTTTTGTAAAAAAAATAAACAACTGTATAAAAAACAAAGAAGAAGTGATTTACAATAGTTGCAAGGAAAAAAATGAATTTTTAAGAGAGATAAATAGTTTAATAAGTGTTCCTATAGCAGTAGATACGCTAGTTATTGTGCTTTTTTCGTCCAGTTATATAAACGCAGTAAATTTATGTTTTGTAACAATTTATATGGCTTTTACCATATTTATACAACCATTTTACGAATATAGTCACGTAGCTTTTCACTTCGGACTTTTATTAGAAACATATTTCTTGGCTTCTTGTAATCTACGACAAATTCAATAAATTTACGAACAGTATTTTTTGTTATTTCAATTACGAAAAAACTAAATAAAATACGAACAAAACATTCAAAAAAGTTACAAATACTACAAAATACTATAAGTATTAACATAAAAAACTCACACTGTTTTACCCTATTTTTTTAAATTTATTAATTGTATTATTAAGACATTTTATTTATTTGTAGTGACTCTAAAAACAATTCAACCACATTTTCTAATAAATGATGGTCGGTTATGTCATAAGTGTTAATATATTTCATTGGTATTTCAAAGTTTCCATAGGCGTTTCTAAAGTATTTATTTATTTCTACAAAAGTAAAGTTATTAATTTTACATTTATCCTTTAATTCAGAGTTAAATAAGTCATACAATAAAACACGTTCACTATAAGGAATTACCCTAGAAAAATTATGATATACATGACTATCGTTTTCTGATAAATGCATATTTATATTACTTAAATGTCCTTCTATGTTGAGGGTACTCAACATAGTCGGGTCATCCATGTGTGTAATTGGTAATTCGCATATATACACATTTTTATTTAAAGTGTTTAATTTTACAAATTCAATATATGAGTTAGCAATAGATAATATATATTCTTTGAAATTTATAATTTCTGTTGTATTATATTTATAATTAATGATAAAATCTAGATCAACCTTTCCAAAAAACATTATAATGTTTGAATTTTCTGGCAACGATGATATTTTTTCTATGACTTGTTTGTTTATACCAGTTTTAGAATTTGGATTACTTAGACCTTTCGCAGAAGAAGCACGATAACTATAAACATTATTTGGAAATACATGTCTAAAACAGTTACAATGAGAGTCACCAAATACAAAATAGGACATATTTTATATAAACACTAAATAAATTAATAATACACAAATAAATAAATATACAAAAAATATATTTTATGTAAATATCTGAAACAACAACTCAAATAAATATATTTCTTGTCTTCGCCCAACCTACGAATAATTCAATAAATTTACAAACTTTTTTTTGAAATATTAGCTACGATAAAAAATCAATAAATTACGAACAAATTATTATTTTTAATCAAAAAGTGTTAAAAATGATAAAACTACCGAAGGTGAAATGGCAAATTTTTTGCACAAAAGTGCCAGGGGTTTGAAAAAATGGACAAAAATAAATGTCCAATTTTCAAAACCCAAGGTATTTTGGTGAACTTTGATTTTCAAAACGTGTTTTAGAGCTTAATGCTCTAATTTTCATTTTTTCGTATTTTGGTGGACAGCATAATTTTGTGAGCATAAAAATTGATTTGCAAAAAAAAGTATTTAGGGATTTTTTTGTTAAAAGAATATATAACATGGATTTAACAATTTATCCCAATTTATCCCAAATATCCCAAGATGATAACGGGAATTATACTTGTATATATTGTAACCTCATAACAAGTAACAAAAAAGATTTTAATAAACACATACAAACAAAAAAACATTTAAAAAATGTAAATAGTTACGAAAAAAATGTAAAAAATACGGACGTTTTAACATCTTTTAACAAAAATTTAACACAAAAATCCCCAAAATCTTCTGACAATATATGCTGTAAGTGTAATAAAAACTACAAGTCAAGAGTTGGTCTATGGTACCACAACAAAAAATGTAATTTTTCCGAAGAAAACACCACAAAAAATAATGAAGACAATATTTCATTAACTACCGAAGAAATTGAAGAAAAGTCCGAAGAAGAAAATCCAATAAGTAGTGCTATGATTCTTGAGTTATTGAAGCAAAATAACGAATTTAAAGAATTACTTATTGAACAAAATAAAAAAATTATTGAACTAGTTGGTAGTAGTAGTATTACAAACAATAATAATATAACAAATAACAACAACACTACAAATAATAAATTTAATTTGAATATTTTCTTGAACGAAAAATGCAAAGATGCATTTAATATAACAGATTTTATAAATGGAATTGATATTGGATTCAAAGATTTTGAGAATTTTGGAAGACTCGGTTATGTTGGAAGCATTAACAATATTCTTATCCGAGAACTTAAAGGGTTAGATGTATATAAAAGACCGATTCATTGTAGTGACTTGAAACGAGAAGTGATTCACGTAAAATATAATGACGCTTGGGTAAAAGATGAAGATAAAAAACATATGAAACGCGCGATTAAATTAATAGAGCATAAGAATATTAAGTTAGTCCCGGACTGGTTGAAGGCAAACCCAAAAGCCGACGATATTACTACGAAAAAACACGAAGAATATATGAAGATTTTAGATAATTCTATGGGAGAAATGAAAGATGAAGACAATGAGAGAAACTACGACAAAATTATTAGAAACGTTGCGAAAGAAATTCTCATAGACAAAGAAAAATAGTTAATAATTTTGACCATCCCCATGATCACAGTCATAATAAAAACAAATATCTTTAACATACACACTATTGGTATGTTCAAGTACATTCAACCAACAATTATAGTCTTCTTTCCCATTTACTACGCATTCCATATTATTGATTTTAGATAGTATTTCTTTTTCAACTACAACAGAACTACATACAACACAGTTATGAATTTTTAGAAAATCTAAGTTCCATATACGAGGAAAACCATTATCTAATAGATTGGAACCTTTACTTCTATAAATATTTTGCAATTTATACAAATTTTCTGCATTATATACTTGATATCTACTATTTACATTATACACTCCAAACCCGAGTAATCCATCAGTAGATGACATTTTACAACCACTTTCTATCATTGCGTTCACTTGTAATTCAATTTTTTTAGGAAACCATATATCATCATCATCGCAAAAAGCAACATATTTACCAGTTGATTTATCAATTCCTTTATTTCTAACATATCCTGCACACGCAAATCCAATTTTTTTTTTTGAGTTTTCTTCCAAATGCAAAATGACTATTCCATTTTCTTCCCAGTTGTATTCATAATATTCTTTTTCAGTAGAACAGTCATTTACTACAATAATTTCTATATTGGGATATGTTTGTTCTTTTATGGATTTTATAGTATTCATTAAATATTTAAAACGGTTGAATGTTGGAATAATAGCAGTTACTTTTTCCATTATAGTTATTATACCAATATATTACTTTAAATATTTAATTTTAAAATATTATTATTTACGAGTCTTATTCAAAAAATATATCATTGTGAAACATTTCATTAGAAACTTGATTTGCAATTTCAATGTAGTTGTTTTTACATAAACACAAACACACTCCTTGTGCCATTGCTAGTCCCATTTGCATTTTAATAAAATCGTCATTAAAATATAGTCCATATTTTTTTAAATCATTGTTACTTAAATAATCGTTGAAATGAATAATAAATTCAAATAATTTGCTTTGATTCGCACTTTTTGAACCGTGTATAACATTTTCTATTATTTTCTCTGTCATTTGAATAAATGAATCCTTGTGTTCCTTTGGTAAATTTTGAAATACTTCTTTGGGTTCAACAAAACAAGATAAAAAGTCATTAGAAATTTCAAGTGGGGGTTTATTAAAAAAATCATAAAAAATACCCATAAATTTGTCTCTTACATCTTCGTGAATTTTTAGTACAATACCAAAGTCAATTAATCCAAGTTTATAATTTTCGCCATTTTTGATAAATAATATATTTCCAGCGTGCAAGTCACCGTGTCCAAAACCATTTATAAAAGAACTTACTACCCCATATTTAACAACCAATTTGGCAAAGGATTCATAGTCGGATTCTTCTAGTTTTGATATATGTACTCCGGAAATATACTCCATAACAATTACGTTGGGGAAAAGTTTTGTAACGGATTCATACACTTTCGGTATTTTAATATATTTTAAATTTTTACAATCATTTTTCATTTTAATTGTATTTTGCACTTCTTGTTCAAAATCCAATTGATTTTTTAATATGAGAATATTTTTATCAAATGAATCTAAAAGATTGAAATGGTTCAACTGTGGTATAAAACTCAACAAATAAATCATAAATTTCATTTTATCAATTGCATCATTTAATTTATCTTCAATACCCACTCTTTTTATTTTTACAACTACTTCTTGGTTTTCAATACCATCATTCATTTTATAAACGAGAGAAATCATACCCGCATTTATAGGCGTAGTATTACATAAAAAATCAATACCATAAAAAACTTTTAAATTCATGATAACTTCCCAGTCAATGTCATCACTGCAATATGGCACAGTGTCAGTATATTTTATTAATTCTTGATTTATTGCACCATCAATCAAGTTATTATTTAATGAAATAGCTTGAAAAAATTTGACATACAATATATTTTTACTTGCAAGACGGTGAGTTATATTTTGAATGAATAAAGGATAATTCTTATCATACAAAAGATGAAGATAAGTAACAGATATTATCCATAACATTTCAACTATAAAATATATATTTGAGAGAAACCTCCAAAGGCAGTTTATAAACATAACTTGTTCTTTATTGAATTATCTATACATTTCTATAAATAGTTTTGTTCTAATAAATATTTTATAAACAAGGGAACAGATTATCTTTTCTAGTATCGGAGAGAGAATAAATGAATTCGGATAATAAATATAATATTCCACATTTATTTTATGTTCATTTACGTATTTACAATATATAATTACATTTTTCAGTTTAAAGAGTTCATAATTATTACCTTCAAATTCATTCAATTTTTCAATTTCTGGTAGTACACCCATATTTTTTATATGAAACGATGTTAGTGACTGGTCGGAGTGTTTTTTCATAACAACATTTGTATTTATATATTTTTGTGGTAGTCCTAAATCTGCGAATAAGTGTTTCAAAGTAATAACCACATTACCCTCAGTTTTATTTTCATTTTCTTCAGTTATATCAACCGAATAATTATCAATAATGTCTTTATTTACCTCAAAAACAATATCTAAAAATTTAAAATTAACTAATTTTTCAATATAAATATGGGGGTTTTCAATATCAAAAGTGACTAGGTAGGAATTTCTCTCTTGTTTAACAATTTTAAACCCATTTTTATTGAATATTATTGGATTATTTTCTAAATTTTCATTACTACTCATAGTTGAATATTATAAGTATATATTATATTATAATTATAATAACGACAGTAATATTTTCTCTCATTTTTATTTATTATTTTGACTCTTTTGAGAGAATAAACCAGTCAACAGTTTTTTTTATACCTTGTTCGATGGGTGTAAATTCAAAATCGTTTCTCAAAAAGTCTAGTAACTTTGCGTTAGATACTGTTTTTTTAAACTGGCCATCGGCGTAACTTGTGTCAAATACCATACGGTCTTCATAATCAAACGCTTTTGCAATTAGTCTAGCAATTTCTCCAATACTCACTTCTTCTTTTTCTGAAACAGATAATATAATATTATCATCTTCAAATTTTTTCAATACATACATTATAAGAATTCCAATGTCATCTGAATAGATAAATTGTCTTAGAGGTCTTCCACTTCCTCTAACCACAAAGTCAACATCATTTTGTTTTGCCAGATAACACTTGTGGATTAACGCTGGCAACACGTGTCCATTTTCAAGGTCAAAGTTATCGTGGTGTCCATATATATTGGTAGGAATAATACAAAAAAATTTATCTCCATAGTTCTCTCTATAAGCACGACAATGTACTTCCAACATTCTTTTTGCATATGCGTATGCATCATTTGAAAAATGTGGTGGTCCGTTGTGTAAAACGGACTCGTCAATCGGATACTCCACTTTATCTGGAAAAATACAAGTTGATAAGCACGCAATAAGTTTTTCAACATTGAAATCGTGTGCGCATTTCACAACGTTAAAATTAATCATTAAATTGACTTCAAGCATATCCACTTTTTGGTTCATATTTTTGTATAACCCTCCCACATTTGCGGCTAAATGAATTACATAGTGTGGTTTTATCTTGTCAAACATTTCTTGAGTTGTTCTTAAGTTGTACAAATTATACTCTTTAGAGGATACGTATACAAATTCATACTCACTAGAAAAAAAACGTTCTACACTTTTAATTCCATTTCCTACTAATCCAGAACCACCCGTCACTAATATTTTTTTCATAATGAATATATAATTATTATTATGAAAAAAATAAATTATTTACGAATTATTTACAATCTTGTTCAACCATTTCAGAAACCAAGTCGTCAAAACTATATTCTGGTTTCCAGCCTAACTCAGTTCTTGCCCGAGTAGAATCTCCTAATAGTTCTTCTACTTCAGCTGGTCTGAAATATTTTTCAGAAATAAAAATCAATTCTCTACCAGTTACAGTATCATAACCTACCTCATTGATTCCTTCACCTTTCCACGAAATATGAAAACCTTTCAAAGCAAATGACTTTTCAACAAATTCTTTCACACTATGAAATTCATTGGTAGATAAAACATAATCGTCTGGTTTATCTTGTTGTAAAAGAAGCCACATTCCTCTAACATAATCTTTGGCGTGACCCCAGTCTCTCTTTGAATATATGTTTCCTAGGACTAATTTTGTTTCTTCACCTTTTAAAATTTTATTCAACCCAATAGTGATTTTGCGCGTGACAAAATTATAACCTCTACGTGGAGACTCGTGATTAAAGAGAATTCCAGAACAAGCATACATATTATATGCTTCACGATAATTTTTGGTAATCCAGTGTCCATACATTTTGGCAACTCCATAAGGAGACCTTGGATAAAAAGGAGTGGTTTCTTTTTGAGGAACTTCAACCACTTTACCATATAACTCAGAGGTTGATGCTTGGTAAAAACGGATTTTTTCTAATGGAATACCACAGTTGCGTAGTGTTTCTAGTAATCGCAACGTTCCTAAACCATCAACGTTTCCAGTATATTCTGGCATATCAAACGATATTTTAACATGACTCATCGCGGCCAAGTTATAAACTTCTAATACTTGAATGTGATCTTTATATGTGTTGTAGATTTCATTGAAAATATTCATCAAGTTAATACCATCTGATAAGTCACCATAACGAAGATTTAATTTTTTAAAAATATGGTCAATTCTATCCGTATTGATGGAAGAAGAACGACGTATCATTCCCCAAACGTGATAATTTTTTTCAAGCAATAATTCGGCCAAATAAGAACCATCTTGTCCGGTAATTCCAGTAATAAATGCGATTTTATTATAATTCGTCGTCATTGTAATAATTATAATAAAACGATAGGTTTTTAAATATTAATTTTCAATATAGTTTTATATATTTATATAAAATTTTCGGGAGATGATTCTTTAAAGTAGTCTGGGACATTATTTATATAAGAAAGCAACTGGTGACGTACAAAGTATTCACTTGTGTCTGTATTTATATATATATGGCCGTTATGGTCAATGACTGATATTAAGTTATCATTTTTATCATATAAATAAATATGTTTTTCCGTGTACGGCATTTCTTTTAGGTGTTCAAATAAATAAATTCTGTTTTGTTGATAGTAAGTGTCACAAGGTATATATATTAAATTTTTTTTCATACATTTACAAAAAACTATGTTAGTCACATCTATTTGATTATCTCCATTTCCATATTTAATTTTTAAATTAAAAGGTATTGGTTCATTATAGTTAGGAAATATATTTTTTATGTATTCTGGAATATCATTTGTATATATTACACTTGTATTCAAGTCAATAAAAATATATTGAGTATTCAAGTCATATTCTTGAGTGTAGTTATTAAGTTTATCAGTTATAAAAAATGATTTTGTTAAATTAATAAACTCTGGTGGTATATCTATTAAACTATTTTTGATAATGTAATACTGTGATGGGATATGTAATATATTGTTTTTTACAAACCTACTTAATAATATAGTTGTAATATCAATATTTACGTATCTCAAACCATATGTTATGTTATATTTAAAGTTATCAAAAGCCTCATTATATTTTGTTTCATATTTTTGCAAACTTTTTTCTAGTCCATCTAACTTAATGTTCATTTGATCTAGTTGAGACGAGTCACCACAATAATTATTTGTTAAACTTGGATTGATAATATCAATCATACTATTATTTTTTAATATCATTTTTGCTATATCAGACAACTTATATTTTTCTTTGTAAGAAAGATTAAAAGTTTTAACTAAGTTGTTTGTTGAATTACAGTTGTTAATATAATGTCTCATTATTTTTACAAAGTCATCTTCATACATAAAGTCAAAATACTTGTCTTGGAAAATTGTTACGGGACTATTACTTAATTTTGAAATAAAACAAGATTTAATAAATCTATCTGGTTCTTCGTTTGTGTGAAATATATTAAAAATTCTAAAATTAAATAAATTATCATATGACAATGAACGTTTATATATGATATATTTTGAAAATCCATAATAGTCTTTTGGAATTGTTAGCAAATCACTTTCGTCTCTGTTATAAATATCAGTTTCACGGTCGTAAATTGCTCCAGAGTCAAAATTGATGATTAATTTAAATAAATGTGCAAATTTAATCATATTTTCAAACATTGATAAATTCTTGTATACAACGTCATAGTTTTCTTGTTTTGTCCTACGACCACCTACAATTGCACTATGTATTAATATATCAAAGTTTGTATTTTTTGAAAAATAATCTTCAACTTCTTTGAAGTTGGAAATATCTATTTCATTTCTAGACAAAGAAATAATTTCGTGTTCATTTGATAAATGATTTTTAATTATTTTAGACAAGTTACCATTTCCTCCTGTAATTAAAATACGAACCATTTATTTATATACAGTTGGTTTTTTTATATAATAATTAAATATAAATATATAAAGTTGTTGTTTTACAGTGAGATAAATACTATTGAATATAATTTTAGTAAATAATATATGTATAAAATGATAATAAATAAAATTTGTTATTATTATAAAGGTATGAAAAATATACTAGTATATGCACATATGCCATATTTTCAGTATAACGATGGTGGAACAGTTGTTCAATTTTATTTGTCAAAAATATTAGAACAAGATTATGGTTTAAATGTTAGAATATATTCGTGGTCTAACACTAAAATAAAAAATTCAATTTTTAACAAATTTTATGAAAATGACTTTCCTATAGATGATAATTGTGTGGTAATATATAGTGAAGGCACAAAAGGCAATCCATTAAATGCAAAATACTGTGTAAGATGGATGTTAAGTAAATTAGGTCAAAATGTCCCATTTGACTATTTATTTACATGGGAAAAAAATGAACTAGTATATTATTTTAATTCAGAGGAAAAAATTAAAAATAACCCAGATAAAGTTGGAAACATTTATAAAATGATGAATCTTCTCTATGTTAGTCCATATATTAAAAATTATAATAATGAACAACGATCTGGAACGTGTTATACTATTAGGAAAGGTCGTGAGATACACAAAAGCCATATAGAAATAATTCATCCTCCTCCACCAAACTCTTTAGAATTAAATAGAATGGGAAAACTATTAGACTATGTAAATATATTTAACACATTTGAATATTTTTATTCATATGATCCTTGTACATTTTATAGTATAACTGCTGCCATGTGTGGTTGTATTTCTGTTGTTATAAAAGTAAATGGGTTAAGTAAAGAAGACTGGTTAAATACGATCGCGTGTACGGAATATTTAAAAGAAACTGGTGAAGATTTATATGGTGTGGCTTATGGTGAGGAAGAAATTGAATTTGCAAAAAGTACATTACATTTAGTTGAAAAACAGTGGATAAATATATTAAATTATAGTAAAAAAAAATATATTGAACCTTTTATATGTGACATAAACAATTTTGAAAAACAAATAAATACTATTGAAAATAATTTTTATTAATAAATATTAATTTATTGACTTATACAACTGAATCAATAAATTATCTTATACAATTTTTACAATCATTTCATTTTCAAATTCTTCTCTATCCATAAATGGGTCCATATCTTCAAATGGGCGACTTGTAAATGTGCCATCTTCGTTTTTAACCGAATTTAACTTTGGATATCTTCCTTGTACACAACAAAAAATTTCAAATATAACTGCTTCTTTGCAATTAATGAATTCTTCCAATATTTTTGTAATTTCTTCGTTTTTTCTAGCAGATAAATATTTAATTCCATAAGCATATGCAATTTTTTCAGTATTTGGAAAAGAAATACCACTTGTAGAATCTGAACCGTACCTATTTTTAAAGTATAAATTTTGAGTAATTACATTTGCACCGTAGGAATCATTATTAAATAGTAAAATTTTGATTGGAAGCTTATAATGGACGATCGTTTGTAGTTCTTGTATATTTAACTGTAACGAACCTTCGCCTAAAATAGGAATTACCATTTTATTTGGTTCTGCGATTTGTGCGCCAATAGCTGCAGTCAATTCAAAACCCATGTCTCCTTGACTACTAATAATAAATTTATCATCTTTTTTGATATTTACCATATGCCATATAATTGTTACAATTGAACCGGACGCCACTACTGAAATTTTATTTTTTGGTGCATATTGAAAAAATTCTTTTAAAGCAAAATAAGGATTTATCCCATTTTCATCGGATAAATCCGTAGGTGTTTCAAATATCCATTTATTTTTCCAATGGTTACATTTTTCAATCCACGAACTATAGTCATTTACTGAATAGTTATAATTATCAAAAAACGTATTCAAGTCCGTGTTCATTTTTAATTCATACTTTAAATTTTCTTTTTCAATTTCATTTGCATCATTATCAATATATACAATTTTTGCTTCACGTGCAAACATATCAGAATTATAACCCACAATGCTATGAGACATTCTACATCCAAGAGATAATAATAAATCGCAGTTTTGTAACGTAAAGTTACCGTGTCTGTCTCCAAGCAGTCCAATTTTACCACTATATAAGTAATTATTTGTTTCTATTATATCAGTTCCGTGCCAAGTTACAACAGTTGGAATTTTATATTTTTGAATAAAGTCGTTAAATTTACCAGTACAGTTACCTAACTTAATTCCATTCCCGGCAATAACAAGTGGTCTTTCTGATTTTTTTAATAGTTCTTCTAGTTTATCCAAATGTTCTATTTTTAGACTTTCATATGTTGGTAATTTTTTCTGAATAATCGGAATTTCATATTCATCATCTAGTTCCATAAACATACCTTGAATATCAATTGGTACTGATAGCCATATAGGACCTGGCCTTCCATTTATCAAATTTTTATATGCTTCAACTAATATTTCTTCAACTTCTTCAATACTTACTATTTCTTTACAATATTTAGTAATTGGTGTAACCATAGAGATAATATCACAATCTTGTCCGGCATAATGTCGCAGATTCATACTTTTTGTATTAATTACACGAGTTGTATCATTTGCTTTTACTTGTCCAGAAATAAATATAATAGGTAAACTATCTTGATGTGCAATAAGGCATGGAGTAATTGTATTTGTTGCAGCACAACCAGCAGTAGTACAAACAATACAAGGCTTCGCGTTTGTTTTACTATAACCATTAGCAGAGTAACCACATGCTTGTTCGTGATGTTGATAGTAAATATTATAGTTACCGTGTTTTCCAAAAGAATCATTTAAATGCATAGCGAAGCCTCCAGTAATTGTAAATACGGTATCTACTGAGTTTTTATAAAAAAACTCTATAATGTAATCACTAACTTTAACTTTCATTAAAATAAATAGTATAATAAATATATAATAGTTATTTTTAAATTATTTATAGTCAATGATATAAATAATTTTATAAATCTTTTGTAAATCAAATCTCACAAGTATTTTTACTCAATCTTTCTTCTATCATTTTAATTCTTGAAGTATCTTTATTGGCATATAACATATATTTACTACTAATATACTTAAGCCACTCAACTTCAAAAACATTCGCATAGTATATAAGTTTTTCTAATTCATTAATATTTATTTTAGTTGTGTCAAAAATAACATATCTTGTTTCAAATTTATCTAATAAATCACTATCTATTAAATTTTTAATAAAGTCTTTTGATTCAGTTGTAATAGCTCCACCTAAAAAACATTTAATATTATTCTCTCTTGCTTTTTTAAATACATTTGTAACAATATTGTAAATTTCCTCAGAATTTACGTAACTTCTATCCTTACCTAATGAACCAACAAAATCAACTCTACCAACCGTAACAAAATCAATATGTTTAAACTCTTTTGATAGTTCGTCTAAGTTGTTGTACGAAATGATTGTTTCTAAATTGAAACCTCTTTTACCTAAATAATTATACTGTTTTAATGAATTCAAAAACTTTTTTAATGAAAAACAACTTTCAATCATTGGTGCAACAATTGAATTACAATTTATATCAGTACAATCAACGATGTCTCTCTTTGATTCTGAACCACCAATTTTAACTGACAGTTCAACGTCTACAGTTGATGTTAAATATCTCATGCTTATTATTTCATTTAATAAAGCACCTTCATCTTCAAAAGATATTTTAATACCACTGCAACCAATTTCTTTTAATTTATATAAACACTTTACTAAATTATCCATAAATAATATAATCAATATTATTTATTATTAATAACGAAATAACTCAGAAATAATTTGTTTAAGTTTTGAATTTATATTTTCAATTTGAGTGTAAATTATATTGCTTTTACCAACTTCATCAAGTAAAATAAAACAGATATTACTTCCATTATTTTTTTTATCTGATAAAATATGACTTATAAATACATCATAATCAAATTTTAAATTAAAATATATTGGGTCAATTAATTTTAAAATAATATTGTTTATTTCTACGTGTTTTTCATCATAAAATAATTTGTTTTTTACATACATTCCAATTAGTACTCCAATTCCGTGTGGTATAAAATAATTAGTTGTACTTTCAATTGCGTGACCTATTGTATGACCATAGTTAAGAACTTTTCTTACATTGTTTTCAAACTCGTCATATTCAATTATTTGTTTTTTTATCAAAGATGATAATTTAATTATTGAAATATAGTCATTTTTTTCAAGTTTATCTTTAAATAATTCAAATGTATTATTTCCACCGATTAAAGATAATTTTAAAGACTCACCTAAACCAGATATTATATCATTTTTATCCAAACTTTTAAAAAAATAGTCAGATATAAATATTTTATTTGGAGCAACAAACATTCCCAATATATTTTTACTTTTTCTATTTATTGATACTTTACTTCCAATACAACTATCAGTCATAGATAAAAGAGTTGTTGGAATAAATGTCCATTTTATACCTCTTTTATAAATAGCTGCGGCAAATCCACCGACATCTTGAGTTATACCTCCTCCTATTACAACCAATTTATTTTTTTTTGTAAAGTTAATACTATATAACGCGTCTGTAATTTGTAAGACACTTTCTATATTTTTTTTTTCCTCTAATGCATCAAATATTATAATGTTGTTTTTATTTAAATTACTGAATGTATCAACACTTAAATTATAGACATTTATGTCAACAAAAATAAAATCGCCATTTTCATATGTATCTTTAAATAACTCATCTAATGTTTTGTTACTGTAGTGCACATCATAGTTTATTCTATTTGATTTTATTTCAACTGTATCAGAAAAATCTATTTCACCAATAAAGTTTACGTCGTCTATACTAAATTCCATTATAATACATATAATTGAATTATATTTATTATATTTTAAACCATTTATATTAAATATCCAAACTTAATGTATTTTTATCAGACTTTTGACGTCTCTTACTTTTCTTTGGCATATTTCCTCCAGACTGCAATTCTTTCAAGTCACTAATGGATATGGTACTACTATCATTTTGTGATGTTTGAGTTTGTTGCATACTAGGTGCTGAAGGCGTGGACTCTTGGATATTAATTGTTTTTGTTTTCAATCCGGACAAAATATCCGAAATATCACTTGGTCCCTTCATCTCTGGCCGAGAAGTTCTTGAACTCCTTTCAACTTCATTTGCACCACTAAATGTCTCTCGAATATTGATTCCATCATTGAAACTGCTTCTTCCCATACTCAAATCTGGACGACTTATGTAGGATGTGTTATTTCCACCACGGGAAACCGAGGGAGGAACTGCATTAGGACCTTGAGTTGCCATTGGTGGTGGTGGACCACCCATATCACTCGTATTCATCATTCCATTTACAAAACCAGAAAATCCGGGATTACTTTGTCCCATAGTATTTACCGCTGCAGTTTGGAATTGACGCATCAAGTCTGGATTTTGACGCAATATATCATCCATACCGGGCATTGCCGATTTGAACATTGTGTTTGTCATATGAATCATCATTGCACTACCGCCTAGTTGAAACAATAATTTTAATTCTGGAGCCATAGATGCCTTGGATTTATATTTTTCATATAGTTCACCGAAAATCTCATCATAGTCTGTCAAGTTTTCGTTGATTTGCTCACTCCAACCATCTAATTTAATATCAAAGGGATCAAAACGACTATTTAAAAATTCAATACCATTAATACAAGCCATCAACATATTACCTTGAAACTTGACGGAATTTTGTTTGGTTTTCTCCTCCATAATCATTTCGTATTCTCCTTGCATTTCAGCAAGAGGTGACTCCATAGTATATTTTTTTGTTAAATTTACACCTTTTGCCTCAAGTGCTTCTAACTTTCTTAAAAATTTAAATTTCTCTCTTAGTAACTCTTCTTTGGACATTTGAGGTTCATTTGGTACTGGTTTGTCTGGATTAATTGGAATGTTATTAAATTTAGCATATCCATCCCAAGTTGTTCCATCTGTATTTTGTTGAGCAGTTGATTTACCAATACTTGGTTGGTCTGAAGATGAACCAAAATTAGATGTTTCTTCAAACCTTACACCAGATGGTTTTTCAATTGAAGGAGTATCATAACTAACTGTTTTACCAAATAAACTTGATTTACTTTCATATGTAGTTCTAGAAGGTGCTTCTTCTTCCAATACCAAATCATTTAATTCATTTTCTAAATTGTCTAAATCGTCAATATGAATATCACTTGTTGGTTTTGAACCACCGTCTCTTACTTTTTCGTTCATCAATAACTCAATCCCTCCACCGAAATTCGTAGATTTCATTGGTCCATCGTTCAATTTTATACTGGAAATGTCAATAATGTCGTTGTCCATATTTATCTATGAATAAATAAGAACATATAATTTTAAGTCTTACGAATAATAAATATATTATTTTGAATTTGTAGATATAACTATAATTTATTTTTAATGTACCAGATACCTTGTAAAAATGAATCTGCTAAATCATCTTTTTTGGTATGTTTTGAAAAAAAATCCTCCCAAGATTTGTAGTTGTGTTCATTGGTTATTATTTCTAAACATTTTTTAATTCCTACTTTTTTTCTATCCCCATATTTCACTTTGTCTTCTTTTTCTTCTTTTTTGTTTTCACTGGAAGAATCTTTTAATTTATTGATTGAAGATACAAATTCAATGGATATATTATTGTTTTTCATTATAAAATACTGAGCAATCATACCTTGAATTGTCTTCATTCTATTCGCAATTGGACTAATTTGATTTTCTATAATCACTTTATCAATGGTTGATAAATGTTCAGCAAGAATTACGTCAAATTTAGACTGAAGGTTTCTACCAATCGTTACTAAATCAATCTTTGATGCATTTGTGTTTTCAACTGGGTCAAAACACGTATTGTAAGTGTAATCATTTATTAATGAAACCAACTCATTTTTTTTGATTGGTTTTTCATATTTAATTTTGTATTTATCAGCCATTTCGTATAAACTCTGAATTTTTTGTTTATTAATAAATCCACTTTTCAATTCTGATGTTGGAATTTGATATTCTTGTTTTTTTGAATGTTTCAAACAGTAACACTTTCCATTTTTGGTAAATTTAGCTGGTTTATTACAAGGTTGATTTTTTTCCAGTTCTAAACATTTCATTTCACTTGTTTGGGATAAATTTACTGAGTCCCATTTTTCAATATGAAAATAATGTTCTTCTTGTTCAACCGATTTGGAAAATAAACAAAACGCTAAATTTTTTATTCCAACGTCTATACTTAGTATTTTCATTTATACTATACTATTGAAATATTATCTCCTAAAAGTATTATAACAATATGTTTTTATAATACTTTTCCATTTATATTATATAAATTATTGGGTTGTTGTATGCATTTTTTCAATCTCACTCAAATCAATAGAAGGAGAAATTAATCGTCCTTGTAATTGTTCTCTTGTTAAATATGGATTTTTCAAGTTACTTGAGCAGTATCCAAATCCGGGATTATTAGTATCGTAACTTGATTTATACAAGTGTGGTACATTGGATGATGGTGTCTTTCCAGTTTGTATGTGTGAAGGTAATCCCATATCACTGCAAGCTTCCATTGTGTTGTATTTCATAATTTCTCTTCCGTTGTTAATAAGAAATTGTCTGTATTGCCAACTCGTTTGGATATTTTCTTGTTGTTGAATTCTTTTATTGACAACCGCTTCTGGTTGCCAACTTGAATAGTTTCTTCCATCAGCCATTATTGGTGGATAATTAAAATGAATATTATTTGAACCAGAATAACAAGTGCCCCACATATTTTTATATATAACAACAAAATATTATTTGTATTATTTTTATTTCTTTTTGTATAATTACTCTACACCTAATAATTTAAGTAACTCTGGTTTCTTTAATTTTGATGAATCAGATGATAAATTTTTTTCAGATACAATTTGCCTTAATTTATTCAACGACAACTTTTTATAGTCAATATTTTCACTGGTTGGAAATGTCATATGAATTGACTTCAACAATGTCGCGTCTATGTCTAAAACTGGTTCAAATTCTTGAGGTTCTTCCATAACTTCATTTAGTTTTACAATTTCTATTTTAGATTCATTTTCACTAGAAACACTACTTTTGTCATCTTCTAAATCTTCGTCTTCTGAAGAGTCGTCCATATCATCATTGTCATTGTTTTCACTTGGGATTTCTTCAACGTCTACATTTTCTTCTACAGAATGTAATAAGGAGTCACTAATGTTAATTACTCTAACAGTTTCTTCTTCTACCTCTTCATCAGAGTCCGTGTCCGATGATTCATCATCATCATCATCATCACTTTCTTCGTCACTTTCATCATGTTCTTCTTCTTCTTCATCTTCCGAGTCATTATCCTCGTCATCAGAAACGTTAATTAGGTCGGCCGACTTTACTGGTGGAGAGTTGAATAAAGGTATTTGTGTGGGTGCGTTTGTTCCGCCACTAGGTAAAGTATTTACTGCACCTCCAGATTGAACACGACTTCGTATGTAGTTCAATTCTTCTGCCATTGTAGAAATTAAATCAACCATACTACTTATTTTGTGATTTTGTTCAGTTATTTTTTGATAAAAAAATACTCCTACGAAACCAATTAAAATTAGACTTATTCCTAAAGACAATAAGAACGGAATGCTTAGTATTGGAGTTAAAGATGACATTATTAAAAAATATTTATATATTTATATTTTTTAATAAACGAATTATAATTTGGTTTTTGATTTGAATATTCATTTTATTTATTGAAATTTTCGCTAATATACTGTTTGGTAATATCTGTCGCCAAACCTTGCTTATAACTCTTCCAGTTAGCATTAAATATCTTTGAATTGAAAAAAGAATTTAATATATTTTTTAAGGTAGCTTCGGATTGTTCAATTCTTTCAGTTTTTTCCGAAAATTTATTTCCATAAACGTAATATGAATATATGATATTACTTACTCTAGACAAAATTATAAAAGTATATTGAGTCTCTAAATTTTTATTACGGTCTTCTTCTTTATATTCACTTATATTATAGAATAATTCGTCGTAATAATAGTTCATTTCGGGGTGGTCTATGAAAAATTTGAGGGTGTCATCAAGTAGTTGTTGGAAATTATTATCAAAACTATTTAACTGATTAAAATTAGCAGTTTCTCTAAAAGTCACTTGTTGTAAATATACTGAGTAAACTGTCATTATAATTGTAGCTGCCATTAATACTTGTATATATGTTTGAAACTTTGCATTTTCTCCTAATCTTGATTTCCAATATGTAACACTTAATAATATGATTGCAATAAAATATAAAAAATATGAAAAGTAGTACAAGTAGTTTGAAAAAATAATCAAATCTCTATTTTTAAAAACGTCTAACATATCTTTTGTAATTTTTTTATCATTTTTTTTATCATTTGTATTTTCTTCTGCCATTTATAAATATATATTATACAGTTATAATTTTTTAGATTCTTCAATAATTTCAGTTGGATAATTCATATCACATAGCACTTTGATTCCTCCTCTCACATTAGAAATTCCTTTCTTCAACAAGTATTTGTATTTAAAATTGGTAATGTCATTATTTCCATCTTCATCAAATACATTTTCAGTTTGCATATAAAAATTAGAAATTTTTGCATTTTTGTCTAAATGTTTACACACTTCTATAAAATGTGTAGTTAAAATACAAAATACTCCGTCATTCTTTATTAAATATTTCATAAATGCTAAAGCACTTAACACCGCTTCATCTGGATTCGTACCAGAGTACAACTCGTCAAATACACAAAAATGGTTTTCCTTAGGGTGTTGCTTAATAATATCCAAAATGTCCTTGCATCTACGCGCTTCTGCTTGAAATAAACTATCTCTTCCAGAAGTATCTGGAATATTCAAGTAGCAATGAATATATTTGAAAGGACACATTGTAGCACTTTCGTAAAATCCGCAACCCATTTGTTGTGTTATGATGGTGTTGATTAAAACGGATTTTAGAATCGTGGTTTTTCCAGATGCATTTGGCCCAGTGATAATGAGATTCTTCTTGAATTTAACGGTGTTTTTCACGTGTTGAGTATTCATTAACGCCGGATAGTAAAGCTTCTTCATTTTTCCACTTGATTTTTTGGTATTTAGTTTGGCAGCGTTTATCTTTTTGCTATTTATATTTTCAATAAAACCTTCTATATTATCAAGATAACCGTGAAATCCAAAAGAAAACATAAGCGATTCATAGTAGGTCTTGTTGTCGTACAAGGTATAAAATGATTTGAGGACGTTTCCCAGTTCGCCCACTTTTTTCATAGAAAGTTTATATTCTGTTACGGTATTAAGTAGTTCTTTTAATTTGCTTAACTCCGTCAACCGTTGTTTTATTTTTTCGTTGAATATGGCATATGTTTTTAGATTTTCAGTGTATAATAAAATATTGTACATTTTGACTTCACTGTACTCAATATATTCTCTCACTTTTATCAGATGAGAATGGATTTTTTTCATATTATTATGAAATCGGTAACAAGTTAGTATGTTTTGGTAAATAGAAAAAATATAAAATGCTGCCGAAATTAGGAGGTAAAATTTTTCGCTTAACTCAACGTTATTAAATTCAGTAAAAAGTCGTCCGACTGCGTGATTTGCGGCAATTATTTTTAATACTTCCACATATTCTCCGATAGTAATAGTAAGTCCTTTCATTTTTATAATGAAAAAAGGAATAATTAGAATAATAAATGGAACAAAGAGAGAAATGACTGGAGACGCTAAGTTATAAATACTCATCACTTGTAAAAATGATTCCGAATGGTTGAGGAATTCCCACATTGGCCAATCAATAAACTGGTATTTTTCTTTAAACCCAGTGTCATTCTTAATATCGTCCCAGACTTCCATAACTTCACTAAGCAACTGGTTCTTGCTTTCATCGCATTTTAAATCTATCTTCTTGTAATTTTTTAAAAGTGATTGTGTATCTTTTAAAAATTCAGTGTCCGTGGTATAATAGTGTGGAAACTGTTCCAACACTTTTTTACCAAGACTGGTGCCGGGTTGAAAGGCAAAGGAATAAATAGAATTGCACGAAGGGTCAACCGTCTTAATGAGTTCTAAATCATCTATTACATTTTTACTCAGTTCCATTTTATTTTCGTTGAAACAAATCGGAATTTGAAAATATTCATTTATCTTTTCTATATTTGATATCATTACATCAAATGTAGATTACTTTTCTTATCGTTTTACGAATTTATTATGATTTTGGTTGCATACATTTTTTTTGCGCTGCATCCCAAGTACAAGTGAGGTGGTCATTTACACTTTGTACATTACAAGATTTTAAGTCAGAATAGTCGCTACATTTTTTAATTTCTCCGGTTGTTTTATCCACTATATAAAACCCTTCCCTTCTACCTACACCACCATAAACGAAATATAAAACTACTAAAGCAATTAAAATCCAAAGAAACACCGATAAACCAAACAGTTTTTTTGCCATTTATATTTTACCTAAAGATAATTTTTATTTCATCAAGTTATTAAAATTCGCGGGTAACTCGTTAATTTGACAAGAATAATGTTCCTCAATTTGTTTCATCAACGACACGTCACGACGCGTGATTAAATTAATGCCAACACCTTTACGTCCCCAACGACCACTACGACCGATTCTGTGTAAATAATTATGTACGCATTTGGGAACATCAAAGTTAATCACTACGCTCACTTGTTGAATATCAATTCCACGCGCAGTCACATTAGACGAAATCAACACTCTATATTTACCGCATCTGAATTCATTGAATGCATTATCTCTATCCACTTTTTCCATACTACTGTGAATTCTACATACTGGAAAACCATCTTCTACCATTGCATCATATAAGTCAGATACACGTTTCACACTGTTACAATAAATAATACACTGAGACATTGAAATAAATGCATATAAGTCCTTCAATGTAGAATATTTCTGGCGGTCATCATCTATGGCTACGTAATATTGAGAAATACCTTCCAATGTTAATTGTTCAGTCTTTACATAAATTCGTACTGGGTCACGCATAAACTTACTTGTTATACTATGAATATAGTCTGGCAAAGTGGCGCTAAATAATGCGACTTGAATATCTTTACTAAAATTTTGAAATATATCGTAAACTTGTTCCTTAAATCCAGAAGACAACATTTCATCAGCTTCATCTAAAATAACTAATTTAATATTTTTAGCATTAATACAGTTACGACGAATCATATCATAAACGCGTCCGGGACAACCAGTAATGACGTGTGGAACATTGTTTCTCAACGTAGCAGAGTCTTCATCAATAGATGTACCACCTACTAGTGTTTGTACTCTTAACCCAGACATCATAGAACCAATCCCGTTCATCACATTTGCGGTTTGTTTGCTTAACTCTCTGGTTGGCGATAACACTAAAATTTGAGTTGTATCATCCTTTATATCAACCAATGAAAGAGCACCAATTGTAAATGTAGCGGTTTTACCAGTACCAGACTGTGCTTGGGCAATTACATCTTTTCTATCAATAATAGGTTTAATGGCTTTTCTTTGAATAGGACTAGGTTTCTCAAAACCATATGAATATATTCCTCGCAATAAGTTGCTGTCAATATCTAATTCGTCCCAGTTGTTTATTTCTTCTGTATTATATAAATATTCTAATTCATCTGACTTTTCTATTTCTAATGACATTGGTAATAAATAATCAAGGTATATATTTAAGTGTATTTATTATAAATTAATTATTATTATAAAAAATTGATATAAATGATTGTCAAATATATACTTATATCAGATGCAAACAATGACTAGATATAATTTAACAGATTTCCATAATATTACGTTTAATGGTTTTGAAATAAAATTACCCGAAGACACGTTGAGTATTATAAGTGAAATTGCCCAACAAGTGGGGTCACCAACGTACATAAGAACGCCAACTTTTGCAAAAAAAGAAAATACTGTTTCATCATTATCATCCACTAAATATGGTTCAACTGGTGCTGGTTCGGATTCTGGATTTAAAAGAAGAAAACGTAATAAAAATGTAGAAAGTGTAAGTGATGAAGACTGGGAGACAATACGAACATTTCAAGCAACAAAAATAGAACAGAAAACCGGTATAGATTCAAAGATAGATACATTGAGAACGTGTCTGAATAAATTAACAGATAAAAATTATAATGAGTTACTTGAAAAAATAGTGGAAATTTTTGAAGAGTTAATAAAAAATGATACAAGTGATGAAGATATGTTAAAAGTCGGAAATTCTATATTTGATATTGCATCAAACAATCGTTTCTTTTCAAAAATATACGCTGACTTATATGCATTACTGATTAAAAAATTTGAAATAATGAAAGTTATATTTGAAAATAGTTTGGATACATTTTTAGAGTTGTTTAAAACCATTGAATATGTAGAATCGGAAGAGGACTATGACCGTTTTTGTAAGATAAACAAAGACAATGAAAAAAGAAAAGCATTAAGTTTATTCTTTGTAAATTTATCTACAAACAAAATTATAAGTGAAGAAAAAATAGTAATGATAACTTGTGATTTAATGAAGCAAGTTGTAAATTTAATAAAAGAAAACAATAAAAAGAACGAAGTAGATGAAATTACTGAAAACATCGCAATATTATACAACAAGTCAGTTTTTGAGAACTGTTCATCAGATGTTTCTCAAAAAATAAATGATGAGTTATTTATCGACGTTGTTCATAGATTGTCATTATGTAAAGTAAAAACATTTCCAAGTTTATCAAACAAGTCAATTTTCAAGTATATGGATATGATTGATATGTAATTTTTGTGGTAAATGAAATATTTTAAAATCATAAAATAATATAAATATTACAAATTATTAATATTAGTAATTTATAATATAAATATTGAAATGGAAAATACCAAAGAAAATATTACTTATGAATTTAACGATGAAACTTTTTCAAATGAAAATTTGTGTGAAATAGAAAAACTGTTAAGCGACTTTGAACAAATTAGTAGTATTAACGAATATGTAGATTCTGCAACAAATAATAGAATATGTATTGAAGATGACGATATGTATACTGAAATGGTAAATTATGATATGAATTTTACAGTGAAACAGTTATTATTAATTTGTGACTACTATGGATTGATGAAAGACGTAAGGACGAACAAAATGAAAAAACAAGATGTTATTGAACAAATATTGTTGTTTGAAAATAATATGGAGAATTATGAAGTGGTTGTTAGGAGAAAAGAATTGTGGTATTATATAAATGAATTGAAAAGTGATAAAATGATGAAGAAATTTGTAATTTGGAATTAAATTTTATATTTTTTATTAGAATAAAAATATAAAATATTGTTATGTTAATTTATATATGGTATTATCAAAACTAGATAAAAGTATAAGTTATCAAGAATTAAAAAGCGTTGACTCTGATGATTTGAAAAAAAAGGCGACTTTATATGAAATTGAAGTAAAAGGGATAAATATAATCATTGCAGTTGGTAATGCTAAAAATACTTATGAAGATAAAAATGTTACTTTTTTTCCAGTTTATTTAGTAAAATCAAATAATAAAGTAATGCAGATTGGCGTGTATGAAATTAAATCAACCGACGTATCAAGTAATATGGATGAGGACCAAAATTTGATTATTGAAAATTTAAATGGACCTTTGATATACGTTTTTGTAACTAAAAAAATGTTAGAAAACTTACGAATGGTTCCCGAAGAAGATATAGAAACAGTTGAAAAAGAAAACGAATCAGAAGAAGAGGAAGAGGAGTCAAGCAATGTTGATTCAGATGAAGAAAATGATAAAAAGGAAAAAATAAAAAACGCAAAAAAGAAAAAAGAAAAAAGCGATGAGAAAAATGAAGAATTAACCATACCAGCGATTCGCAAAGATATTTTTACACAAACAACCGAATCCATAAAAATTCCACCAGTATTACCAGAAGAAACTAAAGAACAAGATGAAAAAGAACAAGGTAAATATTTGAAAAATGCAAAAACTTCTAAAAAAGAAGAAACATGGATTGAAACATTTATGGAAAATAATAATTATTCAATTAAAGATAATGAAGGTGGTGGAGATTGTTTGTTTGCCACGATACGGGATGCTTTTGCGCAAATTGGTCAAGTAACAACTGTTCAAAAAATAAGAGAGAAACTGGCCAAAGAAGCAACTGAACAAGTATTTTTAGGATACAAAGAACAATATGATAACATAAAAACTATTCTTTTGAAGGATACACAAGACATAAAAAATTTAGAAAATGAATACAATAATTTCAAAACGAAATATCAAAATACTTTGGATAGAAACGAAAAAAAACAACTAACAGAAAGTGCTAAAAAAATAAGTGATCAACGTGAAATGATTTTGAGAGAAAAAAAATTGTCAAGTCAATTAGCACAAGAATTTAAATTTATGAAAGACATTGATACTTTGGAAAAATTCAGAGAAAAAATTAAAACTTGTGAGTTTTGGGGAGAGACTTGGGCAATTTCCACTTTGGAAAGAGTGTTGAACGTAAAATTCATATTACTATCTCATGAAGCATACAAAGAGAAAGATTATGCAAATGTGTTGAACTGTGGCCAGTTGAATGATTCAATTCTTGAATCACGTGGTGAGTTTATTCCGGAATTCTACATAATGTTGGACTACAATGGCTATCATTATAAGTTGATTGAGTACAAGAAAAAAGCAACTTTGACATTTAAAGAAATTCCTTATGGAATTAAAAAAAAGGTTATTACCAAATGTATGGAAAAAAATTCTGGGTTGTACGCTTTAATACCCGACTTTATTAAATTAAAAGGTTCTGATTTTGATTTAAATAAACTAAGTACTCCAAAATTTGAAGAGTTGTCTGAAGCAAAGATAAGAGGATTATATGATGAAAATATCGTATTTGCTTTTTACGACAAGTCAAGTAGTAAATCTTTACCCGGTAAAGGTTCTGGAGAAAAAATTCCAAAAGAAATGGTTCGGGATTTTTCCGAATTAGCATCTATCGTGGATTGGCGTAAAAAATTAGATAATTCTTGGGTCCAACCCTTTACGTTGGATGGTAAGAGATGGAATAGTGTTGAACATTATTACCAAGCGTCAAAATTTAAAGAAAATAATCCAGAGTTTTATTTATCTTTTTCGGTTGAGTCTGGTACTGAGTTATCAAAAAATCCAGAAATGGCAAAAGCTGCTGCGAGTAAAAATGGAAAATACAAGGGTGAATTGATACGTCCAAAAGAGGTGAAAATAGATGCGGAGTTTTATGGAAAAAGAAAAGATGTGGAAAAGAATAATGCTTTGGAAGCAAAATTTACCCAAAATCTAGACTTGAATAAGTTGTTGCGTGAAACGAAAAATGCAAAATTATTACAGTATAAAACTGGTGTTGAACCAATACTGAGAGAAGATTTAATCTTGATTAGAGACAAAATTACAAAACCAACATTGTAGATGCGGATTTTACAAATTTATAAAATTTATTTTTGAAAATTAAAATAAATTCTATTTCAAACATTTTAAAAAAAGTTAAATCTTTTCAAATGGTGGCCAACTGGTTTTAAAAATCTAGTGATATATGGTTGTCTTTGTTGTCGGAATTGGGGATATGCTGTAGGAGGTACTTGTTGAATTGCTACTGGTTCATTTTCAAAGTCAATTACAACTTGTTCCTCAGCAACAACTACTGGTTTTCCAGCAACGACCACTGGTTTTTCAGCAACGACTACTGGTTCTTCAGCAACGACCGCTGGTTCTTCTTCAACAATAACTGGTTTTTCAGCAACGACTACTGGTTCTTCTTGTACAACAACTGGTTCCTCTTCTACAACAACTTGTTCTTCTTCAACGACTACTGGTTCTTCTTCAACAACAACAACTGGTTCTTCAGAAACGTTTGTTTCTTCTTCACCGTCAGATTTTTCATCATCAGAGGAGTCAAAATATCTAGATAGTTCAGATTCACTTGAAATTTCTAGTTTAACTTCTTCATCATTACTTTCCATAATATTATATAAATAAAAAATATAATAAAA